ACCGTGCGTAGCTCACGAGTGCGTTCCAGTGTGTATTTAAATTGTGACACGTATTCATCAGTTTCCACAAACAGTGTCTGGGCCTGCTGCTGAATCTGCTGATCCACAGTGGATGAAATTCTACTGATAATATCAGATACCTCCCGGGCACTGGCATCCAGTACCATCAGCCGATTACTGATATTGCTCAAACCAAATTCATCCGTCAAATCAGTGAAGGGTAATAATTCATCCTCTGCGGCACGTGTCAAAGAAAATACCGGCGACAGATCAAATACACCTGGTAGTGCATTTTTCAATGCAGTTAGTTGTCGTAGTTTCATATTATTCAAAAGTAAATAAAGATTGATATGTTGTTTTCACATCAGTGAGCTCAGTGAGACGCCAGTTCAACACTCCCAACAGATTTTCTACTTTCTGATTCACGATAGTCATTTCCATGAGGTCATTATCAAAAGGCAAATCCTTGAACCACTGGGGGACCTGTGTGGTATCTGTGGGATAGCCCACACTGGTGAAACCAATGGGATTGGGCTTGAGTTTGCACACAATGGTTTTCATACCATCAGTGATGGAGGTACTGTACATGTCACCGTAGATACGTTTAAGGTTATTCCAGTTCATGGCTGCTCGCACATGTCCTGGCATGTTGGCCCGACCTTTTTTACTGTTGGCCTCCTCAGCAGCGTATTTGGTAAGATTGTTCACACGCTTGGGTGTACCTTTTTCCCAGGCTGGCAGATCAGCAAACCATTGTTTAAAATCCCTGACCTTGTCCACGATCACATCCTTGTCCACACCAGTGAGTGCATCAGTGAGAATCTTACTCAGGAATTCCTGCACTACCTTGGGGGTGTCGCTGCGTTTAAGATCCAGCCCCATGGCCTTGAGTTTACCCACCCCAGGTATTACCTTTTTCTTAGCAGCTTTTTCGTCATCATACTGATCCAGTCGCTCTCCTTCGGAGTCATATATCAGTACTGCATATCGCTTCTTGGTAATAAACAGACCCTTGATGGCAATCAACTCCCTGCCACCCTGGATAATGGCGCCCATGTCCCTGGGCACATGACACGCACGCTCCATGAATCCTGGGAAACTAGCATTTACGTCGTCTGCAATTTTGTCATACAGTTGCACACAAATATCCTTGTTCCATTCCATGGTACCAGCAGCCACTTCGTCACGGATCATGGGCCAGGCACTAAAATACACGGAATCGGTATCACCATATATCACACTCTGACCCAAATGATTATATTCTCCAGTGATGGCTTGGTTTACAGTGGCATCCATGTGCCGGGCGATGATCCTGCCCATGAGTGTGGTACTCTGCCCAATACGATGGTCAAAATACCGGCAGCCTGGATTCAGGATAGCACCGTACAAGCTATTTAAATTAATCTTCTTGACCAGCTGACGTTTATCCCAGTATTCAATATCCCCGGGGGTAACTGCTGCCTTTTTCTTGGCCTGCATCTCTGTGCGTTCAGCGTACCATCTTTCCAGCAATGCTGGGATAATACCCTTCTGGTCGTATTTGAATATGGTTCCATTTGCACTGAGCACCCAGGGCTGATCACCTTCAAATATCAGACTCCAAACCTCAGCCGCTGGCAGCGTTGAACTACCGCCGCGCTCCCAGTCAATTATGATATCAGTACTATCACCATTCATTACCGCAGTGTATTCCATGCTGCCAAACAACCCCTCCCAGGCTTCCGCAAATCCTGCCCCCAGAACTCGCTTGCCATTGACTATTTTATTTTCCCTTTTGTTGGAAATATAAGCGTCGGTCATCACTGGTCTAAGCTGTCCCACAATGGTCTCTGGGCCCATGTTGAGCGCACGAATAGCCGAGGGATAGAGCGATTTGATGTCAATAGCTCCAATGTATTCATGCATTCCTTTTTGTGGGTAAGCAACATAGGCACCTGCGGCTTGCGCTTCCTGCTGATCATCTCTGTTGGGTTTATTTGGTACAATTAGGCCTCTATGGTGTGCATCGTTGGTAATGGCTTGTTCAGTGACCGCCACTGCGCCCATGGTTGTGGCCAGCAGTACGGTATTATCATGTGCCAGCTCATTGGCCAGATCCAAAAAGCGAAGTTTTTTATCCAGCCTGCCCAGCAGTGCTGTATCCTGACGATTGTATTCAATAAACTTGGGAAAGTCACGATTGTACAACTGATCCAGGGTACCAGAATACGGAGTTTTATGCTCTGATAATTCATACTCTGCAATGGCATCCAGGCTGTAGCTGTGCCGTTCTTCATAGGTGTACTTGCGATATAATTGCATGTAGTCCAAATGCACCCGACCAATCAGATCATATGTAATTTGGGTTGCCCCAAACCGTTCAAATTCTCTCATCTTGGGCAGCTGATTCCACAAACAAAATTTTCTTGTATCGTTTTTGCTCAGTGTACGAGTCATACGATTCACCAGGTAGGGTATGTCATAGCCCTCACTGTTCCAACCACTGAGAATGTCTGCATCATCAATCAGATCCAGGAAAGTCAGCAACATGTCATTTTCGTTGTCAAACAAATAACAATCATCAAATCCTGCACATATTTCCTGTGCAGACTCCCAGCTGTAGCTCTTGGGCGGCAACACCAGCGTAACCAGACGATCCAGCCAGTCCATGTATATGGAGATGGCTGTGACCTTGTTGAATGGGTCAGTGGTGGGACTGTATCCCAGTTCTGGGTGGAAGTCCACCTCAATATCGAAAAATGCAGTCTGTAACTTGGGGCTGGGTCGTCCTATGTAGTTTTCTTCCAGGCAGCGAAACACTGGCTTGAAGTCACTTTCCCACAGCTTGCTCTTGTCATGCATACGAACTTCCTTCTGGAACTCCTTGCCACTGCGAGTGCTGAATCTACTCACAGGTGTGTCGTATATGGTACGAAACTTTCCCTTGGGGTCGTCAAAGTAAAAAGTGTAGTTCACTGGGTACTCTGTGTATACCCGTTTACCATCAACTCGTTCCACCACATGGATACGGTCCTTGGTTCTATCTAATAATGCATCAACATAACTCATAAATTCTCCTAGCGGCTTATGGCCCGCGTGCCGTGATTAATTTGACAATTGAAGTACTAACCGTATGTATGCAAACACATCAATGGTGACCATAAGAGTATAGTTACATACCATACCAAAGCTCTTACGAGTCCAAGCAGCCCATCCAAATATCATACACTGTGACATAAACAGGGGATATAGTATGATGAACGGCGGGTGCGGTAAGGTGAGTGCCATGGTAACGGCACATCCTATGCTGGCTGCCCAGGCAATCAGTTCCATCACAAATCTAAAAGGCCAGGTGGCATAATCCGCCAGTGCCCATTTGTATATATTACCGATCGCAGCCAACATTATAGAGTTTTACCCACTGTTTCCAGGATGGTATTCAGCTCGTCGTGGTCTCGATTGGTTTCACCCAGTTTGGCCTTCTGTGCAATTTTAACTGCACGCTTGAGCAAGGCTGGTTTAATTTCCAACTCTTCTGCGATGCTTTTGATTGTATCATTGAGCCCTGCGCTGAGGTCTTCAATCTCCCTGAGCACTCGATTGCTATCATTGAACAATTGCATCAATTTAATTTTAGCAGCACCGTTGAATGTGCGATTTGCACCTGGGTCATTAGGGGTTTCCTGATCTGTCATATTAGCTCCTGTGTGTAGTAGTATATTATAACAGATATCCGTCAGCGGTGCAAGAGCAATGAGCAGATGTACGAAAAATAGTGCTCACTTTTAAGATTCCAGGATTCCCGGCCCGGCCGTCTCGGGGCAGCAGCCGCCCCACACAAGTAACCACGAAGGTACTAAGGTAGTGTGTTGGTTAATATAATATTTATGATACTCACCCTGGGCTGTATGGATTCTTGGGAGTATCGTATCCATCAGGTTCAGGGTACACTGGGTATTGATTTCCTGGGATGGGTTCTGGTGTGGTCTCGCTCATGGTATACTCCTGGTCAGATTATTTATCAAAGTCGCTGGGGGCGCTCTGTGCATATAGTCGCATGATCACCCCGGCCTGTGCGTTGGCCTGATTTTCCTCGTCACTGCCAGTTTCGCCACTATCCTGGTCCAGCTGGTTATTCTCTCGCTGGGACCAGTGTACCAGCTCATGTGCCAGAGTGCGCAGTATATCCACTGGATGCCGGTCTGCCACGGCCACTGATATGGCCTGCTGCTGGTCATCGTAGCAACCAAATGATGGTTGACTTCCATGATCATTGGGCATGCGCAAAACTGGCCGGATTTTGGGTATGCTGGTCAGTTGCAATTCACCAATCGCTATGGGTAGCATGTGCTTGATGGCGCTGAGCACACTGGTCAGGTGCTGTTCATGCTCAGTGGTCACCGATTCGCGTATGATCTCACTGGATTTCATTTTTTATGTGCCGTTGACACTTTCATGTCATCCTTCTTGGTCACTGGCTGTGCCATGTGGTCCACGTATGGTTTCATGGGGGTATCAATGGCACCTGGTGTGCGTCGCTGACTGGCAGCAGTGCGGCCAGTCTTGGGAACTGGTGCATAGCGGTTGATGGCCTGATTCACTGACGGCATCTTGGGAGACATCTTGGTGGAGGATTCCAGCAGCTGATTCAATTGAGTCATGCCCTGCTCAATCAGCTGACCAAATTGCTCCACGCTCTCACAGTTCCATTTTCTCAGTGCCAGTGCCTTGCGGGTGGGATCGCCATTGGGCTTTTTCATGGGGCCCTTGTTGCCACCCATTCTGGCACAGAAACTTTTACGACGGCCTGCTGCTTTGCTACCTGCTTTGAGTTTGCTGGGCGGTGTGGTCACGGCCTTTTGCAGCTTGCTACCTGGATTGGCTGCACGATAGCTGGCCACTCCCCGATCATTCAATCCGCCGTTCTTATTCTTACCCTCCTTGCGTTTCCAGGCCTCTGCCTCTGAGATCACGCCACTGGCATCATTGATCATGTCACGCAATCTGGCAACCATGGACTCTGACATCTGCTGTGGCTCGCGGGACTGGGCACGCGAAATTCCTCGATTACGCCGATCCAGCACTCGCCCAGCAATGTCCTGGTACTCGCCCTGAGTGGCATATTTTTTAGCCTGCTGTGCCTGTTCTCTAGCACGTGATCCATAGGACTTGAGTGTTTGTTGCGACAGCTCGTTTAAATCTTCATCAGAAGTCTGATCCCGCCAGTGTGCATTTTCTTCTAGACCAGCAGTGATCTGCTGCTTGAGTGCCCTGATACTGGATAACTGCTGTTTCACACGATCCATCAGCTGATGATTGCCGGTATCTGCTGCCTGCTGGCACATATCGCCCAGTTTCCCTAGCAATTGTGCCAGTGCTTGCAACTGCTCCTGGTCTGGCGCACATTGCTCCTGCATGGCACCTGGCCGTCCATCCTGTGTTTCGGTGGTAACACCGGGCTGCACCGCTGCAAGATTATTTGCCACCGCGGTGTATGCCTCCTGGAGTCTGGTGAAATCATTGATAAACATTATTGGGTCTTTCCTGCTTGCTTTAATAGTGTATTTAGCTGAGGTGCCAGCTGTGGATTACTCAGCGCCTTGGCCACCATGCCATTCAGCGGTGCAGTGGCAGCCGCGTCAGCATCGGTACTGGTTGCCCCAGGAGTACTGGCTGCTTGCAATGACTTTTGTGCCTGGGCGGGGTCAATATTTGCACCAGCCGCCTTGAGTCCAGACAGACTACTTTTTAGTGTGTTCTGAGCCTGTGTGGTTTGCTGTGTGGTGGCAGTGACTTGTTTACCAGTGGCTGGCGTAGCAGTGGATGCACCGGGATTCATTTTCTGATTGGCAGTGGGTACTGACGCTGGCATGGCCTCTGCCACCTGTGCATCCTTGACCAGTCTCAGTGATTGGCCAGGCATGTTGTCAGACTGCACACCGTTGTCCAGGTCCACATTGTAGGATTTTGGTGCGCTGGCGTGTGCCCCACGCAGTACTTCCCTGATCCAGCCCAGTTGTCCGGCATTGGGCCCCTGCACCACGCGCACCCGTTTCTTTAATCCCTTGGCCTCCTCCACCTGACTGGGCACGCAATTGGGTACCTGTCGACCGCCTTTGTTTTTTGTCCCCAGCTGTCGATAGCCCTTCCAGCAAGCCTCATCCAGGGATTTACTTTTTAGTGCCTGATGCAGTGCATGCTGAAATATGCTCATGAGATCATCAGCGGCACCATCACCCCACTCTATGCTTTTGGATAGTGCTCTGGGGCCGTCTGTGCGTATCTGTTGTAGAATATGGTGTATCATCTCACGGGTCACATGTGGTAATCCCTCTGGTTCACCTTCTGCCTCGTCCATGCTGTGCTGATCAGTGACAATTTTATCATAATCTGCCATGGTCAGGGTACCCTGGTCACTGAGTGCAATCAAACGCTCGGTGATATCATGCAGTTCCATATCAGTTTTGGCATCCTCTCTGGCATATTCAAACATGCGTATCAGCAGTGGAATATCCATGCTCACTGAATCAGTGCCAGCAGTGCCCTCGCCAAACCGATCGTACTGCTCACTGAGTGACCATTCAATACCCTGCTTCCTGGCATGCTGATCCAGCTCAGCCATAAAACTACCAGTGTAGCTTTCTACCAAACGTCGCTGGCCGCCTGGTGCCCCAGAGGGCACTGCTCTTTGCAGCGGCGTGGCGGTCTGATTTTTTTGTTTCACTGGGGTCTGGTTAGCCTGGATGGAATCCAGGCTGGCCAGTAGTTTACGCATGTTAGACATCAATATATTCCTTTACCCAGTTTAATTTTCTTCGGTAACACTCGATTGCTCACTGATTTGGGTACACCAGTACCTGGTTTGTTGTGCTGGCCGCCCTGGGCGACGCCAGTGGCAACGGCACCACCAGCAGTTCCGCCAGCACTGGCACTCTCACTAAACTTGCGTACACCATAACCCAGACCCAAATACTGATGCTGTGATCGGGTTAGCTGTTTCATATAATGTTTGGCACATGCGCTGGCCTCTGCCAGGTTGTCAAACACACGCACTGGCTGTTGGCTGTCTCTGGCGCCCAGGCTGCTGCCTTCACGGAACACACCGTATCGCAAATTGGTTAGTCTAGACTCAGTCTGCAGACCATTTAAATTTCCACCAGTACCATTGAGCATACCTCCTTGGCCTGGGTCCCCATGCCAGGCATCACCCCCAGTGTCATCCTCGGCCATGCCCAGTACCTTGTTGCCCTGAGCGTCCAGTCCCCGGGGTACCGGCATACCTGCCACACCACCAGTTTGTGTAATCAGTGGTGCTCCATTTTCGGTTTCAGCCACCGGCTGAGCCACATGCACTGTTTTGTATGCACCAGTGCGGGTGTTCCTCAGTTGCACATGCCGTCCCGGCACAGGATCTGACTGCGATTCCCAGGTTCCGTCGCGAAATAATTTGTTTAGCTGCTCCAGTGAGTAGGATTTATATCCGTAACTATTGGTTGCCTCTGACATGCCCCGATTACCAATCTTATCCGCGGCTACTTTTCGGGATGCTGTTCGTTGGTCATCATTTTGTTTTTTCTTGTTTGCCAACCTTTGCGCTAATACTGCGGATTGTTTATCTTGCTGAGACCTGGGCAGCTTGCCTGTGTTGGTCTTGAATGAATTCTCCAATACACCATCACCTATTACACCTGCCTCTTTTCGCTCTGGCCAACCCCTACCCTGCTCCCGCCCCATTCGTTTCATTTGTGCAATATATTCAGGGTCTTTTTGTAGTTTTGCAAATGCTTCATCCGGATCATACCACTTGCCTGTTTTACGGTCTTGCACTTGTTTCTTCTCGCTCTCCGTCATACCTTGCCCAGCATGTTTTTCAGCCGACGCTTCATTGTCAAATACCGAGATATTTCCGTTATGATCACATGCTTGATATCTAACTTGTTTTGTGTGTCGGTTCCGGACTTTTCTAACAGTACCCCTCGCTGACAGATTAGTATGAGTGCGAACTTCGTCGTCAGTTGGATCAGCACCCTCAGCCATACCTTGCTGACTATTTGAAGTCTGACCAGTAAACATCATAAATGCTTGTTTGGCTGTAATAGGCATACCGTTCTTTAGTTTGATCTGATGCTTAGTTGCTTTGTCTTTGGGTAAATTGAATCCGTTGCCATTTTTACCCACTATTACGAAATAATAGTCACCTTCGTCTTTAATATCGGTAACGCGAGTAAAGCCACGAGAAGCCACGGTCATACCCGGATACTGTCCTCCACCCTTGACATATATTTCCGGAGCCGCAGGTTTATAATCATCCGGATAATGGCCATCGGTTCTTTCATCGTCAGGAGTTCTACCCTCAGTCACGTCTGGTTCAGATTTAACGGAATTATTTGCGTGTGTGAGCTCTGCTATCTGAGAGTATACTGCTGACATCCTGGCGGCCAGTGCCATTTCTCTGGGACCCTGCTCGTGTCGGCCCCGGGCGCGACGCTGCTCTCTGGCCATGCCCAGTTGCCCCAGGATGGTGTCATATTTCCGTTGCAATGGGGCAATTTTATTATCAGTGCTGGTACTCTCTGCCATGCCAGGCGGCGATGATTTCCCCAGGGCAACATTATCTTCCATGATTCCATTCATAAAGTCATCAGCCACGCCCGTATTAAATTCAGGCATCTGCTGATCAGACTGATCGCCGTGTTCCTGATTACACAACTGATCGCAGACTGCGGCCACTGTGTCGCAGGACACTGACAGATGTTGGATCACTCCTTGTACCAGTGCTGGGTCCAGGCCCGGTAATGCTGAATGCAATTTTATGGCATTCTGGGCCAGTGTAAAACAGTGCTCACGGGCCACGTCAATCACATGTCCTAATTCCATGGCATGGGCGTCCTGTGCAATCCCCTCATTGATAAAATCTGATGGCTTCATATAAAAATCCTGTGTTGTTGTATTTAGTAGAGGTTAAAGGTAGCAGCCGAAGGTTCACCGTCAATGGTTATGTTTTCCATGAAAAATGTACCAGCCACTGCACCACAATGTTGTATTTGTACCGTATGAACTCCTGGGGGCAATCTAACCTCCATGTGTTCGCATATATAGGCACGATCTGAGTCCCAGATGAACCTGCGTTCAGTGAGTAGTTCTCCTGAAACTATTACCCGATAGCTGGGAGGATCCTGACCATCCCACTTGCACCATACATCCACGTCAATGCAGGTATGTTTCATTTTGTATCCCTGAACAGGTGATTCATATATGACTCAAATACCTGACTTTCCTTGGCCTGAGACTTAAAGTATCCCACCTCGCCCTCATGCTGGGCTGCGGCGTGGTGGGTGGGGAATGTTCCCAGGTTCTTGCCTTTTTTTGACAATAACCTGAACTCTTTACCGTGTTTGACAATATGTTCCTGCACTGAACCTCTGCCCAGCTCTGGTGATTGCCCCTCTGCTGTCACTGTGGGAATCTTGTCCAACACACGGCCCACCTCTGGATCATTGCGGCCATACATCTGCACCAGATACTCAGCACGACCCTGCGGATCATTGCGCACCTGATTCCACAGTGCCCTGGCCTGGGTGCCGTGTGATGCATCATAACCCTGACCACCAATGGTCACAGTTTTTAATCTCTCCTCAGCCACTATACAGTAACCATGCTGGTCAGCTGACCCACTGTCATCCAGGGATTTAAAACTCTTGAAGTAGCTGGCTGACCCATCTTTCTTGATACCATCAGTACCCAATCGTTGAGCATCAGGCGCACCCACTGCCACTATAAAGATGGTGTTGGTTGGATCAAACTGTGCTGGTAATTTATAGGGGCTCACCACTTCCAGTATTCGGTCCAGTGGTACACCTGCTGCCGTCATGAATACAGTCTTGTTACTGAAGTTGAATGGTGATTTGACTGCATCTGTTTTGTTGCTGGTGGCGATATACACATGTTCACGCCCAAATCTTTCCTGCAAGCTGCGAAAAACGTCAGCATGCCCCAGATGAAACGGTTGAAATCTTCCTGGATACAACACAACCACCTGCAATTGTGCATCCTCCACATACATGCGTTCATCTGGAGATGTATGTTGTGGGCGAACACTGTCGTCAAACCCCTGCTGACGTATCTGGTCCACTGCGGTAAAATTCTCGAATAAGTCATTAATAAACATGTTGTAAGATCCTGTATGGTATTTATTGTCAGGTGGCGAAACGCATGCAGCCCTGGACCCACATGCGTTTGCTTGACTTACCAGTTACTGATCAGGGCGCTTTCTTAGCCTGATGCAGTGCAGCATTCAACGAATCCGGCATGGCGGAATCTGATCCAATTTCCAGTCCACCAAAGGTGGGCATCTTGTCCAGGTTACCAGCAAATTCATAATGACCAATATGATTTAATAGAACTTTACCATGTGCCCAAATCTCCCCACCCAGCTGTTGCCAGCGACGGCAGAACAACCAATCCTCTGAGAGATAGTGACCTTTTTCGTCAATCTTACAATCAAAGATACTGTACATCATGGGCTCATACTGCTTGCCCAGACCCACATCGTCCACATATTTGGTTTCAGGATGGGCAGCAATCAACTGCTCATACACCCCACGCTTGAACATGAGGAAGCCAGTGGCCATGGTATCCACTGTGAACAAATCGCCCTGTACCTTGGTGTGTGGATTTAGATTGATATTGTAGGAGATGGGCAGGGTCTTCTTGGGATACAGTCCACCAATCACATCCTTGTCACAGGCAATCATACGCAAGGGATCTTCTGGTTGGAATCGTATGTCAGCGTCAATAAAGAAAAAGTGTGTGGCCTTCTCATTGGTCATCATCTTGGCCATGAGATTGTTTCGTGCTCGCGTGACCAAACTCTCATTGACCATGGTGTCCAGACTCCATTGCAGGCCCACCTGCTGTGCCAGTAGTGCAAATCGCAGGAAGCTGGTCATGGTGGGTTCAGAGATCATACCACCATAGCAGGGGATACCTATGTGCAGATGCCATTTACTAAAATCCACTGGTGTCCCCTGCGGAGTGGTGGACTGTGCGACTGGTTCCTGCTTATTTTTGGCCGCTGCTGCGGCAGCACGAATTGCCGCCACTGCATCGTCGGTGCTCATTTTAGGCAGGGTAGTAGTGGTTTGTGGGCGTTTAGTTTTCTTTACCATGTGTTCTTTCTTGTTTATTGTTGGTCAATCTCAATCATCACATCAGGGCCCACCAGTTCCTGAATTACTGCTTCCAGACTTTCCTGTGCATCGTCGGCCAGCAATGGATTATCAACATTGAGTTGATGGGTTCTAACCATACGGCTAAGAGTGATTGTGAGTTGTTGTGTTTGTAGCGTTGCCATAGTGAATCCTTGGTTATAGTAGTATTTATTTATTCACGACCACCATCTCCTGGATCCTACTGATAAGCACTGGACATATAAGTGATAAAAATGTCATGACCCCCAGATCGTTGCTATTAATATGACCGGGCCAGATATATCCGTGAGTGGCAGCCAGGGAATCCATCAAACTTTTGGACCCATGTGCAACCACTGGATCCAATGTCTTGAGATACATGTGTAATTGATACTTTTGCTCACTGGTATATATTCCAGTCCTAACATATGCCTTGTATTTGAATTTATTTTTGCTACCAGTGAGCTGTAGCCCTTCTGCTAATAATGTTTGCTGCTGCTGATTTTCTGGCATGATGATACTGGTCATACTGGTGTAAAAGGCCGGACCCAGTTCATGTGCCAATCTTTCTATTTGATTGGAGGATTCAGCATACACGAACACCTGCGCCCCATTAATTATAAATTTTACAGTTGGATTTTTCTCGATAAAGTCATGCATGCTGGACAGCAGAGCAAGGTCCACCTGGCTTGCAAATTCCTGAAAATCTTTTGTATCCCAAAATGAACGTCTTTTTTCTTTTTCTTTGATCAGCATCAGGTATTCGCTGGGTGGGCGGCCACTGGATAACATCCTAGCACAGGGAAGAAACACACACAGCCGGTATAAATATTTTCCATAACTAATTTTTAATGTACGTCGTATCTTGATGTACGGATTTATTTTATTCCAAAATATATGTGTGGTATTCATGTGTATAAATGAGTTGTTACGCCAGCACTATAAAACCGTGCTCGTCCACTGAGGGCGTGGACTTTCCATCCAGCATCAGCTGAACTGAGAATGTAATCCGATTGTCCACACAGTCAACAACTATCAGACTGTTGGCACCAATATTTTCAAACAGTATTTTCCTGGACAGCGGAGTTTTAATTAGATCTGATATCTTACGTTTAACTGGGCGCGCACCCATCTTGGCATCGAATCCTTCCTGAATCAGGTGATCCACTGTGGCCTCAGTGACTCTGATTTTAAGCATTTTGTCCAGCATCAGCTCATTTAGCTCTGCAATATTCTTGGCCACGATCTTACGCATGCTCAGTCGATCCAGAGTGTTAAACTTGATGATACCATCCAGTCGGTTGCGGAACTCTGGCTTGAAGAAGTTTTTTACAGCTTTGTCATCTTCATCAGACTTTTGTAGTTCCCGACCAAATCCAATGTTATTCCGCTCATTTGCCGCTGCACCCAGATTACTGGTTAGTACAATAATACAATTACGGCAATCAGCCTGCTTGCCATTGGACCCAGTGACCATACCCTCATCCATCATGGTCAACAATATGTTGGACACATCAGGGTGAGCTTTTTCCACCTCATCAAACAGAATCACTGCATTGGGATTTTTTTCAATGTCACTGATCAGCTTGCCGCCAGCCATGGCACCATCATCATATCCCACATAACCAGGAGGCGCACCAATCAACTTGGCCACTGTGTGCTTTTCCTGATACTCACTCATATCATAACGCAATAATTTCATGCCCATGTTTTCAGCAATCAGCTTACTAAGTTCTGTTTTTCCGGTACCACTGGGGCCCAGAAACAGGAAGCTACCAATGGGCTTGTTCAGTTCCTTGAGACCAGCCTTGGCCACGTAAATTTTCTCCAGCACATTATCCACTGCGCTGTCCTGGCCATAGAGTTTTTCCTTGATGTCGCCTTCCAGTGTGGTCAGGCTACTACTAGTTTCAACTTGCCCAATCTGATCTGCGGGAATTTTGGTAAACTTGCTGATAGCATCCACCACATCCTTCTTGGTAATATGAAACACTGTGTTGCGTATGCGCTGACGTGCACAGCAGGTGTCAATGATGTCAATAGCCTTGTCCGGTAACTTTTTATCGTGCTGGTATCTGACAGTGAGATCCACTGCTGCATCAATGGCTTCATCAGATACTGTGCCGCCGTGGAACTTTTCAAATTTATCACGGAGGCCGCGAAGAATTTCCTTGGCCACTGCTGGTGCTGGCTCGTCCACTGTGATACGCTGGAAACGGCGCATGAGTGCGCGATCCTTGTCAAAGGATTGATTGTATTCTTCCCAGGTGGTACTGGCAATTACCTTGATCTCGCCCTTGCTCAGTGCTGGTTTAATCATGTTGCTGAAGTCCACGCTACTATTACTGCCACCACCGGCACCGCGCATCTGATGTGCCTCATCAATAAACAGTATGGTTTTGCCCTTGACCTTGAGTGCTTTGAGTACATTTTGTAGTTTTTCTTCAAATTCACCACGATATTTACTGCCAGCCAGCAAGCTACCAATATCCAGGTTGTATACTGTGTATCCCAGCAAATAGTCAGGTACACGGCCCTGTACAATATTCAGTGCAATGCCTTCTGCAATGGCAGTTTTACCCACGCCTGGGTCTCCAACCAGTAGAACATTACTCTTGTTACGCTTGGCCAGTACCTCAGTGATTTCTTCCAGTTCCTGGTCGCGACCAATCACTGGATCAATCTTATCCTCACGGGCGACCTTGTTCAGATCAGTACAGTATTGCTCCAGGAATTCATCCACCTGCTCCAGGCTGGCCTGGGTCATGTTAACATCTTCCTTGTAGTTGCGATTATAGTATTCCACCAGCTGCTGGCGATCCATGCCATATTTGACCATGAAGTAATGGGCATAGCTGTTGACTTCTGCAAAGATGGCCAGATACAGATCAATCAGTTGTATGTGAGTTCGGCCACTGAACAGCACCTGTGTGAATGCTCGGTTAAAAATACGTTCCAGTGCATGTGTTTTCTTGGGCTCTGATTCAGTGGACTTTACTGCATCGCTCAGTCCCAGCAGATAAACCCTGAGATCAGTGGTGATACCCTTTAGGTCCACGCCAAAGCCAAACAGTAGTTCATTGAATGGCTTGTATTGAACTAGTGCCAGAGTCAGATGCTCCACTGTAACATATTCATGTTTGTGCTCCTTGGCCAGTATAGTGGCTTCGGATACGATTTGGTCGATTTCTGGGTTTGTTTGTAACATGAATTATTCCGCTTTAATTAGTTGTTTGATGGTGTCCAGTTGTTCCTGCGACAGATTGGTGGGTATTTGGATATTTGCTATGATCAACATGTCTCCCCGGGAGGAGGTTTTGGTATTTACCTGATATAGTCCCTGACCAGAAACTTTAAATTTCTGCCCAGGTTGAGTTCCTGCTGGCACGGTTAATTCAAAAGCTTTTCCTTCCAAACTGGAAAATTCCAGTGTACAGCCTATTATAGCATCCAGTGCACATAAGTCAATGGCCTGAATCAGATTCAGCCCCTGGACCTGAAACTGAGTATGATCACGAATGGTAATCATGGCCATCAGATCCCCAGCTGCCAGATTTTCAAACATGTGGTCTCCCTGCCCTGTGTATTTGATAACTGTACCTGACAGAGAGCCACGTGGTATTTGTATTTCTAGTTCCACTGGAGGCTGGCCATTACGCTTGTTCACACGCACAGTTCTGCGCTGATCCAGCAAGGTTTCCTCCAGTGTCAGAGTCAACTGTACTGAGATATTGCTATTCTTGCGGCCACCTGCCGGGCGAAACTGCTCAAAAGGGTTCCCCCCACCTGTACCGAAATTAAATCCTTTGAGCAAGTCCTCCATGCCCGGTGGGTAGGATCTGTTGGCTGACTGATCTGCACCAAAATTAGCATGAGATACAAAAGGATTGCTGCGTGAACGATCATATTGTTCACGCTGCTGCACATCCCCCAACACTGCATACGCTGCCTGTATACTTTGAAACTTGGCAGTGTCCCCACCTTTGTCTGGGTGATGTAGACTGGCCAGTTTTCTAAATGCTTGTTTGATTTCATCAGCAGTGGCGCTGGGCTCTATTGCTAGTACATCATAGTAATTATCCATGACCTATTGTACGGTAGATCCTGGATAATAGCAAGTCCAGTGTTACCGTTTATTTTTAAATATCTGAGATTGGATGCGATACCAATCATTCCAGGCATCCACTTGCGCTGAGCACAGGTGATACTGTTGATAGTTTTCAGCCACTGTTCTGGTCAGGTCACTGAGTTTGGTATCCAATGGTACCAATTTAAGACCGGCACAGTTCTGTGTAAGTTCCATGGGTGCCACTGGAAAGGCTGGGTCCACTGGTAGTACAGTTGCACATCCAGATAGAGCCAGTAAACACAAGATCAATGGTATTTTCATTTGATGGCGCCTGTTGCACTGAGGTTCAACTGTTCCACGCTGATGTTCAGCGCAGCGGCGTTCACGGCACGCACCACTGGTGCTGGAATCACACAGGCCGCGTCATACTTGGTTACTTCACGGTCCACATATTGTATCACTGCGGCGCTCTGTTTGGTAATGTATACTTTCTTTTCCACAATCTTTTCCACCACCAGGGTGTTGGCCTGGGCTGACTCAGTGGCCAGTCTGGCAGCCTCTATTCTGGCAGCCTGTACCTTGGCCTCCCAGCCAGCACGCTCAGATATACCTCCCTGCACCCATACCCCAGCAACCAATAACAGCACTGATACCAGTTGTATGGGCAGCCGCATCTGACTCATCAGTGGTACGGCACCCAGCAGCAGACTGGCCAGCATACCCAGCGCACCTAATACTATCATGCCATGAATCACGTATCCCGGCAACCAATCCAATATCCACATGCTATGCTCCCAGGACCACCAGGGCCTTGTTATATCTGGCCAGACGGTCAGCCAACCCATTGGTTCCACCATTGATTATTTTGGTTACCCTGGTGGTATCTCCCAGATCAGACCATCGATTCAAATCATTGTTTTTCCAGAACCAGCAGGCACTTTCCACAGCGCCCAGCTGGGTTCCCAGATATGCAGTAACGGCTGTTATGGGCATTTCCACTGAGAATGCAAACAATTGGTAGTTGGCGGCTCCGGTCAACTGGATCAACCCACGACCGCAGTGTGCCCAGCCATCTCCACTGGATTCATCGCCATTGCCCATGCGATTAGCATAGGTGGCGTTGGCAATTTTTTCCGGTTGCCGTGAAATAGAATTGGCCTTATCGTTGGGGGCATAGGGCTTAATAGCTGTGCCAGTGGAATCAGTAATTGCATACCTGTTGGGCCAGGTGTTGGCCAATCCCTGTGCTGAATAATTTAGATTTTCAACATAGGCAGTAAAATCGTTGGATTCATGCCCAGTTTGTGCAATGAATTGTGCCACACGAATTTTACTGGTGATCTGATATTTTGGCAACATGTCACACAGTGCAGTGTACCATTCAGTTGGGTGACGATTATTGTTGATCAGCTGAGCTAGCTGATCATTCGTGAATTTGAAATCGAACTCTGACATATTTGATACTCCTGGTATCAGGTATTTATGTCAGGTCAGCTGATTAGATTATTCCAGCCCAGCGGCGCAATTGCTCGGTCATCTCGTTTTTTGGTGCCTTGGTATCTATTTTGACACCAGCGGCGGCTTTCATGCGATCAATCTCAGATTTGCCAAACTTTCGATTATATTGCTCTCTGCTCAGGGGTATAATTTCTCCCAGCACCTGCTCAGTGAGATCATAATCAGTACCATCCTTCTGATACCGCACTGTCCAGTCATCCAGCGATTGCTCAGTGAGATTCATCAGATCCTGCATAATACCATGGATTTGTCCTGGTAACTCGGCAGTTCGTTCAATCTCCACAAACACTATGTAATCACCATCTGGCATTTCTCCGCCTGAGGTATCACTGTCCAGTATGAAGGAATAACCTTTTTCAAAGAATCCCATGAGATCCAGTGCTGGCTCCTTGCCGTCCAGTTTGAAACTCAGCACGCATACATCAGAGTCACGTCCCAGTTTACTCTTAAACTCATCTATGTGCAGGGAAGGAAATACCAGTCTGGTGAGATCTCCTTGTTCCATGCCTTCATTAAACTGTGGGTGCTGCATTTGGTTGTCCTTGTTGTTGTCCTGGTACTGGCACGGGTGATGCGGCCCCGGCCGCATCAGTTCCGTCACCAGCCTTGTATTGTTTCTCATCATCGCCCTGCTCATATGCATTTTCCACATCTTCCATGTCTATGGTGCCAGTTTCCAGTTCCAGACTACCCTGATGAATTTCCTGCATGAGTTTCTTGGGCATGACAATTTTAACCAACCATATGGGTGCTTCACCCTTGCGCGGGACCTTGGAGTTTGGCCGAAAGTCCCCGGGATTCTTGACCTTGATGGGATATTCCAGTGTATCACGCTTGTATCCCACCTCGCATCCATAATCCACCAGACGTTCAGCAGCATGTGGGTCTGGCATGAACTTGTAGGGCCACATGAAAGTACAGGTGACAAAGTACTTTTCATATATAGGACCTTCCACCAGTTCTCCCTGTTTCCAGTTGGCAAAGGCGTATAGGTCCAGTTCGTCCACCACACGTTCAAAATCCATGAGGGTCTTCAACGCACTGTCAGTTACTGACAGTGTCTTGGAGTTTTCTATTACATCTTTTATATGTTTTGCCATTGCTTTTAATCCAGTATGTAATATTTATCCAGTGCGCTGCTGCTCAGTTACTGGCGTGATTTGGTGGCAACATTGTCCTTGTATATTGCGTCCACGCCAAATACATTACTGGACCACCACACCAGGTCCTTGAGGGCAGCACGTGTGGTCAGCTGATACAGGGTAATCATGGCCCGGGTAACTTCAGTGCCCACTAAAAATTCATACTTGCCGTTGGCACGATTAATGGATTCCATGGCCACTGGGTCAGCCACCAGGTCGCGCAGTGCTTGTCGTAATTTTTCAGTGTTTGGATTACCTGCATTTACCCACAACGATTTTTGCAACACATCCCTCCAATTTTTAACCAGCATGTAACTGTTGTACAGCTCTCCGCTGGGGGCCACACCCCACTTGTTGCGATATACTGTTTCAAAAAATACACTGGCTGGATAATTTGTATCTGCAACCACTTTACCAGTTTTAATATCCAAAACTCCCTCATTGAACCAGGTGCTGTTATATGCCAGCGGTACAAAAAACTTGTTGTATGCAGATGGAGTCTCACGCATGACATTCAGCTCACCACGCATGAATGCCAGTCGTCGTTCACTGGCAGACATACCGTTTATAAATTTAACATTTTCTCGATAACACGTGGCATATGCGGCAAGATTGGCACGTGGGCCGCACATGAGCAGGGTCATGGCCATCATGTCTGGATTATTACCACTACCAGCAGCAAACTTCACCTGCTGATAGGGGTCACTATCAGTGCGCTGTCCCACCACCACGGTGATGTTCATGGCACCAATGGGAGACCAGTCTTTGTAGTTATATTTGACATTTTCCAGCAAAAAGCTTTCTGCATTGCCACCATGCGCCACCATGACCGTTTTATTGTCAAATCTCAAAGTTTCCTGAAATTTGGTGGGTCCTGGAATATCCCTGGCACCGGGTAAATGCTGAATGTAGATTCTTTCCCCCAGCTTCTTTTCCAATTCTCTGGTAACAATGCTAGCCCACACACTGGTGCCACCGCCAGGTTCCTGTGGTACAATAAAGGTATAGTCAGCATGGGCTGCCAGGCTGCATGCAGCCAGCAGAGATAATAAATATTTTTTCATTTGTGTAGTAGTCCTTGAAATATAAAATAGTCAGCAAAAAAAGTCAGCTCAGCACCCACAAATAATGCAAAGTAAAATATATACATGGGCGATATATGCGGGCACCTGATTATTATAGCATCGCGTATGGTTTTAATCAACCACCAGGCAGCCAAAACTCTCAGTGTGTAGATAATACAGGTTTGAAAAGTGTCCATGAGAAAATAATATAATCCATCCAAAAACTGCATTGTGCCATGGTTATTACCGCCAGGTACCAGGACCAGCTGTCACCAACCCAACGACGATAAACACTGGCAAATAATAAAACCAGATTGCCAGTTATAAACAGTCTCAAACTAACATAGGTCAGGTTTGCTATTAAAAAATCCATGAATTTCCAGGGGTAACCAGGCACCAATCATGCGCTCAGGATGCCACATGATGCCTGCAATTTTACCATCAATCCAGGACTCACAGTTGCCCTGATGGTCAGTAACCAGCACTGTGGCGGAAGATGGTGGGGTATTAATATATAGCGTGTGAAAACTATTCAGTGAAATTTCCTGCCCGTTATACCAGGCAGGGTGTTCAGTGTCCTGGTGCCCGGAAATTTCTCCAACAGTGCCGCCCAGTACGTCAGTGAGTAATAGACAACCATGACATACTCCCAGTATGGGCTTACCCAGTTGTAACATGGCAGTGGCCAGTTTGAGCTCCACTGTGCGCCGTATGGCGCTATCATCACCACCAGTGATGATAAACATATCCAAATGCTGTGCAAGTTGTAAAAAATCCTGATCTGTCCTGTTGGCCACACAGAAAAGCGTATGATCAACTAACCATGAATACCATCCATGATCAATTGAATCATACGCTCTTGATTTATGGTACAGGACTCTTTGTGAGAGTCCTATGATCATATATTACCAGCCGTAGGCTGCTGTGACCAGTGCGACTGCTGCTGGCACCTCTTGCGTATTTTTGCAACTGATATCAAACAGGTCTCTGCGCATCAGTTCAACCAGTTCTTGCACCCGATTTTGAGATTCAACATCTCCAACCAGCTGTGTAAGTTTACGGGCACCAATCTTGCTGTGGAATCCCTCATCTCTGGCAATTTTTGCATAGGCACCTGAGATGAATGGATCAGAAATGCATTGTGCCATCTGATCCCATACTGCTTCGGCACGGCCCTCGGCCACCAGTTGATATACTGCCAGAGCAGCTGGATCATTGGAGGCCTCATACTTGTCCAGTAAAGCTGCACCCTTGGCTGAAGGCTTGGCTGCCTCGGCAGCGATGGCCGCGGCCACATCCACTGGCTTGCCACTGATATGTTCAATCACTTCCTTGACCAAACGAAAGTGAACTGCCTCGTCACGGGCCTGCTGGCTGAGCAGTTGTAATTCCACTGGATCAGTATCCACTGGCATGGCTGCCACCTGACGGCTGAGCTCTACCATGTTCATTCTCTCATTAACCATACGGCCAGTAAAGTGCTCAATCAGTGACTCCTGTGACGGATTACTATCAAAATATGCTTTGACGTTGATCTTGGATGCATCAAACAAAGCCTGATTTTCTGCCACAATTTTGGCAACGAATTTTTTTGCGTTCATAAATTTTCCTTGTGAATACTGGCCATTATATCCATACATAATTACATTAATATGGCCCAGCTGTAATATTTATGCCTTTGGGTGGTAAATATACCGCATACTATACATAACTGATTTTGGTTTTATTGAAGAATACACCAAAAATCACAGCAATAACTATGGCCAACATCAATACCAGGCTGATGGGCCGGTTCAGTAAATCAGTAAACTTGTACAGTGTCAGAAATTGAATCCCAGTGGATTCAATTCTGGCTGATAGTATGAATCCAATCACCACACATGCTCTGCTGATCTTGGCAAACTTTAGCAACATGCCCAGCAGGCCGCAGGCCGCCAGCATGGCATAATCTTCCCAGCCACCAGTGTACTGTGCACAGCTCCAGGTAATAATACCCAGCAATGGTACGAAATAATACTTGAAGGGTATACTGGTAAAACTATTTGCATACTTGATGAACCAGATGCTCAGGGCAAAGGTCAATAACAAACTTATTCCAAATCCATAACTCAGTGCATGGAAAAAAGTATTATCAGTGAGTAACTGTGGCGACCCCATTTCCAAACCCACATACATATATAATGCCATGACCACTACCTCAAAGGGCGCCCCGGGGACACCAAACAGAACAGTGGGAACATATGCGGTGGCTTTTTGTGCCATGCCGCTGCCTTCAGCACCCACCACGCCACGCACATTACCCTGGCCGAATGGAATAATATCACGATCTTTGGCGCCGGCCACGGTCTGGCCATAAGCCAACCAGTCCACTATGGCCCCGCCAACCCCTGGCAGCAGGCCTATGATACCACCAATTAATCCACCACGTATACTGTCCCAGCGATATTGCCATGCATCCCTGGCACCCTGCACTATCTGTGCCAGTGGATTCCTTGGCGGAGGCACGTGCGCAACTCTGAGAAATAATGCTTGTAGAATCTCAGGCATGGCCAGTACTCCGCTCATCAGCGTGATAACCTGTATACCATTGGCCAAATAAAACCATCCGCCAGTGAACCGTTCAGCAGTGGTAATGGGATCACTACCCACCAGTCCCAAAAATATACCCACACACGCTCCCAGAATTCCACGCATCCAGTAGTTGGAATTGATAAAGCTCACGCTGGTCAGTGCCAGCAACATGAACATCAGCATCTCTGGGATGCCAAAATGCAGCACTATTTCAGTATAATAGGGTAGAAAAGCAAATACCAAAACTCCCCAGAGTAAGCCCTGCCCACAGCTGGAAAATACCGCAGCACTCAATGCCCTGGCACTTTGTCCCTGCTGAGTCATGGGGAACCCATCCACCATGGTTGCTGCGCTGCCGTTGCCCCCGGGAATATTCATCACTATGCTGCTGAACAAATCGCCCACACTACAACTGACCACCAGTGCAGTGGTAAATACCACCAGACTATAGGGATCATACCTGAATAGATATAAAAAACTATACACAGTGAGTAGTCCAGTACTGGCCCCAGCAATGGGAACCAGACCAAAAATAAATCCGTACAGTGTACCTGCAATCACATAGGGAAAATAATGTATTAAAAAATCCATGATTTATTTAAGAATGGTTACCAAAATATCACTGGTATCAAAGGAAATGGGTGCCACCCGGTGCCCAAAGTTGTCAGCAATCCAGTCCACTGAAAAATTAGTCCAGCTGAGTTTGTGATCATGTGCGAATTTAAGTAATGCAGCATTTTGTCGTTGTATTTCAAATAACATGGTCATGCTGTCCTGATATATATCATATTTGGGGTAGGTTATATTGAACCCACCAGCCTGATGCCACCAGGCATTACTTTCCAGAGTGGGACGATACACCAGCATCAGCCAATCATCAGGAAAGGCTGCATGAGTCTCTGGTAGTTGATAGGCCCAATCATGACTTTTTATCAATCTGCAGCCAGCATGAGTCAGGTGGGCCTGGTCAATGTTATCCACGGTCAGATGGGTGTCAAATTCCATGCCGGCACCAAAATATGCACCCTTGTGGCCGCCATAACGATCGTGAGTATAGTCGCGGCCCGGAGTACGATCACTGGTATTCATTCCGGGTACTAGTTCAATGGTCTGGGCCACTCCACTCCAGCGCGAGCCAGGTACTCCGGTGAAGAAAATTCTATTGGGTAGGTTCATAATTGTGTAAATATTGTTAACACGAGTATAACATACACATGACACAAAATCAACAGCAACTGGATAAATATTTTTCAACAATTTGGAAACAAAGAAATCGTAATCTGGACCAGTATACCCACACTGGCTGGGCCCTGGCAGATAAAATACAACCCGGTGAATCAGTGGTGGATGTGGGCTGCGGCGATAATCCATTCAGGGAAATCATACCAAATTTGATTGGTTTTGACCCAGCATTCGTGGAGGCTGACGCACAACTGACCCTGGAGCAATTTACACTGAGTAATCATCAGATATTTGATGTGGCCCTGTGCCTGGGATCAATAAATTTTGGTGATCGGGAGAATATTGAACGACAAATTGGGCTGGTGGTGGGCATGTTGTCTGCTCAGGGCAGGATCTACTGGAGATGTAATCCAGGCAGCCAGGACCACGGAAATGTGGAATGTGAAAGTATAATTTTTTATCCCTGGTCCATACCCGAGCATGTGAGGCTGGCTGATAAATTTGGTTTTGATCTGGTGGACTGCTGCTGGGATACCGGCAACAGAATATATGCCCACTGGCAACGACGCCAGTGCTAGCAGGGCAAAGGAATACTTATCCTGGGTATTCACTATTATAAGCACATATAATTGACCTGATTTTAGATTGTTAAATACTATTGTGAGCACAGTAGTAATACCCAGGTTCACAAGGTATTATGCAACTGAGTCACACCTATCAAGGAGACAGATTTGTCAAACAAGCGTACTAACCGTGCTATCGCGCGCAAGCCCAGCCAACAGTCCAGTAAAAATCGCGACGTTCGCGATCCCCGTGATCTGCATGGAACACGAGGCACAGTGAACCAAAATAATACCATAGATTTGGATAGTTATAGACCACAGCGCCAGCGCCCGATTATTTTAGTACCCAAATCACGTACTCAGGAAGCGTATTTGGATCTGCTGACTGATGACTCCAAAACAATTGTATTCGCCACTGGCCCCGCCGGTACTGGTAAAACCATGCTGGCAGTGTTGGCTGCATTGCAGGCACTGCGCACTGGCGAATGCAAGAAGATCATTATCACACGACCAGCAGTGGGTGTGGACGATGAACAGCATGGATTCCTTCCAGGGGACCTCAATGCTAAAATGGCGCCATGGACCAGACCTATTATGGATTATATACAAGAGTATTACAGACCCATTGAGATCGAAAAAATGCTAGAAGAACAAACTATAGAGATCTCCCCACTAGCATACATGCGAGGACGTACATTTAAAAATGCCTGGATCATTGCTGATGAAATGCAAAATGCCACTCCAGAACAAATGAAAATGTTGCTAACTCGTATTGGCGAAGGCTCCAAAATTGTGGTTACAGGTGACACTCGTCAGGCTGATCGCAGAGAAAATGATAATGGACTACTAAATTTTAAAAATCTAGTGGGACAATATCAGAACTGTAAATTTGTCAGCGGAATTGAGTTTGGCCAGAAGGATATACAGAGACATCCAGCTGTGGCTGAAATATTGAAAATTTACGGAGAGGTATAACTATTGATTACCTACACACAATAAATCAAATTAAAGGGGCGTGATGCCCCTTTTTGCATAAATAACTTAAAATAGGAATTATATTATGATCGTTGAAACTATAACCGTATGGCCATCACAGGAATTTTTTGACTCAGCAATGCTGACATTTAATCAGGATCAATCACAACTGCAGGGCACCAACCTTTCATCAGTGGCTGAGGCTGATGGAACTATTACCCGTATCACTCAGTGGACTGAAGAGCATGCTGACCTGGCCATGGCCTGGAACCTGGCAAACGGTGCACTATCATCAGTGATATATACCCCTCCTGCTACAGAATAATTAATCTGCCCGTGTTATCAACTAAAATATTTCTGTTCAGTAGTTAACAACTGAGTACGAGTATACAGGTAGCACTCTCCCGTGAGATTGGCTAACCATGTGTTTAACACTAAATTAACATACCTCTCAGCTAGGTCAACATCTGAATGGAATCAATAAACCGGGGAATATAGTTACGAGCATCAATTCCCTTTAGTTTATCTTGTTTACGTAGTTCAGCGATACATTGATCAGCCAATGGATGCCCTGCCAGCACATCAGGGTGGAAGTATTCGGGATAATAAACCACATTGTGGTTAAACTGTAGATGGTTATCATTAAACCATTCAATGGTTTCTTTGTGATATAAGACATTTAGATTGCTAATAGTATAGCTAACGCTTAACTGTATTCCCAAACTCCTATAGAGTACTATATTGTCAAGTAGTACATTCCATTTAAGTGGATATCGTAGGTATTCAAAGACTGATCCCACTCCATCAATACTTAAACAGAAATTTAAGTTTTTAAACTTGGATAGAATATCAATTTGACGTTGATTTATTTTAGTGGATCCATTTGTGACCATGGATATAAAACAGTCGGTATTGTCTGCATGAATCAATTGCTCCAATATTTCAAAGTTAAGCTTTTCGTAAAGTGGTTCACCACCAACAAAAGTTAGCATTTTAATTTGAGTCAAATCCATGCCAGACAGCGTATGGTCTGGAATCTTCTTTATCTCAATATGTTTACCATCTAGTGCCGCCCATGCCGAACTAGCAGTTGCATTACACGTAACACAGGTTGAATTACATATGTTACTGGTGTATAATTTAACTATTTGTTGAGAATATAAACCTTTTGCACAATCTTTTTTTACAAACTTGATGTCACGATCAGCATAAAAATCATAGGCCTGATTCTTAAGTTGCCTATCGCTTTCCAATCCTAGATCTTCATTGGCCCAACACTTGTTGCATTCCCTGGGGCGAACATCATTAATAAAGTCTTCACGTATTTGCTCCATGGATCTATCGCTGGGAGCCATCAAACAACACGGTGTGTCAAACCCAGATTTGTTATATTCAGCACCAAAGAATGGCATCACGCAAAAGTTTTTATCCATAATATTATTTATTGATACTGTTCATACATATAACTTGGTATAGCCACTGGCAAATTTTGAAATCCAACAAACCACCCACAGTGGCGGGACGACTATGTCGCACTGGTTATCAGCTGAAATATTTCCTTCCAGTTTTTAACCACTGGATATGAGCACACATGATGCATGTTGTGTCCATGTTCTACCAATATGGATTTGAGTCCCAGTGCATGCCCACAGTCGGCATTTTCCGCACGATCCTCGATCCAGTACATACCAGTGTCACGATAGGGCGCCAGTGCCTGATCCTTGTCCGCGCCGGTGGCCAGACACACCACACTTTCCACGGCATCACCAAACAACTTGCGCAGGTTCATCTCCCGTAACCTGCCAGCATTGCGATCCAGGCTCAGGCTGGTTATGAACCTAAACTGATATCCATATTCTTCATGTAACCGTCGAACATAGTAGGTGGAGTCACGCAGTGCCGGGAGAAAACCAATGGCTGCTGACTCATTGAATTGTTTTACTATTTTAGGAACCTGCTGCTCACTGAGCCCATGATAACGGTCATGCAGACTATAACTGAATTTACTCAGGTGAGTTTGCTGGTACCCACGCTCAGTGATCCAGCAATTAAATGCCCATTCCCAGTCCAGCACCACTCCATCGGCATCAGATAGTATTAATCGGTCTGGTCGGGGCAGTGTATTATTCAATGTCATGTGCAATCAGTTCCTGAATCATTAAAATATCATGCGAAAGCATTGCCAGCCGATCCCTGAGTTGTGTGTACTTTTCATGCTCCTGCTGGGTTCCCTGATTCTGTATCAGTTGCAAGTACATCCCGGCACATTGTTTTTTACATGCATCATATGCACTCTGGGTCAGCAATAGCCTCTCCGTTAGTTTGCTACCATTCATTGTAAATCCTCCAATATATTAAAAAGTTTGTCCACCAATATACTGAGCCACTCTACCAGATAGGAGAGTGGGAGAACCAGCGCTGATATCAGCAGTATACCCAGTGTGCGCAACAGTGAATGTTTCATTTTATTTGCACCAATGCATGTGCTTCCTGTGATTTGATTACCAGTATGTTATAGGTTTGATGATTTACTCTAAAGGGTAAATCCAGAGTAATGGTTACCATGGGACCTTCCAGCTCACTGACCACTCGATCATTTCCCAGACTTCCCACCCAGCGCACTCCCTGGAATACCCCTGTGACTCTTTCACCCAACTGCCGTGGTCCCATGTACCTGTTGGCCAAAAACCATTCAGTCTGACTGATCATCAGATCTTGCCCTGTGCAATCATGGTCTCAAACACATTAAACATCTGTTCAAACTTCATCTGATACAGTGTTTGTAGGCCCAATAGAGCATTACGCCGTTCGTCGTCACTGATGGGTCTGAGGTCAGCCATGCTGGCGACTACTTGTAAGTCATCTACTACATTCCAGCAGTGCATGATGGCCTGTTCCAGGGTAAATCTATCCGGTGTTAAATTATTCATGTGTTATACTCATTAGTTCTCTACAGTAAATTAATTGTTTGTTCATTTCAGTATCGCCATAGCTGGTGATGTTATTCAGTGCATCCAACAACACAATACATTCTGCCAGGTGCATCTCTGCACCCACTGGAGTGTTATGCTGTTGCAGCATGGCCATTAGTACATTATCCATGCATCGTTTGATAGTAACCTGAGGGGGATTGTATGTCATATGAACTCCTGAAATGATGGTGGGATTGTAACTACTGAAATCAGGATTTATCGTATCTGGTGAGCAACATCTGATATTGTTGCTCCAGTGCTTTCATGTGATTGTCCAGGGATTTCTGCTGTGTGTTGCGGTCAGCCTTGGCTGATTGCCATGCATGCCACAGCGCATATGCTTGTGAATTCTTGGCCAACTGGTTGCCGCGGTACACTGGTAATTTACTCATGATTCATGTACTGTTCTACATCTTTGAGGATGTCAGTGAGCTCAGTCAGGTTGATCTGTAGCAGTATTTTCATGTTATTTACCGCAGTGCTTGCTGTGTTGTTATTATCAACCATCTCGTCCAACATGTGTTGCTTGCCTGCAATAGTGCGTATCAGGTTGTCTCTTATGGTTTCAATTTTCATTTTCTGTGCTCACAATATTCTAGTATGGATTGGGTGGTTTGTATTTGTTTCTGCTGCATACACTGTATTTGACTGGAGTATGGCCGCTCAGTGTACACTGTGATGCCAGTGCCCTGTTGTGTAAGTGATACCAGCAGCAGAATCCACAACTCAAAGCCCCAGCAGACTTATTTCATCAGCAGTGAGTTTGCCCATGGCCGCCGCAAACCTGGCCTCACGACATGATTTGGATACCAGGCGTACATATTCACGTTCCACCGCCGCTTCTAGCACGCACAGTGCATTCTTAATGCTGTTGTTATAGTACAGGGGAAGATACACATCCAATGAATGTTCAAATTCCCAGGTCATTTTATACTGAAATAAATATCTGCTGTCGGACTGCTGAACCACTGTGAATCCCTGATGATTGATATCATGGAATGCATGTATCACTGCCGCCAGGCGGGCAGGGTATTGTTCGGTGAACTTAGCCCATTCAGCATCCAGCTCCAAAAATTCCACATGTTCACTCAGCTGTTCCTGTTGGGCAGTATCCAGAACCTGTGACACCAATTGATTCAGCGACTTGCTGGTATTATAACTCATCTGCGTACTCCAAAAACTGTTGAATAAACTATTGTATATTATAACTGTATGGGTGTCAACTGAGCTCGTCGGCTGGAATGATCCGGTACAGGTCATCAATACTCACCAGCAGCTGCTCCAGTTGCTCACCGTATGCACATATGGGCTGGTCCACTGTCACAGTGTGTTGCACGGCTCCACCAAATTTTACACGACTGTTAACCACCCGGCCGCTGAAGGGCCAGAGGCCCAAATACATACCGGTAACTTCCATGCCTTCTAGGTCCCAGATCATATGCATCTCCCTGTGTAATTAACTATTTAAGCCACTATTTTACATTAAACCTATTAATGTGTCAAACTGGATAAATCACAACAACAGGTTGTTGTTTCTTAACAGCATAGTCATGTGTATACCAGGTACCTCCCCTGGGTTGCCAGGTTGTTTGCAATGGCACCACTATCAAAAGATCTGTGCTCTCTACAATTTTGCGATCACGCTGCAAATATCCCAGAGGTGGCTCACTGCGATCGCTAGCAAAATAAGCTCGTAATGCGCTGCTGGTTGGGGGATGACATATAATGGTAAACCCCAATTCTTTGGCCATGATGGCCACCTGATGATCAACACCCTGACAGTCACCATGATGTAACTCAGCTGGGAGTGGTATGGCAATTAACACCTGATATACCTCCAATAGCTGCTGGTCGCTGGCACCCTGTCTAGTGCCGGTGATTCCCACTCTGATCATGTGAGCTTAAAACGCATAGAAATCAAACTTCTGGCGATTGCTGATCTCGGTGACAATCAGCATTTCGGTGTTTTTCTTGAAAGTAAACTCGCCCTTGCCACTGTCCATGTGTACAAGATCTTCCAATCCCATGTATATAAAGTGACAGTCGTAGTTGCCAGATTTACTTTTTTCTATGGAATATCTCACACTCAGATCATCAGGATTTAGTGGGTTGCCCGACCACTCAGCGGACCCCTCTATCTTGTCCTGGGGCACAGCAACTCCTTTGTGTATCACTCTCATTGAGTAGCGTTTTCCACCGTCAAACTCCGGTTTGGCATTCAGCATCCTGATTGCCTCCTGAGGAGATTCACTATATCGATTCATTTCTTCACACAGTGCCTTGAGCATGTCAAAGTTGAATTGTCCAAACATCCTGGAAATCTTATACACGTTCCCCACATGTGACTGATCCTGCAGATTGTCCACACAATACTCTCTGATAAACTCAGCATCCAGTCCAGTAAAATCCAGCATGTAAAATATTCTACCTGGCCGATTTCGCATGTGTGTGTCTATACGCCATTTGTCATTGCAAGTTAGCACAAACAGCTTCTTGCTGGGAAACACACCGTCCAGCAGGGTGAGTATGCCTTCCTGATCTTCTTTTTTGTAGACTTTTTCGAATTCATCAAACAATATGATCACCGGTTGCTCGATCATTTGAAGAAACGAATTAAATTTGTCCCCAACCCAGGCCGTGTTGATTATAATGGTGGGGATGCCAGTCAATGCAGCAGTAACAGCAATACTCTTGGCCAGCAGGGTCTTGCCTGATCCTTTTTCCCCGTTCAACATCACACCAGTGGATGATGGGCGGCTCATGAAAGTGTTCAATATTCGATCAGTCTGTTTGAGAGTGTCACCATACACCTTGCCAGTGATCGCAAACGAATCAATCTGTTCAAGAAAAAGATTTTCAAACATGTCCTGCTTGATCACATAGTTGCCGGCAGGTAACTGGTCGTGTAGATCCAGTGCTTCTTTGGAAGACACCTTGAATGTGTTGCCTGATCGCATGAAATAACTGGACATGAAATTCTTCCTAATGATTGTTTAACTGTGTATAGTACTTGATAACTAGCAAGAGGTCAACATGTATGCCACTGACCCCGGTCAGTGGGAAACCTGGGCGGACTGTGCAGTATCTTTTGATTGTGGGCATTTACCACGCAGCCCAACATTTCCACTATGTCGTGTCCACCACCGGTTCGGCGCACCAGGATAGGATAGGTTAAATTATCCTGATACGTCGCTGCTAACTGAACTTTATTCACACACATTTTTCCGAACCTGTGCAAATGTCATGTCGCGTATCAGCTCACCATTGCGGTACACTTCCTCCAATGCGCTGGGCATCCAGTCTTCGCGACCACTGAAATATTCACCACGCATGTCACGCATGAGTACCACTCGCCCACGCTTGCTCTGTTTGCCAGAATCAGTGATTGGGTCCTTGTACACATCCTGCCATTCAAGAGTGGTACCGTTAACCGTGCCACCCCCTTGCTGGGCAGGAATCCTGATTCCAATGGATGATGCTTTCATGGCAAACTGCAGAGTGTCACGATTTACCTGTTGCAGCAGAGCACCGCCCTGACCAAACGCAATATTATCTGCACTGAATCCAGCCATTTCCATGCAAAATAATATGCTGCGAATGCTGGCATGATTAATACCATCACCCTGCAACACCCGCACCTGGTTCAGCACTCGATAGCCCTTGGCGTTTTTCACAGAACCAAAGTGTTTTTCCAGTATGTACAAACATTTGACCACCACTTCGCTGGGTTCACCGCTGTCCGGGCGAATTACCACTGTGGCACCACTGTCCAACACCTGTTGCTTGAGATCGGTGCCCCATAACCTGCAAGCCTCATAGATGTCATAACTGTCACTCACACAGGCCACCAGTGCCCCTGGTTTGGCATACTGGTTCAACATGTTGCGATAAGCATCGACCTCATGATCACGACCCCAGCTGGTTACTGTGCTGTGTTCCATTGCAGGTATGCTAAAGCCGGCCACACCAGCAGCATAGTACTCACGAGCATACAGCAGGCCAGTAATATTATCCGTGCCCATAAAGTTAACCAGGTGTGCTGCGCCACCGATACCACTACTTTCCATACTAGACACGCCACGAGCGCCGAAATCATGCAGTTTGAAATCAATAGTAGATGGATCACCTGTTTTCTCCAATGCGTTGAGTATGAGTTTCCTGGATTCGCGACTGTTGGTAGCCACTGTGGTGGGATACCAGATGGCACGGAGTATGGCAGTTTCCAGGAAGGATGTGAGCCAGTAACATGCAGGGTCAGTGTTTTCAATGGTTGCCAGCACATTGCGGGTGGGAATAATGCATCCTTCTGGTGCTGCACGAATCACTACTGGCAGGCGGCCGCCATGTGTATTCAGAATATATTCCCAGCCCACGCGATTGAATGGTTCGCCATGAGCAGTGATGATTTCAGCAGCCTGGTCAATGTCCTGCTGTGTGATGGGAGTGCACAGGTATTCCTTGATGAATGCTTGCAGGCCAAAAAACACAGTGCTGTCCCATTCGCCACCGCGTGCCTCCACATAGGAATACACATATTCAGTGCCTGGGGGATATTGATTGAATTGACTGTATTTGTAGGAGTCAGAGTTCAGTATGATGTTGTGTGATAGTTTCATTTTAAAAGTTCCTTTTAATTTTGGTATGCCGGACGTCTTTCGTCTGGTCTTGCTGCTAGTATAACATATCACTAAAAAATGTCAACCACCCGGTGCACCGTTAAAACTTCCTAATACTATTGGTCAGTCGTTGCAATTGAACCAATTGGGTGGTGTGATCACTGACCACAGCATCCAGCTGATCCAATCGCTGCCACTGGTCCTGTGATTTTTGCTCAGGATATTCATGCCCAGTTACCAGTGGTACTTGGCCAATTAAACCAAGCATGGCGGCGATATCGCAAATGTGCTCACGCAAGTAGTTTTGTATCTGAGCGTGACCACATACCATGGGTAGATTTTTACTCAGGTGCTGTGATAGTTCCTCGCCAGACTCGTATTTTCTACACGCATCCTGAGTTACAAATAATTTTCCATCGCTGGATTCATAAACAATTTTCATTTTCATTTTTCCCTCACTGCATTGATGAATGCCACTGCTTTTTGCTGGTAGTATCCCCGGTCTATTCTTTCCTGTGATACCTGATGATCATGTTCCCACACCACATGCTTGCAGTAGTCAGATTTTAGTTCTTTCAGATCATCATCACTGATCTGGGCATTGGTATTCTGCTGATCCAGACATAATTCCATGCGGTACATATCAGTATAGTGGTCAAGGGTTTCTCTAACCAGGGTACTGCCAGTAATAACGGGGGCGATATCCTGCCAATTCCCCCGGGCGCTATCCCACAACAGGATGTCAGGATCACCCTCGATTGCCACGAGCAAATCCATCAGCTGTTGTTTTTTCATAATATAAATTCTGTGCCGCTATACTAGTTAATATACCAGTATACATTAAACCAATTTATATGTCGACTGTGTTCCTGGGCCCAGCGCAGAACTGTACATATCGCACTGTGTGTTGGTGCATGCAAATGACTGTGCACCAGTGCGGGGCGCCCCACAGATACTGCACACAGCAGACGGTGATGTCAGCAATGCTGGCGACGCCGGATACATGGGCATATGATCAGTGAAGGTTCCATCTGAGTACATGGTGATGATTCTAACAATTTGTTTGGGTGTTTTCATTTGATTTTCCTAAATTTTTGTAACATGTGAGGCACACGCTACCGTAACGGGGGCCACCATGACTACTGATGACATTAGTGCAGTGAGCGCACAGAATAAAAGCCTGAGTATAAACTCTTCCCCTGGGTTGTATTATGGGTTGCCATTCGTGGTCGTCCAGTTTAGAATAACCCAGGATATCCAAGTTCATATTGGTTTACCAGCAAGGCTGTTCCAAGCCTGAATAATTGCTGTGTTGCCATTTGGTATATTGTCAAAGTCTGCGTGTATGGATATATTCATACCACAATTTGAGTCTAATGTTCTTGTACACTCAATGCTCAGAGTTTGCCATGCATTACCATAACACTCCAAACTCCCGGTTGATTCTAGTACAGCAGGACTCCCACACATGGCACACGGTAATATTTTCATAGCCTAACCTTTTTTATTCCACAAACGATTATTACGCCAGTACACCCACCAAAGAACAGCATTTAATGGCAGCAGACCCACAGTGCCACTCAACAACACCCAAATAAGCCACAGCAGTTGATTCAACAATCCAACTAACCACGTCTTTGGGTGCATTTTACCGGCCAACAAAGTCATCCAGATAGTCACTGCCGATAGCAACCAGGGCATGTATTCCACAAGTAAGTTTGTCATGTTTTATTTTTTATGATATGTTGTAGTTTAACAACATTTGATTATTTTTTAAAATTTCTGCAGGTGTTACAGTCATCATTTTTTCTGATCTACCATTTAATATGTAGTCACTCACACTCATTTTTTTATGGTCAGTGTGTGGTGTATCAGAACACAAAGTCCATTCACGATTGATTGAACTTCTTTTGTGAACATACACAAATATTGATTTTCGTAAATTAAAGTCCGTAAACAATTCGGAAGTAATTTTAACTTCTGTTCCATCAGTTCTACACAATATCTGAGAAAATTTTGTATAATTTGATTCAACTATATTCATAGTTAATGCACACTGGATAGATAAAAATAGTATCCAACCTCAAATGCGCTGTGGTTGATGTTTTCATTTGAAAAATCATATGGATTTTCCGTTTGAGTAGTCTGATTCATATTTGATTTTGCTGCATCATACCCCTCTGCAGACACACGCAAAAACTCTGATCTATACCCGTCAGTGAGAGTTTGGTTGAGACTTGTTTTGCTGCGGTCCAACAATGATTGACCCTCAGAAAAACCCATGTCCCATGATTTTTTACATGTATCATCAATATAGGGATTTTTACTTGTTCTTGTGGATTGTCCCTTGCCCACACCCTGCTCATATGCAGTGGTAATTTTTAATATGTCAAAATCGGTTGGTGTTGAATTCATCAGATGTTTCCTGTGTTGGATGGCTGTGTTTTTTGTGAACGAAATTTATCAAGCTCCAGCAATAGACTGGCTATTGCCACAGGGTTGCATGCTGCAATGTATTGCGCATCATTATGTGCTTGTTTGCTACTTTCTGTTTTATCCCAGGGAAAATCCCAACTATCCGCAGTGCATGCAATGGGGTAATGTTTGCCATTCACTGCATCAACAATCAGAACACCATCCGCAAAAGTTCCACTGGACCATTCACCGGCCCTGGCCAGTGGAAGAAAACTTCTTATGGTTTTTTCAGACTCTGAAATATCTGTGGTTATATTTTTCGTTAAATTAATGGACTCATGAATATTCATACTGTTTCCTCTGTGCATTTCTAACAGGAATCATCACAGGGCGCGTCGCCACATTCGTCACATAAAACTGGTGACCAGTGACAGCCATGTTGAGCCACGCCACAAACCGTAGGCTCCCCGCAGGTACCGCATTCACCATCTACCTCAACATCTGGACTGGTCCAACCTTCAGAGCACATGACAATTCCTTTATTGTATTCTTTTTATAATATTAAAATCAGTTTCCACAGTTTCACCTACTTCTAGATTCATCACGTGATCATTCCAAAACCAACGGTTATCCATGGTGGATCCGGCAATACCGCCCTCACACAGCCAGAGTGGCGCAGTGTAGCCATTGAATTTGGTCTCTGTGTCGAGTGTGACAAATATAGTACTAGTGAGGGTAAATTCTTTAAGCATGCGGTGAATCCATATCCAGTTTTTTATTGATTTCATCAATCATCTTTTCAAGATTCTTTGCGAAAACACGACTAAAATTTTCAGCAACTAATGTGCCGTTATCTAACTGTGAATTGAATACAGTATAACCTCTATATACTGCATGCCCACGTTTGTTATATGTAACTTGATGTTTGTTATCTGTGTTCATATTTTATACCGGTAAGTTAAGTTGGGTTTCGACACGTTTTTCCAGTATCTGTTGTGATAATGAATTATCTTGAACAGCATACCCTACTTTTAAAATTTTATTCCATTCTGAAGCAGATAGATAATTTTTATATAAACTCTTAGCTTTGTGCAATGATAAGTCTTTAAACATTACTATACCATCACAGTAATTTACAAACACATAATAATTTATTTTGCAGTTTTTCATAGCATAGTTTATTTTCCGTTAAGGTATTTTTATATCTTTGCATCCTACACAATCTTTACAACCTATGCAATCTTCACAATCTTCACAATATTTACAATCTTTGCAACCTATGCAATCTCTGCAAGCTTTGCAATCTTCACAATCTTCACAATCTTCACAAACTTTGCAAACTTTGCAACCTATGCAATCTTTGCAACCTTTGCAACCTATGCAATCTCTGCAACCTATGCAACCTATGCAATCTTTGCAACTTACGCAACCAACGCATTTAAAGTTATTACTCTCGTCCATCTTTAAAGCTTGCTGATCAGCGGCTTCCTGCGATATATTAGACTTACCTGTATTGCCGTTATTTGTTTTTTCGCTTGTAAACATTGTTTATTTTCCTGTTTGACTATCTAAATCTTTGCAACCTATGTGACCCACACAACGCACACAACCTATGCAATCTTTGCAACCTTTGCAACCTATGCAATGTTCACAAGCTTTACAATCTACGCAATATGTGCAATCTACACAATATGCGCAATCTGTGCAATCTACGCAATCTACGCAATATGTGCAATCTACGCAATCGTTACAGTCTATGCAACCTTTGCAATCGTTGCAACCAACGCAGTTAAAATTCCCACCCTCATCCATTTTTGAAGCCTGTATATCAGCAGCTTCTTGAGACATATTAGACTTACCTACATTTCCGTTCTTTGTTTTTTCGCTGATAAACATTGTTTATTTCCCTGAGCAACTTATGCGACCTGTACAATCTGCACAATCAGCGCAACCTATGCAATTTATACAATCTTTACAATCTCTGCAACCTGTACATTCAGCGCAGGTTTTGCAACCTGTGCAATCACCAGAGCTTGAACAATATTTACAACCTGTGCAAAACCTACACTCAATACAATCCTCGCAATCAGTGCAATTTATACAAGCAGAGCAGGTTTTGCAGTTAATACAGTTAATGCAATCTATACAATTTGTGTTGCCCCCGGAATCCATTAAGTTGGCTCTTGCGTCCGCATCCTTTTGAGTAAACTTGGAAGTTGCTACATTACCATTGGCTGTCATTGTGCTGATAAACATTATTGTGCCCTGAGTAGAAATTTATTGGATATAACCTTGAAGGACACTGCCAGTTGATTGCACTTGTACACCAGCCCCTCCTGCCAGGGAGCCGGTGTCACTGGCATGCTACTGCGGGAGTCAGCGGCCAGTAACAGTTGGTCCATGGACTCAGTGAGAACTGCGGCTGAGGCAATCACTGGCACATGAGGCCAGCCCATGTGAGTTACCAGTTGTGTTCGTTGATCAGGAGTCAGATATTCCCCAGCATCTATATCAAAGATATCAAAAATCATGAATGTCTGGCCCCGCCGGGCATAACGATTGTCCTGGATGTCATTACCAATCAATTCTCCCTGCAAGGCCAGGTTTCTGCCCAGCTGCTCCAGCCCTGATTTCAAATATAATTCTCCAGCCACACGCCACGGGGTGTTTCCTGGACGGTCAGCCAGTTGCCAGTTGCGGCTGCACACACCAAATAGTCCCTGATTCCAAAACACTGTCATGGAACTGCCATCCAACTTCTCAGTGACTTCCCAGGTCAGTGACTGGGTAGTCCACTGTGCTAGTTCCAGGGTCAGGTTCTGTATGCGTTCCTGATCAGTTTTGGGAATAAAGCCCGGCAATGCGCCTGTGACCTCACCAGCGATACAGGCAGGAATGGGTGCCTCATATTTGAGTATGTTCAGGGATTCTGATACATCATCCCCCAGCTGGGAATCACCGGGAGCAGTGCATACGGTGATGGGCAGCAGCAGACCCTGGCTCAGCTGGCCCCTGAGTCGAACGGTGCGTAGTCGCTCACCCAGCACCTGCTCAAATGTGCGTGGGGCATTTCCACGGCTGAGAAAGGGTGCCAGCTCATGTGGAATCCAGCTGTCAGGTTCTGCATACACCACCAGATCACCCAGCAGATACTTGTTCACCTGATCCACCACCCACCAGCCGTCCACACGATATGCACAAATCAGGTCAGCGCCAATAATGGGTCGTATCTCAGCAATTTTGCGTATGGTGGCCATTTTGCGTGTCATTTGGATTCCTGGTGTACTAATATAGTGTATTGAATGCAAGGGCGTCAACGTGGTCAAGCAATGACATCCAGGTCAAAATAGTCAGCCATTCTCTGAGCCAGTTGATGACCAGAGCCCTGATCGTCCTGCACAAATTGCATGCATTGCTGTACCACAAGTTGTGTGAACAGAGTCTGATCCACGGTTACATGGGTGCCCAATCCACTGATCCAGGATCTACTGGTGGCTTGCTCAGTGAGCATAGAAATATTTGCGTTCATATATACCTTGTGTGCAGTGCCAACGGATGTTTGCTGCGTTATTTAACTTCTGCTACCAGTATACATTAGTGGGATTTGTCTGTCAAATACTGGGCAATAGCTGGCTGATCATGTCAGAAATCACACCATCAATTGCATGATTGTGTGCTATCTGGGCACTTGACTCCATGGTATCCACTGTCAGGTATCGTGCACTGGCAGCAGCCACACACTGGGCAACTATTAATCGAGCAAACTCCTCCTGGAACAATAGTTCCAGCTCACTGGTGCTGATAATTCGATTGTGTGTGCGGGCCATAACACCAGCCTGGTCGGATGAAGTTATCAGCGCCTGATCTGCAAAGTTCCTGATTAATGGTATCATATGATTTCCTATATTATTAATGAGCCACACCGTGCATTATTTCCCCCAGTGTGCCCATTTGAGTAAAAATACCATGTGATCAATTTCATGGGCGAATCTAATTTCATATGCCTGCTTGGGCCACCAACGGTCCATTGCAGGTGGCCCGTACTGCTGTTCACACCAGGAAATCAAATCTGCCCAGGGTGCTGTGGTTACTGCCCTGCCACTGATATCACGAGTGCGTACATGCACACGATATTTCACATGAATTCCACCAGTGTGACCGTGCCGCCAGTGGCACTCATGCGTTGGGCAAAGTTATCCAGCATGGATGTGATTAGTGCAGGATCACCTCCGGCCAGACCCATGCCAATGTACGGAAATCCAATTCGTTTATCACCATAGGCATGCAGCAGTTTTTGTAGGATCAGTTCAAATGCCACATACTCAAACACATCAGTGCCCTGGCTCATATGGTATTGAGTATAAGCATTGATGATGATAAAATTATCTTGGTTATCCTGCTGGGGTGTGTTAAACCAGGCATATCCCAGAGTCCAATTGCCCAACTTGGCATAGTCACCCCTGGCAGTCATAGCATCAGCCTGTGCTACTTCTGGGTAGCGCGTTCGAATTTCTCGCGCTATACCGCCACCCATGGTATTAAAGCAATTACATCCTTGTACTATCAGATCAAAGTTCCCCTGTTGGGCCAGATCTAATAAATTACCCTGTGCATGTTGTAGCTTGCTATTTGTTGACATATATTATTCCAATGGTGGTGATGATTTGTATAAATTGTAGCATGTTTTGTTTATGCCGTCAAACCCATATTTTGCAACACTTCCAGCCCCTGCAGCCAGGGTAATAGATCTGCACCGTGTGTATCATTGTTAAGTATCACCATGACCCTGGCCTGATCCAGGGTCATATCAAAATATTTGATAATATCAGGGCTGGAAAACAGGGCCATGATAGCATCCTGTGCTGCTGGAATCAGGGTACATCGCTCGGAGTTCCAGGATGCTAGCTCCTCACTATGACGTATGGGATCCTGTGCTGCCATGGTCTCAAAAAATTCTGTTTTCCACTGATGTTTTGGCAGATCCACTGTGATCTGCAGATGTTTATACAGTTTGATGGCGGTCTGTATTTCTTTGATTCTGGTGGTATATGTGTGAGTCATGTGGATTATTGTATAATACAAACACTATAACATCTGACCACCAGCACGTCAACTACACCGGTTCCCATGACCGATCGCCACAGATAGTCACTATTCTGGTATCTGGTTCACTGCCAGGTATTGTAACCAAGCCCACAGCAATAATCCCCCAGGATCCTGTTTAAGTGCAATTAACACCAGTGCCTCCCCACTGGGCATGGTCATGTAACTGGCACATGACTCATGATATACCAGTGCCCACATGGCTGCAATATTAGCTGCGTGACCGTTGGACCGCCTGGAACACTCACTGAATATCAGCAACTGGTCGTTTGATATTGGATGGGCCACATGGTCCCATGTCTCCATGAGTGTGACAAATACCCCGTCGCAGTTATGCGAGCTAGTTTCCACTGGAAATTGTAGGACTCGATCAATGTGTGCCGAATTGGGCAGGTGACTCCATGCTGTCATGATGTTTCCTTGGTTGTTCATGTGACAATTATAACACCAGATCTGTGGTTATCGTCTGAATTTCTTCTAAAAAAGTCACATATGGCACCAGTAGAATCGCGGCAGGATCGTCACTCAAAGCACTCCAAATTTGCAGTTGATCTGCGGTCATGGTCAGGTAGCGGGCACAGTGATCATAGGCAATCAGAGCCAATACTGCATTCCATGCTGCATCCCGTGCTGCGGACCATACTGCATGCTGTGCCGCCGTGAGGGTGTTACTTATCACAGGCCATGCGACATCCCATACCTGAGTCTTGGTCACGATCCAAGCAGCTATCCGTGGTGCATCAGGTATCAGGTAGTTAACTGTTCTCAGAGTCATATCCATGCGCAACGCCATGCTTTCGCTGGTCTTGTCAAGTGTTTCCCTTGCGTGTTGATAGTTGACACCGGATGCAGAGAAGGATGATGACATATTGGCTATCACTGCATCAATATGCAGTGCATTGGGCAAGAGAATACATTCAGTCATGATGTTTCCTTTGTTTTGATGTGCCCCAAGAAAGTCACATAGGGTAGTAATAGCACACTGGCAGGATCTGTGCTCAGTGCACCCCATATTTTCAGTTGATCTGAGGTCATGGTCAGATATCGGTCACAGTGATCATGGGCAACTAATGCCAATATTGCATCCCATACCATGTTACTTACTCCGTCACGTGCCACATATCGTGCCACATCCTTGGCTGTATCCTTCGCTGTACCCAATGCCGCATTCCATGCCGCACTCAAAGCCACATCCCTTGCCGCATCAAATACCGCACTCAATGCCACATTTCTTGCCGCGGCCCATACCACATCCCTTGTCGCATCGCGTGCTGGCATTGGTCTAATAGGAAACAATTCCACGTAGGTCAACACCTGATCAATATGTGCCGCATTGGGCAAGTGACTCCATTCAGTCATGATGTTTCCTTGGTTGTTCATGTGACAATTATAACACCAGATCTGTGGTTATCGTCTGAATTTCTTCTAAAAAGGTCACATAGGGGACCAGTAGAATTGCTGCAGGATCATCGCTCAATGTGCCCCATACCCGCAGTTGATCAGCGGTCATGGTCAGGTAGCGGGCACATTGGTCATAGGCCACTAATGTCAGTATGGCCTGTCTTGCTGCATTCCATTGTGACCCCCAGACCACATCTCCTGCTGAATTGCGTAGTGCTTCTTTTTTCACTGCATTCCATATATCATCCCTGGATCGCTCATAAATATTATCCCATACTGCATCTATTGCTGGATTTACTTTCTCTGGCAGTACACCAATTCTGTCGGGATATGCCAGTAAAGTAGCCAGCACCTGATTGATGTGCACAGCATTGGGCAAGTGACTCCATGCAGTCATACCTGTTCCTTTATTGCAGCATGTTCAAATAGGGTCACATAGGGCAGTAACAGCACGGCTGCAGGATCTGCACCCAACGCACACCATACACGCAGTTGATCTGCGGTCATGGTCAGATATCGGTCACTGTGGTCATAGGCAATCAGGGCCAATATTGCATCCTGCCCACTATCCCATCGTTCCATGTCAACAGGCATATCACTTACGGTATCCCATGCTGCATCCCGCGCTGCGTTCCATGCCGTATTCTTTGCTGCATCATGGACCACATCCTGCGCCACCTCCCATGCCGCAAAGCGCGGACTCCATTCCGGCTCACCCTCTGTGCTTCTGGTACGTTGATAGGATGACCCAAATGCATATGAACATACTGCCAAGTCAGACAACACCTGATCAATATGTGCCGCATTGGGCAAATAGTTCCAATCGGTCATGATATATTCCTTGTTTGGTCACAACATCCACTGATCGTCATTGCTTCAATACTTTCCAATATGGTCACATAGGAAAGTACCAAGGCGCTGGAAGGATAACCGCTTAACTCACTCCACACTTGCAGTTCATCTGCAGTCATGGACAAATAATGACCACTATGATCGTATGCAACCAGTGCCAACGTCACATCCCACATGATCCATCTAGCTGACCATGTCCATGTGATCAACTTTGACGGCATCGCTGATTCCACTGCCACCAACACTGCATCCCATTCCTTTTCTCTTGATGCTGCTTTGACCGCACGCCACGCAGCGTGCTGTATGTCTGTGCCGCATCCTGTGTGATGCACTGCATCAAGATGAGTGGAGAATGCCCCCACTTTAGACATTACCTGATCTATGTGCCGTGCATTGGGCAAGTGACTCCATGCAGTCATGCTGTTTCCTTGTTGATGTTTTCCAAGAAAGTCACATATGGAACCAACAAGATCGCTGCTGGATCTGTGCCCAGGGCGCTCCAGGCGCGTAGCTGATCTGCGGTCATGGTCAGATATCGGTCACTGTAATCATAGGCAACCAATGCCAATATCGCATCCCGCATCACTATGTCGACGATCACCTGCCGTGGCGCATCCCATGCTGCATCCCTTGCCGCACGCCATGCCGTACGCCGTGCCGCATCCCTTGCCGCATCCCTTGCCGCATCCCACGCCACATTCTTCGCCGCACGCCATGCCGCGCCCGATGGCAGCAAAGCTTGTGCCACCTCTTGTGACACACATGCGGCTGGAATTGGTGTAATATGTAACAACCGTATATTGGCTATCACTGCATCAATATGCAGTGCATTGGGCAGGTGACTCCATGCAGTCATGCCAGTTCCTTTGAGGTATTATGCTCCATGAAAGTCACATAGGGCAGTAACAGTACGGCTGCTGGATCTGTGCCCAGGGCGCTCCAGGCGCGTAGCTGATCTGCGGTCATGGTCAGATATCGGTCACTGTAATCATAGACAACCAGTGCTAGTATCACAGACTGTGATACATCCCATGCTGCACCCCATGACGAATTCCACGCCGCATTCCACGCTGCATCTAATATTGTATCTCTTGATGCTGCTTGGGCCGCAAGCCATGCCACATCTTGCGCCACATCCTGTACCGCACGCCATGCCGTATGGCCCGCCACACTACATGCTGGCGTCGGTCTAACATGTAATAACTGTATGTTAATCAACGCCTGATCTATGTGCCGTGCATTGGGCAAGTGACTCCATGCAGTCATGCCAGTTCCTTTGAGGTATTATGCTCCATGAAAGTCACATAGGACAGTAACAAGATCGCTGCAGGATCTGCGCTCAGCGCACCCCATACCTGTAGTTGGTCTGAGGTCATGGTCAAATATCGGTCACAATAATCATAGGCAACTAATGCCAATATCGCATACTGCGCCGCATCTCTCGCCGTATTCCTTGCCGCACTCCACGATGTAGTCCATGCCGCATCTAGTATTCTATCTCTCGATGCTGCGTTGGCCGCATCTCTTGCCGCATACCATGCCGCAACCACCGCCGCATCCCGCGCCACACTGTGTACTGGTGTAATGAGCAACGACCGTATATTGGCTATCACTGCATTAATATGCCGTGCATTGGGCAAGTGACTCCACGCGTTCATATGTTTTCCTGAGTAGTAGTTGTTATACCAGTTGTGTTGATCGCGTCACGTAGTTGTAACCAAGTGAGTATTGTTCTCCAGCCCATGGGTTGCGCCAGTGCCAGTATGACTCCTGCGTGCTCCAATCCCATGAGAGAATAATCAATCAATGAATCATTGGTAACCAGCAGCATGATCATATCCAGCAACCAGCGGGCTCGCTCCAGGTCAATGTCGTGGTCCCGATCACTATCACTTAGATAATAACCACTATCACCTAGATAATAACCCAGTGGGCCGTTCATCTGATGGTCCACTGCTTCACAGATCTGAACTTGCTGTATGGTTTTGGCATCTCTGCACTGTAGCCAATCATCATCGCACAAACACTGCACATCAATCTGAGGTAGGCTATCCCAGATGTTTGATTTGGACTGCATGAGCTGAATCAGCTCATCAATCAGCTGGGCGTTGGCCAGATGTGACCAGAATACCATTATTGTGCTTCCAGGTGTATGGCATGACGTACATGCAAATAGGGCATCAGCAGCTGGTCCAGGTAAACTGCATTGGGCAGCTGACACCAGGCATTCATGATATACACTGGGAAAATGCCAGGCTGGCAATATTCTTACCCTTGGCCTCGCACTGTATGTCAAAGTCTTGTGAAAATCCTGCTGCCCAGCGATTCACCGCGTGATTCCAATAATAGTCAGAATGCGCTCGTAATTTCTGACGATTATGCCCAGTGCCCAGCAGACTGGCCAGATCTGGCCTGACCTCAGGATCATGTGCCACCAGATAGTCCTCACGAGATACCGAATAATGACACGCAGGTCTGACACCTCTCCAGCTGTCAATAACTCGCCGGACCTGATCGTCCTGGGGATCAATATATTCCCCTTCACGAATCCAATTGTGATGGATATCCATCACAATGGGCACAATGTCTGCAATTTGCAAGCAGTCACTGAGCCCCCAACTATTTTCTTCGTTTTCTATGGTAATACAATTCCTGGCCTCAGGGCTCAGCTGCTGGTATGCACGTCGGATACCATCAGGGCCCTGTTTACCGCTGATGTGCACATTGATCTTAAAGTCTTGAAAAGTTTTGCCGTAGCCCATCCAGCGTGCCATGTCAGCATGATACTCAAACTCAGCCAGACTACGCTCCACGATACCAGGATTTTCACTGGCCAGTACCACAAACTGTCCTGGATGCATGCTCAGTCTCACATCCAGTGCTCGGGCAGCCTGCCCCACCCTGGCAAACTCCCTGGCGCAGTATTCACGAACATCGTCACGTTGCCAGAAATAACTCCAATCTCGCTGTGTATACACGGGCAGCTGATTGCTGCCCAGCCGCACCATGCGCAGATTGTCCGGCAGGCTGCCCACATACTGCACCAGGTTCAGTGCACTGCCGGTATTATGCACCATGATGTCCCACAGTCTTTGCTCGGCATCTGCACGTGTCTGTCTGTTTAACCAGGCCACCGTGGTACATTTTTCAGTACGAGCTCGCTGAATTTCTTCCAGTAATTTCACTGGCTGTGTTTGGTCTGGATGTAAATACTTACAGCAAAATCCCACTCTACCCATGATCAACTCCAGTAATATAATTAATAATTCGCAATGTGTACATTATACACTATAATGCTGGTTAGAAACCAACCAGGTCCTGAATAATTTCATAGTGATCTTCAAAGCACTCGGCACTGTTTATTTCTGCAAAAGGTACCCAACGTGCTCGTGTGGCATCATCTGAACCTTTTACACGTGGTAAATCACCATCAGGCAACCGAATCAGTTGCACATGGGTGATGATTCTACCACGCGCACTGCGATCTATTGCATCATATACCCGGCTGCGTACAATGCTACCACGTAACACTGGTTCAGGTACCCTGATCAGGGTTTCTTCTCTGAGTTCTCGGATAGCTGCATCCACTACGGTGTTGTCAGTCTGTGCATTAATGTATCCGCCAGGCAGCGCCCATAACCCACGGCCCGGCTCAGCGCGTCGTTTGATCATGAGCACATGTCCGCTGCACACCACCACTGCATCAGCAGTGCTGAATATAGGAGGATACCTGAGCCCAGCATATTGCCGATTATGATCCACGATAAATTCACGCTCCCTGATCACCTGAGAGTAGTCATCAGTGCGGGCAAAATTCTCCAACCAGTCATGCACTGGCAAGGGTACCACTCCTTTGATGAAATTATAGTTCACCTGGCGTTTGAAATACAGGTCCCTGATGTCCACTGCGCTCAGTGGCTGTATACTTTCCACATTCTCGTATGCCCACTGTGGAAACATATCCAGATAAAAGGAACTTTCATCTTTTTTATGCCCAATCATGCCCACACGGGCACCGGAATGCGCATGTGCGGCCACCAGCTGTTGTACCCTGGTGGCCCAGGCCTGGTTATTGTACAGGCTGTCAGTGGTGGATTCCACGGAAATATTCAAGCTCAATCCGCCAGTGGCCAGGCGTATCATGTGCGCACGTTCTACAAAAGTAAATGGATTCTTGAATGTTCGGGGAAGATTTGCACTACCCACCACAATCACCAGTTTGTCACACATGGCGGTTGCTCGCTTGATGATCTCCAGGTGAGCATTGTGCAGTGGTTGGAATCTGCCAATAAAAACCAAAACGTCATATTTGTTCATTTTAGTGACTCCTTTGCCAGTTTAAACACCTTCAATGCGGTGTCAGCTGCTATACCTTCAGCCTGGCAGGCGTGAGTAAATTTCAGAGCTTTTTGCAAATACTCTCCATGAGTATGAGCAAGCCAGTCATCCTGTTTGTTTTTCATCTCATAGAACCATCCGCAACCATCCGTGTGATTATGAGTACAAAATATACTGTGCAGTGTTTTGGCCAGTTGGTAACGGGGTTCAAGTTTAGCTAATGTGAGCTGTTGCTCAAGATCGGCCAATTCTCGGGTACGTTTTTTGATTTCTTCTTCAATTTCGAAGAGTGTTAGGGCTGTTGACATTGAAAAATCCTTTCAATTAATATCATGTTGCGTTGCGTCTATCGCATTGCTTGCTGTTCCATATCAGTATAACACCAAATTATATATCTGTCAAGTGCTGGCACCCAGTGTGACACTGTGATTATTGGTTAACTCCAAAATGTTTCCTAATCCGTTTTGAACACTCGCTGACTATCGAGCCCCTTGAATCTGACTCGGATACTATCCAACATTGTGTTACACATTCTTCTACAATCAACTCAGCAAACTTTTTTAACTCTTGTTCGCAATCATCACCTGATTCACTGAACCAAGAATCCATGAATCCGGCCACATCAGCCAGTTGTTTTATTCGTTCATTTATCATGTGGGTTTTCTCAAACTATCAGCAAACCATTCATTCAGATTAGCATTCAGTGCGGGCAAAGTATCCTCATTGAATTCATGCTCGCACTCCGCTCTAATCATTCGAAATAATTCAGTGATTCGTTCTGAATGACTAAAACCCTGCGTGACTTCGCGTCGAATAATTCTACGCATGAACCATTGTTCAAAAATATTCATTCCTTACTCCTAAAATGTTGTTTGATTTTTGTTGATCCACTGGTGCTCATACTAGATCTTTATCTACACTGTCCATCATTTTTACAATATGGTCATCCAATGTAATTTTTCCATCTGTATATTCATATAGATACGCAGTTGGATCATTAATCGTAACGGCCAAATCCTGGTGTACAAAATCGTATTCTTTGAATGTCCAAGCTGGCAAACTTTTATCATAAACTCGAAAAACATACTTGTCATGCGACCACATGATAACTCCATTGATACCATCTGCACTAGTGTTTGAAATAAGCTTGCTCATTTTACAAACCTTGGCATTCTATTATGTATGCCATCATAAATGTAGCAGCCCAAACACGGCAACATACCTTCGAGATCATCACTGGAATGACGATCAATGAGAGAATGGTCACCATCAACTAGCATATAATATAAACTGGTTGTACCTTCGTCAATCTGCGGTTTAAAAATATGTTCTAGGTCAGTTAGTGTCATTATTAATCTCCAAAATGTTGTTTGATTTTCTTATTCACAAAGGCATAACGCTCAGTATCAATTAATCCCTCTGCCCATTGTGCCCCAACATCAGCACATTCCATCACAATTAACTCGGCGAACTTTGCCAAGTCAATATTGTGCTGAGAATAACTGTGATGGCATTGTGCAGCAAGCTGTAAAATTCGTTCGTTCATTTATGTAACCATGTGTTATATGCAATATTCGTACCAATGAGTAGCCAAATGATAGCAAGTCCAGCCTGGCTGTGAAACAAGAAATTTAAACCAGCTGCTGTGTTTAGTGCACTGACTGTATATCCGATGGGCCTATGATTATGTGATAACCAGTCTGCAACAAAGATAATTTTATTCATTTTTAATTCCCAAATGTGTTGCCAGCTGCTGCTCTGGTTTGCTGATATGGTTTAATATCAGCTGTATATAATTTGCCAACAGTATTGCCGCAGGGTCATTTTTAAGCAGCCCCCAGGGCAGTAGTTGGTTGGCGTTCGCTTCCAGATAGTCAGATGCATGGTCCCATATCAGTATGGCTTGCATGGCATCCACTATGATCACACTGCTGAAGTTCACTATACTATCATGATATGCCTGGAACTCGTTACTGAACATACGTTCCACACGTATTTGACGCAGTTGCCACCAAACTTTGTGCTGGGCGCTAGTTTCCGGCTGCTGGCGTACCAGTGCCACCATCAACTCCCGGGCACCAGCCAACTGATGCAGATCCACTGCACCAGGATCAATGGAGGGCACCACCGGTGCATTCTGCATATGTTCCCACATGTTTTCAAGTATTGCACTGTTGGGTTGTTGTGTAAATATTGGCTTCATATGGTGTGTTTGATGGACTGATACCAGTATACAGTAAAGCGACATACCTGTCAAACTCCAGATCATAGCATGTTAAACAGTGCTGGCATGTAGTAAAAATAGGTAAATAACATCCAAATAGCCATCCATCTCTGTTGCCGGCCCTGGCAATATTCACGATAGGTCAATAGCACCAAGGAAATATAAATCACATGAGGAATTAATAATTTGATTATCATCTGGGTACTCATAGCAGTGGGCATGGTTATTTAATTGGCAGGCCATGTGCAGGCTGAGCGAACATGGCATCTGGTTTCGTAAGTGGAATTTTTAAAAGGCAATGCCATCTGTCCACTCGGGAGGTGGTATAAATTGGGGTGTGAGCGGGCCTTGCCAATTGGGGTCGCTCCAATTGTCAAAAACCTGATTGTATGCCGAGTTTGTGCTGTGTGACGGGCAGCGCAGTCGATCCTGATCTTCACTGAGCTTGCGCATGGTATCAATCATACTGTAAGGGTGCCAGGCATCCCAAATGGTAACATGGCCATCACAGTAGGTACCATCCCATGCACCATTGATCACCCAAAAATCAAAATCATCGGGTGATCGTGATCGGTTCACTATGACCAACAGCAGGGGACGATGTGGCAGTCCCAACATCAGTCTCATGGTTCAATTCCCATGTGTTGGCTGATGCTGTCAATCAACCCGCTGTGATCCACATCAGTTTTCAAGTGATCAGCCAGCTGTTGTATTAGATTGCTCACTGGTCAAGTGCCAAGTGGTCGATGTTATCTGGTACCTGATTCAGGTATGCAGCGTTGGTCAAGTGGTTATGATCTGTCATGTTGCCTTTGTTTGTATTGATTGTGCTTGCGTCAAGTGTGCTGGTACCCCCAGGGCGTTTGCAGTTCCCATGAAAGTTACGTAGGGCAGCAATAGCACACTGGCAGGATCTGCGTTTAACTTACTCCAAACAGCCAGGTGATCTGAGGTCATGGTCAGATATCGGTCACAGTGATCATAGGCGATCAGGGCCATTATTGCATCTCTTGCTGCATCCCTTGCTACACTCACAGCAGCCACCTCCCAGGTTACATCACGTAGCGCATTACGCGCCGCGCGCTTTGCTGAAATCCATGCGGCATCCCGTTCCGCATTCCACAACTCACCCCAGGCCGCATTCCAAGCCGTATTCCTTGCCGCATCACACGCCGGTATTGGTCTAATAGAGAACGACTGTATGTGGGCCAATACCTGATCAATATGCGCCGCATTGGGTAAATGACTCCATGCAGTCATGCTGTTTCCTTTGAGGTAGCAGGTTCCATGAGGGTCACGTAGGGCAACAACAAGATTGCCGCCGGTTCTGTGCTCAACTTACTCCAAACAGCCAGTTCGTCAGCAGTCATGGTCAGATATTGGGCACTGTGGTCATAGGCAATCAGGGCTATTATCACATCCTGTGCCGCATCCCATGCCACATCCAATGCCGCATTCCATGCCACATCCCCCGTTACGGTCAGCACCAGTGCACTGTATACCGCACGCCGCGCCGCGCACCATGCTGCATCTTGTGACACCTCTTGTACCCCATCCTGTGCCGCACGCCAGGCCGCATTTTGTGCCACCTTTTGTACCACATGTTCGGTTGGCATTGATCTAATAGAGAACGACCCCAAGTTGGCTATCACTGCATCAATATGCAGTGCATTGGGCAAGTGACTCCATGCAGTCATACTGGTTGCTCGGTTGTGGAGTGTTCCAATAGGGTCACATAGGGCAGTAGTAGGATTGCCGCTGGATCTGTGCCCAGGGCGCTCCAGGCGCGTAGTTGATCTGCGGTCATGTTCATGTATCGGTCACTGTGGTCATAGGCAACTAATGCCATTATTGCATCTTGTACCGACCGCCATGCCCCATGCCACGCCACATCCCATGCCACATTCCATGCCGCATCCCATGCCGCATCCCATACCACATCTCTTGATGCCGCCTGCGCCGCACCCCATGCCGCATCACGTGCCACATCCCATGATGCACGCCATGCCGCATCATGTGCCGGCATTGGTCTAATAGAGAACAACTTCATGTTGATCAATGCCTGATCTATGTGCCGTGCATTGGGCAAGTGACTCCATTCCGTCATGCTGTTTCCTTGGTTGTGATGTGTTCCAATAGGGTCACATAGGGCAGTAACAGCACACATGCAGGATCCGCACCCAACGCACTCCATACCTGTAGTTGATCTGCTGTCATGTGCATGTATCGGTCACAGTGGTCATAGGCGATCAGGGCCATTATTGCATCTTGTGCCGACCGCCATGCCACATCTTGCACCACATCTATTGCCGCGTTCCACGCCGCATCCCATGCCCCATTCCATGCCACATCTCTTGATGCCACCAGCGCCGCGTTCCACGCCGCGTTCCACGCCGCGTTCCACGCCGCGTCTCGTGCTGTACGCCATGCCGCACGCCATGCTGCATCATGTGCCGGCATTGGTCTAATAGAGAACGACTCCAAGTTGGCCAATACCTGATCTATGTGCCGTGCATTGGGCAAATGACTCCATTCCGTCATGCTGTTTCCTTGGTTGTGATGTGTTCCAATAGGGTCACATAGGGCAGTACTAGGATTGCCGCTGGATCCGTACCCAACGCGCCCCATATTTTCAGTTGATCTGCGGTCATGGTCAGATATTGGGCACTGTGGTCATAGGCAACTAATGCCATTATTGCATCTTGTGCCGATCGCCATGCCACATCCCATTCCACATCTCTTGCCGCGTTCCACGCCGCATTCCATGCCGCATTCCATGCCACATCTCTTGATGCCGCCTGCGCCGCATCCCATGCCGCATCTCGTGCTGTACGCCGTGCCGCACGCCGTACAGCATCATATGCCGGCATTGGTCTAATAGAGAACAACTGCGTGTTAATCAATGCCTGATCTATGTGCCGTGCATTGGGCAAATAACTCCATTCCGTCATGCTGTTTCCTTTGAGGTAGCATGCTCCAAGAAAGTCACATATGGAATCAACAAGATCGCAGCGGGATCCTCGTTCAGAGCACCCCATACCTGTAGTTGGTCTGAGGTCATGGTCAAATATCGGTCACAATAATCATAGGCAACTAATGCCAATATCGAATACCTTGCCGCAGTCCGTGCCGCATCCAATGCCGCACTCCACGATGTAGTCCATGCCGCATCCAATTCCGCATACCATGCCGCATCTCTTGCCGCATACCATGCTGCATCTCTTGCCGCAGCTATTGCCGCATCCAATGCCGCAGCTATGATCTCAGCCTGACACGTTTGATATGCCCTGCTGGCTTCAGTGGGATACGAGTGTAAGTTGGCTATCACTGCATCAATATGCCGTGCATTGCGCAAGTGACTCCATTTGGTCATATTGTTTCCTTTGAGGCAACGAGTGGTTACAGGCCCAGTAGCTGGCGTTCTTCATCAGTGAGTTTGGCCAGCGCACCAGCTTTGAGTTTGAGTAAACGACTGGCCTCTGCTGCTTTTTGCTCCTTGTACTCCACTGCACGATCCAAGTCAAACAGATCCAGGTCTGACTTCACGCTCCATTTGGAACTGATTAGAAAAGCATCACCGCACTGATCGTCAAGATCCTCAAGGTAGAAATCCGAGCCTCTGACACTGAGCTCAATGTACACTGCACCTGCACGATCCAACACTCCCATCATGCGCATGATATAAGTGTCTCGGTCCAGCTGTTCAACCTGAGTGTGCACTGAGTCATTGCGCTGTGCTCTTTGTGCTTGGGTCTCTTTTGTCATCTTGTGCTTTCTATTGCGGCTGTTTATGTGTTGATTATAGCACAGTTGAATAACCCTGTCAACCGGCGGGTCTTTAATTTTTATAAAGTGTAACTGATTGTGGATAGGGCACACTCTCATTGGCCTGTATTATTACCATTTTGCCTTCAACTTCAAAAACCACATACATATAATGTTTATCAGAACGGATTTTTCCACTCTGTTCACTATACCCCTCTGGCTGAAAACTTACAAACTTACCGACGACACGTTCATTTTTAAAAACTTGTGTTTCTTGATTAGTCAAGTGGTAGCTGACACCGTAAACAATTAAGCAACAAATGGTTGAAATGAAAAAGTATCCAAAGAACTCAGAAGGTTCATTTGAAAATACAATCACCAAGAAAATAATGCAGAATGCAAAGACAAACCAAAAGCCTGTATGGTCTGGTGTAATAGTTTGCAGTGGGTTGATGGTATACACAGTGTACTTTCTAGTCTGTTGCTGTTTATGTGTTGATTATAGCATATTTGGATAATCCTGTCAAACGATCAGCAATGCTTCAATGTCTGCTTCGCCGCCCTGATCAAACCGCACATACTCTTTTCCATTGTAGCCAGCAGTGACCTTGAGTCCAGGCGCACTGATCACTGTGGTATATCCTTCATCCATTAACTGGATTGTAACCTGTTCACGGCACCAGGTATCCACTGTCCAGCCAGCGCCTATGGTTTGATAATCACGTGGCTCGTGGAATTCAGGAGTTTTGACCATGTTGATCAACATTTGGATGTTAGTCATATCATTTGCTTTATTGCTATGTGTTAATTATAACACTTTCAGATAACCCAGTCAATCGTAGGGTCTTTAGTTCTTATACTGTATAAGTGGCACCGTAAGCAATGCCAGCTATGATAGTGGCAACCAAGAAACGTAGTACAAAACTGTCAGCAGGTTTATGGTCTACAATTTCAGCCAACTGTTTGGCTGTAGACGTAAGACCTCGCACAGCTAAATACACCACATACACAATACAAATTAATAGTCTCAGATCATCTACTGGAATATGTTCCATTGGATTAATAGTGATCATGTGTTGCTTTCTACTGTGTTGCTGTTTATGTGTTAATTATAACACGTTTTCGGGACCTGGTCAATCCAAGGGTTGTTCCTCGACTGCTTCAAACCATTCTGTTTTAAATGGATTGTCATTATTAGCCGATTCAGCAAATTGGTCTGCTTCAACTTCTGTGGCAAACTGAGCTACTTCATTTCTGAGTACCTCATCATAATCTCTAACGCAATGTTTTACGATCCACATATAATTTCCCAATTCTCAAAATTTACATTCTATATTTTGGCCACACCAAATTCTTTCAACTGCACCTTTAATTCCCGTTTGTTTTACTGTATCTACGTTATTATATACAGTTGACCCAATAAAAATATAAAAGCAAACAATTCCAACAAAAATTACTGAGGCAATAATCGCTAGTACCCGAAACAATATATTAAACAAACTGAAACCTTGATCAAGTTTATTGCGATTAAATTTTTTTGTGTTAAACATTTCCCAGTGCTTTCCAGCCGTAACGACTCGCAAAAATCTCTGCATCACTGCGCAGTTGATATTCCCGAACACACTTGGTCATATAACATTCAATCTGGCGAATAGTGTCAAACTTGAGTTCACGCACTGTGACCACATATTTTGGATATTCTTTTGTACCTGGATATATATTTGCTATAAACTTTTTCATGATATAAACTTAATAATTATTGAGACCCAGCAGCTGGCGTTCTTCAGGTGTAAGTTTGGTTTCTTTTGCCATATTGCACTTGATTAGTCAATTTTTAATTTTGCAGTCATTCTTCGCAAATTTTCTTGAGCCGTCTTGGTTATCGACTCGGACAATGATTGATTATGAAAATGTGAATGATTCTTGCGCAACAAATCATAACAACTATTGAGCCTAATTTTTGACTCAATAGATTCAATCTCTTTGTTTAAATTATCTGGTTTCATAATAAGCCTTTGTTGATAGTTTATTATAACATAGTGATAACAAAAGTAAACTTATTTCATAATTTCTTAACAGTGAATTCGTGTCCAAGAACATAATACTGGTCATTATCCGAGTCACACCCATAAAGAAATGTTGATGTACCAATATACAGATCTTCACCTATGCTGAATTTTCTCCAATATTCATCATCACCACAGCATGCGCGTACTGAGCAATCTTCCAGAGCAAGATTAAATAACTCATTTTCTATGCTTTTGCTTAATTCTTCTAATGCTTCACCAGAGTTGATTACGGGTTTCTTACTTAATTCATCTAACTTGCGATTCAAAACCCCAAGTTTACACGTTAGTTCAAAAATATTATATTCGAGTTCTTGTTTATTCACTGTGCATCTGCAATCATAGGACATTGTCCGGTCATGCTGGCTGAGACACTGTTTGGACAAATCCAACCAGATTGTTTTTTAATATCAAAATGTTTTACTATATCACTATTCAACCAAGAGGCAGTTTCTTGTGTGTTGCGTCCAAGGTCAATGGATTCACCCATAGTCGCATTTACAACATCTAAACAGTCTTTTATAATTAGCTCTGCAAAATGTTCTATTGCGGCTCTCTGAACTGGACCGGTTTTAAAGAAGTCTGCAATACGTTCATTGCATTGTGCTATTTCTTGTATTCGTTCGTTCATGACAATATTCCAATTAATATTATGGTTAAACCGATTACTATTAACCATTTACACCAGTTGATTATTCAACTCCAAAATGTTTCTTGATGTGCCAGCATGGGTGAATACCATCTTTGGATTCCGGCACAGTATCTGGTAACACATCAGAAACTACATCTAGACATTCCTGAATGATCAATTGGGCGAACCTTTCATACACCGTGTCGTTAGGCAGTGCGACATAATGCACACCAGCCTGTTCCAATAGGTCTCGAATTTGTTTGTTCATCAGTAGCACTCCTCAAGAATGACATTGTGACCTAGATGCTCTAACAGGTTCTTGATACCTTGTGTGCCCAGGTCTTCATCATTGTGATCCCAACTGAAAGTCTTACCATCTACCTTCACTGTCCATCCGTCACAGTGTTGCTCAATTTCAATATTTTTCATTCTTCAACTCCAAAATGTTTCCTGACCACAGCCACACCTTCATCGACATCATTATAGTGCAGTACAATGTTGGTGCATTCTTTAACAATCAACTCAGCGAATTTTTCCAATCCGACACCTTTAGTATAAACAATCTTTTCAATACCTGTTGCTACTGGAATATACCAATCAGAATCATCCAGAAATTTACATCCAGCCTGTTCAGCAAGTTTTTGAATTCGCTCATTCATAATTTAACTCCTATTATATTTCAGTTTATATATTAATTATAACACAATTAAACAACTGTATCAAGCCTAAAGTTTTTACCAGGTAACCTGAATGTAAGGCAGCATCTTAAGCGTAACTTCTTCATCCATGCTTTTGAATCCTCCGCCAATCCGTGTCTCTCGATATGAGATTTTAAACTCATACCCCAGCTGTTTCATTTCTTGTTCAATTGATCTTTGCAAGGGAGTAAACTCTGCTGAATAAAATGACTCAGTCACAACCCTAAATTCCACATGATATGGAAGGGCTATATCTAACCAAATTTCGGATTTACCTAGACTAGCAGCAATGCTAATTTTTTCTCCAATCTGCTGTATCCGTTTGGTCATGATGACATGACTGGTTTCAACTGCTGCACGTGCTTGCTGTGCTGTGATCATCATGTGTTCCTTTGTTGTGATTGGCATTGGCAGGACAGTCAGGGGTAGTAATCAACATCCACTGCATCTACTTCATAATACATATTACGTCCTGCAATAACCATGGCCTCAATCTCTGTGTAACCCAGTGGTGAACTCATCAGTTGGCGAACATGTTTAGCCTGGCTGGCGCTGCGTAACTGCTCGCACTCAGCGAATGCCCTGGCTTTTGATGTGTAGCCTTTGACCACCTCATAGCCCAGGTCAATTATTTCACACACCAACCACACGGTGGTCATGATTAAACTCCAAAGTGTTCGTTAATATCCATCTCAGCAGTGGCCATTGCTTCATCTACATTACATTCATCATCAATGGCTTGATTCTTTCTTTTAGAGACAATACTAACACATTCAGCCACAATCAATTGGGCGAACCGTTCAATAGATGCCATCCGAATGTCAATAGGAACTCTATACCCATCTGGTGCATTAACTGTATATAAATGTACCATATAACCATGCAAATGACTATCTATACACATTTTTCTAATTTGTTCGTTCATACTTCAACTCCAAAGTGTTTCACAATTTTCCAATAGGGATGAGCACCTTCTTTGGATTCTGCCGCATCATCATCATCGGACACATCCTCAGACACAACATCCATACATTCTTGAATGATCAACTGGGCGAATTTTTCTAGTTTAGTGGGAATACCCTCTGGATTGTATGTTGGCAACCCAGCCTCATGAGCAAGGTCTCGAATTCGTTGGTTCATGTGTTGCTTTCCGGTGTGTTGCTGTTTATGTGTTAATTATAACAAAGACCCTGTCAACTGATGGGTTATTCCGACTCCCATGAATCTGTTACTAGATCGTATTTGTTTTCGCTGTGATAGCTAGCATACGCGTAATCAGCAGCCTTACCGGGTGTGTCGCCATACCCGCAAATTTGGTAGACAGTCATGGTTTTACTGTCTTTGAACGTCAGGAACGCTCGATAATCCTCATCCTGAATTTTTTCTTGAACTTCAATACTAATAAAATGTATCATTTCATTCTCCGTGGATCATTACAAGAACCTTACCAGCCATTTCTGGATATTTACGCTGATGAAGTGGATCACGGTAGTCCAGGGTATAACAGCATTCAATGTCCACTGACTGCATGGTCATATGGGTTTCATAACCACGTGATACTTGAACACCGCATTCTACTTCAGCATCTTGTGGGAGTGTTTTCATCCATTCAATCATTTGTGCTACTGTTGTCATGCGTTGCTTTCTGGTGTGTTGCTGTTTATGTGTTAATTATAGCATAAAACAAAAACCCAGTCAAGTTTCGGGTTATTGCGCACCAAGGTATTTCTTGATTTTGGTTACTATGAACATGTCCTGGCCCAGCGGCCAGGACGCTGTTACCTGCCAGGGCCAATGGCTCTGGTGCATGGAGTGGGCAATTCGTTGGCATCCAGAAACACCAAACTCACGTTAAATTCGTGATCGTCAATGAAGTAGTAGGTTTTATCGTGTCTGTTGTATTCAAAGCTAGCAACACCTTCATACAAGGTTTCACCCACATAAAATTGTTTTGAATATTGGGCTAGACCACAATTGTATGAGCCTTCACAGGCTTGTTCAGCAAGTGCATACAGCTCACCGTGTATCTTAAGTGTAGCATCTTCCAAGCTTTGGAACACATTGTTCTTGGGATCCTGATTGAAATTGTTCATCTGAAAATTCCAGATCGTCAGCTCAGCTGACACGCGATCAATGTTGTCTTGGATTTCTTGCCTGGATAGTGTGACTTTATTCATCATGCGTTGCTTTCTGGTGTGTTGCTGTTTATGTGTTAATTATAGCATAAAACAAAAACCCAGTCAAATTTCGGGTTATCCAACGCCAGAGTATTTTTTGATTTTGCCCACAGTAGTCACGGGCACCAAATTCACCGTGAATTCATGTGCAACAATATAATAATAGGTCGTCTGGTTGTATTTAAATTTTGATATGCCCTCGTACAGAGTACTGCCCACATAAAATTGCTTGGAATATTCATCCTGACCGCACCCATGAGCCCCACTGCATGCTGCTCCGGCAATTGAATACAACTGGTCTCCGATCAGTGCGCTGGCTATTTCCAGGGTGTCATAGACATTATTCTTGGGATTTTTTTCAAAATCCACATCATAAGTGGTACAATCCGCCAGCGCACTGCTGTCTGTACAAATGTTATTTTGAATTTTTTGTTTGCTCATTTTTTAAAATTATTTTAATCATTTGATATAAGATTGCAGCGTTCCAGGGATTATCCACACAAATCTTTTGCATATTTATTATATCAGCTTCTGCGATTGTGGGCTCATGTTCTATTAACAGTTCACGGACAATTTCTTCGTTTAGTATTGCGTTCACATCTGGCGTGGTTGGTTTCATACTGTGGGCTTTCTCAGACTTGCATTAAACCATTCAGTTAGATTTGAATTCAATGTGGCAATGGTGATCTGATCCACTGGTGGTCTGATAGTTCTATGGTCTCGTGTGATTCGAGTGTGGTCAATTTTCATTTTTACTTCCAAATAATCGATAAGTGAACTACCAGTTCCTGAGTAGCAATATCAGCGGCGCACAACATATCAATACCAAATATAATATCCAAATCATACGCCGTGCTGCGATTATTTTTTTCTGTGTTTCAAACATCAGCAGCATGTAGGTCACAGCATTTAGTATTAATACCAAAATTATTAGTAGTAGTTGTCCGTGGTCCATGAGATCCTCCTGTTAACTGATACGCTGCGGCCGTGGTTGCCCTGTCAGCTGCAACTGAAAAATATTATAAGCCCAGGTGCTACAGGCGATATTTGGCTAGCACACTGACGGCCAAATCCACTGAATCAATCTGATCAGTTATCTCCAGTTGCATCAGCTGGATCAGCAGCTGGCATTGCTGCTGATGCTCCGGGAGCAGGCTGGCTATAAATATGTCCACCCGCGTTTTATTTTCCATTTGCCAGATTATCTGGCAAAAAAGTTGCTGCAAGCGTGTGAGTCCATTCAGTGTGATATCCATGATTTCTCCAGTATATGTTGATTGTAATGCAGTGCAGTTTATAAGTCAAACCAGGTTCAGTGTTTTTTGTTCAGTGCAAGCTGTACACACACCATTGGGTATAGCAGGCTGCCAGCTGGGGTGGGGTTTAGTATATTCCATACCACCAGCTGATCAGGCGTCAGGTTCAGGTACTGCCCACAATTATCATATATAATCAGTGCCAATAGTATGCCCTGTATCGCAGCCCAGGTATAATTATTAACCCGTATCCCATGTTTTTCCAGCATGTTCACGTGATTTTGAATTTTGACCATCATGGTGATCCAAACGTGATTACGCCGTCCATCCCAGAGTACACTGTGTGCAGCCGACCACGACACGTCCCATTCACTTCCCAGGTGGCTAAAACTCCAAACTGAGTCCCATGCCGGTGTCTCTGGGTCCAAACTGTTCAGCAGCTGGTTAATATGGGCTGCGTTGGGCAGGTGACTCCATGCTGTCATGCTGTTTCCTTGGTTGCTATGCGTCAATTATAGCAGAATTCATTAACCCAGTCAACTGTGGGGGCTTTACCGTTTCCAATAGAGTCACATATGGAATCAATAAGATCGCAGCGGGATCGTCGCTCAAAGCACCCCATACAGCCAGATGATCTGCGGTCATGGTCAGATATCGGTCACTGTGATCATAGGCAACCAATGCCAATATCGCATTTAATGTCGCATCCCACAGCACGATGTCAACGGTCACCTGCTGTGACGCATCCCATGCCGGCCCCGATACCACATCTCTCACCACACCCCATGCCGCACCCAATGCCTCAGCTCTCGCTGCGACACATGCCACATCCCTGGCCACATCCCAGTAGGCCGTCGCCAGCCCAACCAAAGACTTTTTGGCATCTGATCTATCTGGAAACGATCGCAAGTGGGCCAGCACCTGATCAATGTGCCGTGCATTGGCCAAGTGACTCCATTCAGTCATGATGTTTCCTTTGAGGTGGCATTTTCCAAGAAAGTCACATAGGGCAGTAATAGGATCGCTGCGGGATCATAGTTCAATGCACACCATACGCGCAGTTGATCTGCGGTCATGGTCAAATATTGGGCACAATGGTCATACACAACCAATGCCAATATCGCATTCAATATCGCATCCCGCATCACTATGTTGACGGTCACCTGCTGCGGCGCATCCCATGTCACATCCCATGCCGCATCCAACGCCACATCCCTGGTCTCGGTCAGCACCAGTGCGCCGTACACCTCACACCGCGCCGCGCGCGATGCTGCATCTTGTGCCACCTCTTGTGACACACATGCGGCTGGTATTGGTCTAATAGAGAACGATCTTATGTTGGTCAATACCCAATCTATATGTGCTGCATTGGGCAGGTGACTCCATGCAGTCATACTGGTTCCTTGTTTGTGGAGTGTTCCAAGAAAGTCACGTAGGGCAGCAATAGAATTGCCGCTGGGTCGTTGCTCAATGCACCCCATACCCGCAGTTGATCAGCGGTCATTGAAAGACAAGGGGCACAGTGATCGTAAACAATCAGGGCCAGCAGTGCATCCCGCCACGTGCTATTAGCGGTACATGATGATGTGTATAATGTGGCGTCCCATATCAGGTGTCTTTTTGTATCCAATATTGCCCTCCTTGCTGAAACTCTGGCTGCGTCCGTTGCCTCTTGTCTTTCTGCACTCCAGCGCGTATTGCTGGACTCATGGTGAGTACTGGGATATGCTGTTAGGTTGGATCGCACCAAGTCAATATGTGCTGCATTGGGCAAGTGATTCCATCTATTCATATGTGTCTCTTGGTTGTTCATGTGTTGATTGCAACATCGGATCAATTGGCTGTGTCTTGATGTTTTCTAATAAAGACACATAGGGCAGTAACAGCACACATGCTGGATCATCACTCAAGGCACTCCACACTCGTAGTTGATCTGCGGTCATGGTCAAATATCGGACACTGTGGTCATAGGCAATCAGTGCCAATATTGCATCCTGTACACTGTCCCATACACTATCCCAAATCGCCCTGCGTGCATCATAACGAGTCATTGTGGCACGAGAGACCAATTGGCACTGGGCGATTACCGCTGCTCTTGCACCATGCCGCAATGCGTCCCGTACTGCTTGCTGAGCCACTGACCATGCTGACTCCCGTGCCAACCAATTCCACTCCTGTTGCTTTGAAAAGAGTGGCGGGATAGATGCAATAGTAAACGATCGCAAGTAGGATATCACCTGATCTATATGTGCCGCATTGGGCAAGTGATCCCATGCCGTCATGCCAGTCGCCCGGGGGTAGCATGTTCCAAGAAAGTCACATAGGGCAGTAACAGCACACCGGCTGAATCATCACTTAGGGCAGCCCACACTTGAAGTTCATCTGCGGTTACGGTCATGTATCGGTCACTGTGGTCATAGGCAATCAGGGCCATTATTGCACCCACGGCTGCTCTCCAAGCTTCTCTTGGCGTATCTCTTGCCACATCCCGTGCCACATCCAATGCCGCATCCAATGCTATAATCCTTCCCATGGACCATATCGTATTAAATGCTGTATTAAATGCTGTATTCAATGCTGTATTCAATTCCGCAAGCTCTAAAAGTACAGCTGGCGCAACCACCTGTTTTTTGCCATGCACGGGTGACATAATGAATTCAGAGCAACACAACGGTATACCGGTCAGCACCTGGTCAATGTGTGTAGCGTTGGGCAAGTGACTCCATTCCGTCATATTGATGTTGCCCCTATCATTGGCCCGTACGATTTTAGCCAGGGCAGCAGCAGGCGCCCGGCTGCGCAGTCGCTTAGCTCAATTATGATGGTTGCGCGGTCAATGGTCATGGAGTGGTATTTCTGACAGGTCGGGTCCATGATCAGTGCAACCAGTGCACACTGAATGATCACATTCTTTTCAATGTTGGGCACTGTGTCCCACATGCTGTTGAATCGTTTTTGCTGCGGCCAATCAAGTTCATCACGAGCATCCAGATACACGTGGTATGTGTCTGAGCAATACCATCGTGAATTGCATGTGTTGCTTGACATTATCACTTGTTCTATGAGTTCTTGATTGTTCACAATAAGCCTACTGTTGATTTACTTGTTTGACTTGTATTTTAGCACAGGGTGTGAGCTAGGGCAGCAGAGATTTTCCCACTGAGTATGATCAAACAGCATCTGGCCTGCGCCACAATTGATCCATGGTATTCAATCAAATTGGAATACATTACCAGCAGTACCACCGTGGTCATGCTAAATTCTTCTTCATTCTGCGTAATTCTTCAGCTAGTACCGTAAAATTAGAGCTCATGTAAGAATATGCCTCTGCCCGTTTTGCACATTCTTCTACAATCAATGCAGCGAACTCTTCCAATTCAAATTCAGTAAATAATATTGCATTGCGGCGCCCCAGGCCCATTACGCCACTTGCTGCACCCACTTGTTGCGTCAGTTGCTCAACCAGTTTATTCATTATTTTAATCCAAAATGTTGATTATTTTAATATGGTGGTTACAAGTTTAAACTCTTGCATTCTTCAGATGTAAGTTTGGACAGTGCAGTGGCTTTTAGTCTTATTTTATCCAGATAACATTTTTCTGCATATTCTTCTTCCTTGTATGTTACATGTGTTTCCAACTTGGCCAAATCCAAATCTGCCGGTTGGCTCCACTCCGCATACAGTGTAAAAACTCTGTTACGATCTTTATTATCATGGAGACGAAACACACCATTTTTAACAGTCAAAACAAAATTAAAATTATCAGCCCTTTCAAATACCGCCATCATGCGCTTGACATATGTATGTTGGGCAACTGACAATTTATCCAGTCTATCTGTTTCTTCATGCACTGCGCTGTGCACCTTGGATTCTTTAACCATGACGTGCTCCTGATATAATGCTGCTTATGTGTTAATTATAGCATTATCTGAATAAACTGTCAATTTCCAAAGTTAAAGTGGCTGCACTGATCAATCATTTACCAATGGATGTCCGCAGATCCACATAGGGTAGAATCGCTTCTGGCTTAAAGGTTACCCGATAGTTATACACCCCCACTTGAAGTGCATCCTGTTGTTCCACAAAATAGGTCACATTATCTGATAGACCCAGGAAATGTTTTTTGTAGCTATCTGCTGACGTTTTGCAAGTAATAGTGATCTGCCGTGGCTTGTCCTGGTTTCCCAGACTACACAGTCCTTCAATGGTAAGCATATAACCACCAGTGATACCATTGTAGAATACCACACGGCGGTTGACTTCAAAGTTGTCAGCGGCCTTGCTGAGATTAGCACTGGCCATGTCGGCATCAGTGCATGCTGGTAACAGCAACAGGCTGGATGTAGCCAGTAAAAGAGCAACTGATGTTTTGAGCATGTTGGATGTTTTCATAGTTTTTTCTTGGAAGTAATTTAGGTATTATCGCGGGTATACGGGAATGACAGGGTGGCAGCCCAGTGCATGGCATGACGTACTGCCAGACTGGCCAGTTGCTCAAAGGTCAAATTTTGTGTGTTGTGTTCCATGCCATGCATAAGAAAGTTGCTGGCAATTTCCTTTTCCTGGTCAGTTAGGTAGCTAACCACTGGCGGCGCAGGTACAGGGGGCGGTACACTGGCGCCACACTGAGCAGCAATTTCATCCATGGTACTTAACTTGAGCCGGGTGGGTCGTATACCCTCCAGGGAAGTGGTTGCATTGCAGCCATCACTGAATTCTATCTGCACCCAATCACCAGCCTCAGTGACACCCTGTGCGATCACTGAGCCAATCAGTCCCACGTATTCTTCAAAATAGGTGGCGTCGTCAGCCCAATCCGAGCCGTCCTCCAGTGATAGGCTTTCCAGGACTCGCAGGTCCACATGCAGTAGTTCGGCTTTATATTTTTTGGTCATGTGTTTCCTTGTTGGTTGTGATGATTGTACACTGATACACCCTGGTGGGTCAATCACTAACTATCAACGGTTAAGAAACATAACCAGCAGGCAGCCCAGTGCCACCACAGTGACAAAGGTGATCACCACCAGTGCGCTGCTCATGCGCTGTCGAATTTTTTCTGGTCCATGGTTCATATTATGTGTGCCCTGTTGAATTAGTTTGAATATGGAAAGTGCGTCCCCTACTGCTACCTGGTGTTCGGTGCAGTGGGCGTGCAGTTTTTGTGCACTTATCAGGTATTGTCCCTGAATGGCCGGTGACCAGTCACTGTGATTTTTGCTACATACCAGTGCATACAATTGTTTGGCCAACTGTTGATTTGGTACGCCAACTTTTGTCTGACCAGGACCACCAGTGGTGTTTTTCATTTGTTGGGATGCTTCCAACTGTCGTTGTGTTTCGTATAGGCTGATGCGGTGTGTATGTATCATGATGTTTTCAATTGGTTTCTGATGCATGACAGTTAACCATTGCACCAGTTGCCAATTAACCATCCCAAGCCACTAGTATACATTAAACCTATTATACGGTCAACTCACTGGATGCACACGGCGGCGCGGTTTGACTGTATCACCATCGCAGGGCCAGTGTGAACGCAACACCTGTAATATCAGTGTGGATGCTGGCGCAGCCAGCTGCTGATCAGTGAGTGCAGCTATCCCATACCCTGCTACCTTGATCACCTGAATACCACTGGTACCGCTGGCGGTACAATGGTTGGTGCCCATACCTGCATCATGCACCCCGATTATATATCCCATGCCCACCAGCTGATTGTTGGGTACTTCTAGATTCAGCTCTGCTAGTAGCGACGTGCCGGATTTAAATTCTGCATGCACTGGTGCCATGCAGGTCAGTGCCAGCATGGCACCAATGATTTTGATGTTAAATTTCATAATTAATCCCTAATACTGTGGTTTAATAAGTTTCACATGCACACAGAGCACATTGATGCCTGCCAGCCCATTGGTGGTACTGATGTCACTTTACTTCCATACAATCTGCTCCAACATTATCCCATAACCACTCCACACACTTGGCAGGCACTCCTTGAGTGAAATCTATTTGCATTTTATGACCACTTCAAGGAAAACAAGGTAGCGTCTGAAGCCTGCTTGAAATAGAAATCAGTTCTGTTATGCTGATAGACCATATTCCATTGATCTTTAAATATTCCCAATCTTTCACCTACCCATTTTTCAACAGTGTACATCGAAACATCAGTTTCAATTTGATGTAACGTAACACGGTGAGGCCACAGATCTCGTTTAAGTTCTCTCATAAGCCACTCCATTGTAGTGTAAACCATAAGTAATCTAATCTCATGACCATTGTATTGCTGCTATTGTAGCATAATTGGCATACTTTTTTCTAATCTTTATTGTTAAACGGTTGTCAGTAGCATCACGATCAGCCATGCCCCAGTTCCAATCCCACCCCTGTCGACCAACATGTTGTTCCATCCAAGGGCGATAGTGATCGTTCGGGTCTGCTGATTCATAAGTTATGTAAGCAGCACCGCCCCAATCATGCCATCTAGGATCTTCTGGGCCAGGACCTGCCACAATCATACCGCTAGGCCAGCGAACATTGATCACTACACCGGGCATGAATCGCCACCAGAGTTTTTGTTTGATGTTTAATCCGGTGGGCAAATACAAGTTCGGTCCTATCTTAAATAAACTGTTGATTTCAATTTTACTCATTGCTCACTCCATCGTAGCTGGTGTATGCTAGCCCATTGGTGGTACTGATGTCACTTTACTTCCACACATGCTGTCAGTATATTTTTAGTAGTACCTTGATCCAGTCGTTTAATAGGAAGAGCTGCTGCCACACATGCAGCTTCAGTTTTAAACCCTGTGATATTGGTCAGAGCCACACTATCACCAGTTCCCATGGCGCCCACATATGCAAATATCAGTAAAGTCCACATTATTTTTTCTCCAAGCAGGTTAATATCAAGTCTTTGGTATAGCCATTATCATTGATAATATATTTGTTAGCAAATTTTTCACATTCAATTTTACTATCAAATGCACGAGCGTTACCAATTACCATACTGTTATTGGGACTCACAGCACTGGTATATACAAAAATTAAAAGTATCCACATTATTAAAAACTTATTTGTTCGGTGAACTTCACGACTTTATCTGAATTGGCATGACAAAGTGTGCATTGCGTCCATGAAGTTGTTGTGGCTGGATAATCATATCCTGACTCTGAATACTTAGTTTTTTCAACAAGATTACTATGTATGCATTTACTTTTTAATAGGTCAAGTTCAACCCACAATTTATCAATTATCTTATAGTGTTTGATTTTAAGCAGTTCGATCTTTTTTTCAACTGCTTTAAACTCGATTTCAAAATTTGTCATGATTTACCACTTAAAAATTATATTTCACATCAGCGCACACACTGGTACCGGATTTTCCAAGTGCAAAAACTTTCTCACATAACACAGCCTTTCCTGTTCTGATAGAGTGGTATAGTGTGTAATATTGGCCCTGAGATGATCCAGTAGATCATAATACTCCTCATCAATCTGCTGGCGAAATTCCTTAGTCATGAGTTTATCAGTACGCGGATTTCGTGCCACCCATTTGCTGGTTAGATAGTAGGGGGTTTTAATTTTAAATGCCTGATGGTCCATGGTGTATGCAACAAATCCCTCATGCTGAGCCTCCCGGCTCAACTGGATCAGTTGAGCCAGTGTCAGCTGCTGGTGTTCCGCGACATGACACCCTAGTACATCTCGTGCAAACTGGTCCCACATGAAAAAGCTGGAACCTAGCACCACACTATCCCAGCTGTTCTCACGGCATCCCAGGAAGTACATGCCAGGTGTTTCAGTGACTATGTGTGGATCATTTGGGTGCACACATTCAAACATAAAGGTGTAGCTGCTGTGAAACTCAGTGGCATCCTGCCACTGAGTCAGTGGGTTATGTGTGGCCATCATTTCCCTGGCCATGCGTGTGTAATCGTTGTCAGTGCTACCGGCAGTGGAAACCAGCATTTTACCCTGATAGGTGGTTACTGCCACCATGAAACCATTAACCTTGCGGTATACACTCAGAGGAGTATCCAGTGCAAGTACTGGGGCCTGTTTCTCCACTCCATAATTATATATTTTGGTGAATGGCCTGGCCACCACATTGAAATTTGCATCCACTATGGTGCCACGGCACTGTTCCAAAAAGTTATTCCACAGTGAGTCATAGAATACTCTTTTGGTATACTTGAGAACAAACAGCCCAGGATGGGAAGCAGATTCCCTCATTGTGACTAGACGTGGATTTTCTGTGACAAATTTCTTTATTTCTTCTTGTATCATGTTAAACCTTTACCAGCTGATTTGATGTTTGTAGTAACTGGTATACATATGTGTTCTCATGGTATTGCACCCGAACTTTTTGTGTAGTAAATGCCAGTATGATACCCTTTTTCAGACACCGATATCTGGGAAGTATAAAAAGTACTTGGTCGCCCACTTGCAATGGTGTCTGATTAAAATCCAAAAAGTCAGTGACTGCTGTATCCATGATATTCTATTCCTGCAGTGGGGTCGCGTCTGCCGTTGGGTATAAAAACTCAGTGATATTCCAGTGAAATCTGCGGCGCATGCGTTCCAGTGAGGTGTCAGGTACTGCATGTATATTTTGAAACTGGCTCTGCATGAGAATCAACACTGGCTCCACTCCCAGTGCACGACTTAGTTCCACATATGGCCGCAGTTCTCTCCAGGTGGAGAAAGTATTGGAAACCACCACATCTTCACCAGTTTGCAAGAGCTCACGTGTGGTATTCAGGCACCAGGCATGTGCATGTTGTAGCCTATCTGCATCAAATTCATAGGTACCAGATTTCATAAAATACTGATCTGCTTCCAGATGATTACCTGATCGTTGAGTAATTTTTTTGGCCAGTGAACTTTTACCAGATCCCGGTAATCCGCGAATCAGCGTAAGATTGCCCATCATACCGAACTCCAGGTTTTTCCATGCATTGATAACCTCATTTGTTAATTTCCGTGTGTTTAGTTAATGTATTCTATATTAAATCAATTTATCTGTCAATTCACCAACTCATACATGCCAAAATTTCAGTGATGCTCTTTGATCTTACCTTGCAATACTTGCTCAATAGCCTGATCCAATGGTACCACAATCTTGCCCGTTGCATCCATGCCCACATCCATTACCCTGTACTGCTCCAGCCCACTGACTGCACCATGCAGATGACCATGAAAGTGTATGGCGCCCCTGTGCTGCTGGTCAAATTCCGCTATGGGGTAGTGAAACATGACCATGAACACCCCATGATCCCGAAAACTCAAATAGTCATGTATCTCAGTAAAACAACTGCGAAATACATCATGCTGAAGATTTTTGCGATCATGATTGCCGGCAATAAGTATTTTTTTACCCTTGAGCCTTCGCATGATAGCGGCAGCATCCACTGCACTACAAAATGCCACGTCTCCAAGTATATACACCAGATCGTCATGTGACACCTGACTATTCCAATCCAGGATCATCTGATCATCCATGGCAGATACTGACTCATATGGGCGCGTGCCCGCACAAAATTTCATAATATTGCTGTGCCCAAAGTGTAAGTCACTGGTGATAAATTTTTTCATATACCAGTGTACATTAAACTGATTAAGCAGTCAACTCTGGTGATGTATCACATAGATAGTATTTCTTAGTAAGAATGCCTGGTAAAAACTCATCGCGCAGAAACAATTCCCTGCTAATAGCCTGATTGGTATTTAAAAAGTCCTGAAAATTAACCCAGGAGGAAAGATTCTGATTCTTACTTTCCTGCACATGAGTATAACTTTTGTTAAAATCGCTAGGCTTGCTAGTGAGTGAAAATATGTTTTGATAGTAATTACTAGTTCTACCCAGTAGAGTACACCACAAATGATAATTTTTAGTATTGTTTTGTATTTGTTGTACAAATCTTCCCAGGTCATGTTGGTGATGAATCATACCATATTTTAACACTGCCCACATCTGTGCAGCCACTAGGTCAGTGGTATGGTCGTTCAGATAAAACCACTCCATATGTGATGTTTGATTATCAACACCAGTCATGATGGTTTTATCCACCATGGTAAAATATACTTTTCCCTGTTCCACTATCATGCGTGGTTTTTCTAATCCACACACAGTAGCATAACTGATACCCTGTGGAACAGGGAATCGTGACACAACCTTGGTCAATTGATTATAGTTAAATGTTCCCTGCCCCAAATAGCCAGCGCCGGTTAAGTAATATTTTTTTGAAAAATGCGACTGTGCGTCAGATAATTCAGGTTTAAAAAACGATACTAATGGTAGATCAACATTGAATTTTTTAAAAACTTTATTGAGTATTTCTAATTTTTCTGATACCCATACTTCATTTGCCTCATTACTCACTGATACAGTGGGATTCACCCACATGATTATCTCATCAATCTTTTGTCCGGCCCGTAGAAAGGATTCAACAATACTAAAACTATCAGATCCCCCAGAATATGATACTCTTACATAATCATATTTCTCCCTAATGTACCTGGCATGCTGCTCTTCATAATACTGTACTGAGTGGGCTGGGGCTATGTCCCATGCCTGCTGATCGTACGCAGTTTCATTTAACCAGAGCCTGTATCCGCGCAGCGTTTTATTCTTGGTTGAATGCAGTATCTCAGTCCAGGCTGTCATTGAGTTATCAGTGATATATGGACTGGAAATACTACTATCAATCTGATAGTAGGCTTGCATATACTTATTTGAGAATAGAGGTCACAGCTGCCACGGCATGTTCCATCTCAGCCAGCTGGGCTGCATCTGACTGGCCAGAAAATACACCCTTGAGTATAGTATGATCAGTAACCTTGGCCATGAGTGACTGCGGGTCTTTGAGTGCACGGGCTAGTATTCCCTGCACTTCAGCCCGATTAATATTACTGCCCAGCACACCCACATACACACCATAGTCCTTGAATGAGATATCTTGTTTGATTGTTTGTGTACTAATTCTCGGAGTAGTGGATACCATCTTTTTCACAGTATCCGGCGAGCCAGTGGTCAGGAAGCATTGTGCCTTGACCTGTGTAGCTGATGACTCGTTCACAATGGCCAGGTAGTCAGTATCACCGGCAACAAATGCACGGAAAAGATCCTTGCCAGTGGCAAATCTCACAATTTTTACATTGGTCATGCCCAGGTCAGTGAGCTGCTGCTGCATGGGAACCACGTACAGCGGCTGACCGTTCATGGCCACAGTGGTAGGCACGCCTGATGACAGGTGACGCAGATTGAATCTATCCATATCACGTGAGCATACCATCAGATAGGATTTGGTGACTAGCGTTACCAGGGTCTCCTTGTTAATTTTAATGTCACATCCAGCTGGATGTGACGGCTGTGCCATACTAGTCATAAAGGGCACCAGGGTGGTGGTCAGGATATACGGGACAGTGGGGTTGTTTGCTACCCATGACACAACTTCGCGGCAGTTATTAAATGCCAGAGAATTTACACGATACCCACTCTTCTCCAGAGCCTCGGTTGTAGCTTCGGACCATGCAGAATCGTTCCCACCTGCTGGTGATGGACGAATCACAGTGATTTCCTTGGCAGCCCAGCTAGCTGTACATACCATGATGGCGGCGGAGATAATAATTTTCTTGAACATAATGACCCTTAAAAGTAAAGTTGAAATACAGTATAACATGTGGATTTGAACATGTCAAATACCAATACGCTGAATATAAAAGGCAGTGGATCCAACCGGAACCTGGCAAACACCAGTGCAGCCAGACCAAAGCTGGCAAAATTCAATATATTATTATTCAAAATCCAATTGTAATCCACAATGGAGGCCAGAATCAGTAGTAGTAAACTGGTTATGTACACCTGCTTGGGAACCCGTAATATGTACATTAAATATTTGCTGAACTTCAATGCCACAATCAGCGATATGAGGTTGGCCACCAGTATAATGGACAGCAACAACCATAGGTTATCACTGAAAATTGTGAGTATGGGAGTGGCTGCACCTTTGCCAAAAGTAAGTATGTTCAGGAATACTGCCTCGCTCATGGTTATGGGAATTCCCAGGGCCAACAGCGGCAACAGCATGCCCATGATACCCGAACAATGGCCGGCATCACTGCTCATCAGACTGTTCAAAGTTCTGTCACGCTCGGTATCGCAGGCCACTCGTTGCTCGGCCTGATAGGATACGCTGGCACTTAGTATATAACTCAAACCTGGCACCATGCCCACAAAATATCCTATGAATGTGCCACGTAGCATGGGTGCATGTTTGTCCCTGAGCTCAGGTATACTTTTTCTTAAACTCAGTGGGCGGGCTACCTGGAATTCAGTGAACTTGGACCCAATCAGTGCTGGAATGGAGGTGCCCACGGTGGCACCCAGTATCAGTGGTATCCAGGGGATACCGTTATCCAAAATATGCATACCAAAGGTCATATGATACTGGTAGGTCAGGCCATCATATCCCACATTCATCAGTACACTGCCAATGAGTATGCCCAGAATAGCATGAATCTTATTGCTGGACATGAGTATCAGTGCCAGTACTGTGACAATAATCACCACAAATTGCACACCGTTTCCAAAAAACTTGTATGCATAGCTAACCAGTGGAATACTGATCATCAGCATGCACAGTCCCAGTATGCTGCCCACAAATGCTGACACAGCATTTTGTAGGATGGCCACCTGGGTCAGGTTATTGCTGATCAAATACCCACTTTTTATTGCACTGGGAAAGGCACTTTCGGCACCAGGTACCCCAGTGTATATGGCTGATATGCTACTCATGTACTGACTACTCACCATCATCACAATGAAAAATGCCAGCAAGGAAACTGCATCCATGTTAATGAGTACACTGAATAACAATATCATGGAGGTGGCTGGCCCAATACCTGGAAGTAGTCCCTCCAGCAGCCCCACGATCAATCCCATCATAGATGCGCTAATAACATCAGTCATAATCTCTTTCTAAAAAATAAAATATTTTACCACCAGTGCCCGGCTCAGTGGCCGTCAAATACCAACCCAGGTTATTGGTGCACAATGAATGCCCGAGTCATGTGACTCGACCTCGGAAGTCAATCTGCGCCGACGATATTCTGCATGAATAAACGGCTCAGTGATTTGTTTGAATTTTTTCATTTGATTGCTCACCCGTGCCCTGTGCCAGCTGTGTATCAATGCAGTGGCCTGTGCCATGTAAACCACCAGTCCCATTAATTCAGATAATCTGCGATACTCATGCTCCCAGGTACTGAGATCTAAAAAGTTATCAATGGATATAATTTCATGAGCATATTTGGTACGCATGCTGTGCTCCTTGAGTAGTTCACCTGCACGCTGTCTGGGAAAGTTATTCCAATTTATTTTTGTATCCACCAACCAATAATTAGAAAAATCATCATATGACAGATCACAAAAATAATGCTCACCATTGGTATGGCTGTATTCATGTGGATGTATACATTTTACCAGTATAGCATAATTTGAATTATCATCCTGTGATGCTCTGGTAATATTGTCATGGAATTCTTGCCAGGAGGTGTAATCAGTGGCGTGATCAAAAGAATAGGCCGCTGATCGGTTGGCCAGGGTATCCTCAATGAGGTCCACTGCTGGTACAGTTCCGGGCCCAAATGAAAATAACCGTTGTAAAAAATTACCCCCATACCCTGGCTGGTATGCAATTATTATGGTTCGCATCATGCTAGTATTTAGTTAAGCGGTGCCAGGCAAATAAATGGAAATCTTGCATCATAGTTGGCAACAGTATATCCCAAGCTGTAAAATCATCAGGATCACTCCTGACTCATGGTAATTGATATCATGCCATAATTTATGGCATCATAGCATCAGTTGTAAAAATCACTGCTTCTTTGGCTGCACTGGTTTGGATATTTTACTGGATACCAGGGCATATTTGATTACCCCGGAAATATTCCAGTGTTCCATGAGTTTATTTGCCATGACTGATTCCAATCCATCACTGGTCAGGGTGGTGGGACCAGTGCCCAGCAGCTCATCAGCCTGGTGTGCCTGAAACTGATGGAATGGTATCAGCTGAACTTTGTCACCGTAGCTGGCTGTATACTGTTTATATTTCATTTAATTTTCCCTGAGGATAAATGGTTGATATCTCAACCGTTGTGCCATGTTTATTTAATTGATCAGGGTACCAGTATATATTAAAATAATTTTTCAGTCAAACTAGTATTGCCTGGGAGATTTATCAGATTTTTTAACCATGGTGGCCGAAATCTGTCCAATTATTTGTGTCTGATAGCGTATTTTGGACTCCGCGGTTTCCAGTCGTTGTTGCAACTGTACAACCAGTCTGGCAAGATCATCAAACTTGCTGCGATCCTGCCGCATCTGTTTATCATGCCCCAATAGTGTGGGCCTGGGTGGGGCCAGTGGATCCACTGCTCGAGTTTTTTTAGCTCGCATTAGTTTGAGCATGGCTGGATGCATAGCAGGGGGCATGATATATTCTTTCTGGTAACTAGAGTATTTATTAATTCGCAGGTTGATCTGCAGGTTCCAGTGTCAATTGTGACTGTGCTTTATCAGCTAGCATCTCAGCCTCCAACTCCCCCAGTACTTCCAGCAGAAACTCTGGGTCCAGACGCTGCATGATCTGCAGAATATACTGATTATAACCAGCAAAGAAATATTTGAACATTTCTTTAAAATCCTGTTGATTACCAAAGCCATCTCGTACTACCATTTTTTTGCTCAGGTTCAGTACAATTCTAGGAGGTATGCTACGTGTTTTATCACCACGCTGAATTTCCACTTGTTCGTCGTATTGAATGTTAGCTGTGTCATTCATCCATCCAGCCACGCTGGTGTTTACTCCTGCACGTGGAGTGGTACTGTAGTAGGCGTTAAGGAAAATATCTCGTTGTTTTTTCATATGTGTTTACTCAGTGGGGCGAATTTGTATTAACTCAGTGATAGTGGCTGAGAGATTGATTTCAGAGTCACTGCATACTGCATGATTTACCAGGCCCTTGCGTATGGCTAAAATTGCATCATCCTGTTGTTCCGGAGTATCACCCCAAAGATTTAAATTGTCATACATCCACCTAAAAACTCCATCAATATCATCACTGCTGGCACCGTTGCACACTGCATTGCGCCCCTCGCGTATCTTGCCCTGTTTGAACAGGTCCACTGCTGCCAGGCGCCAGTCCTGCACTGAGGCATCTCCCTCACCAGGTGCAGCCAATTCACCACTGGTGCTGTTGGCCTGCAGACTGTTCAGGCATTTGCGCAGATCTGGGTAGGTGGCTGATACATAAGTGGCCAGAGTGCCCTCATCATACTTGATCTTCTCCTTGTCCAGCACTGTGGCAGCGCGGCTGAAGAATTCCACCATATCAGTTTTATCTATATGAATGCCCGAACATCTGGAGTGTATGGCATCCATGATCTTATGCGGCTTGTTGCATGTGAATATAAACCTGGCCTGACTAGCATATGTTTCCATGAGCCCACGCATGATGGCCTGTGCATTATGAGTCAGATAATCTGCCTCATCCATGAGCACAATCTTGAAGCTACCAAAGGGCATGGTAGAAACAAATCCCTCAACTTTACCCTTGAGAAACTCCACACCGTTGTCCCTGGAGGCATTCACATGCAAAAAGTCGTAACCCTCAATACCCAATTCATTTACTAATATTTTGGCCAGTGTGGTCTTGCCAGTTCCTGGGCTGCCGCTGAGTAGTATATGTGGTATACTCTTGCTGGCGATCCAACTTTGGATTTGTTTGCGTTGCTGGTCATCAGTGAAAACATAGCCCTCAGTGGTGGTTGGGCGATATTCCTCTACCCATAATTGTTTTGCTGCCATGTTATTCCTTGTTTTCAGTACTGGTTGAAGAGTTGAGTGTGTGGGCAGTTTGCTGCGCCCTGGCGGTCTGTACATCGCTCAATGCTGATTCTAGCACAGATATATAGTTCATGGTTTGTTGTTTACTCATAACCAGACTGGCTTCATAGTTAATAGTACCCGACCACCAAATGTCCTTGGTTAGCTTCACACGAGTAATTATCCCATCCAACCAGTTTTCCGCAGTCCATAATATGGATTGTAGCCACTCGGTGGTAATATTGGGGAATCTGCTGTGACCAGTGTAGCGTCGAGTGTACATGGTCAGATATGTAGTCACATCCACAGTCATATCATCAGCGGAACATGCAATCCATACCTGATGATCATGTGTTGCATCAGTACAAGTACAGTTCACACGATAGCTTTTGAGCGTGCCATAATCAGTGCCAGCACTGATGCCCTGTGCAGGAGTTTGTGGAGTCATTATACCAGTTCTTCCACAATGCCCAGGAATTCTGCTGCAATCAACAGACAGCCTGCTACCAGAAAATTGCCATACATCAGTGATAGACCAGCCAGGATGCGTACCGTACTTTTAACCAGGCTCACGTAAAAATGATTGCGGCCCGGATCTTTTGTTTGAATGCTCATGATATTTTTCCTTGAAGTATTAATAACCTATAAGCTATTATACATGGAAAACTGGCGGAACGCAATCAATCGTTCCGCCATTTGGTTACTGTCGTGTGATATCATCCTCGTCACATCTGGCGCCAAACTGAATTTCCACAATCTTCAGTGGATGGTCAGTGTTATTGCATAACTGGTGCCAATCACCCACTGGTATATCCAGTGCCTGATGCTTAACCAGTGTCCTGGCCCCACCAGTGCCCAGCACAGTGGCCACTCCCTCAGTTACAAACCAGTATTCTGATCTGAAATCGTGGCGTTGCATACTCAACAACTTGCCAGGGTCCACCACCAGTTCTTTGACCTTGCAGTTGGGCACATCATGTAGAACTCGATAGTAACCCCAGGTACGTTTGGTCTGTGGACTTTTCCACTCTTCCAAAATCCAGCTGCTGCTGTTGGCTTTGTCGCTCCCACCAACCCCAAATACAAATTCCACATCTGGTACCTGCATCTCAGGAATATTTTCCTGAGTACGGTCGCCACCATTGGCAAATATAACCTGTGCATCAGGATAGCACTGTTTTACTTTGTTCAATAAATCACAGGCTGTGCCGTCAGAGTCATCAAATGCCAGGACACGATCAACTGCTTTGATATTAGATATTATGGACCAGCGCTCGTACCAGGGCATAAATGCGCGACCTTTTTTTCGAATCAGCCAGCTGTCACTGTTTAGTCCCACTATCAACATATCACCCAGCGCCCTGGCGGCGTTGCACATGAAAATGTGACCTGAATGACACGGATCCATGCCACCTGAAACAACAACTACTTTCATAAATTATCGCTCCTTCTTGACCACTGATACTGCTGTGCTGATAGTTTCATCCAGGTCCGGCGCCTCATCCTGCACCCCAATGATACTGGCTGGGTCCACACGGCGTAGTGTCATTTCTTCGCCAGTATCAGTGAACTCCACTTTGAGACCACGAGTCCAGCGCCCGTGTTCCACATATACCCACTGGCCGGGCTTAACATCAGTTTGTTGGGGGCCTACCCGTAGCACACGGGCCCAGCGAGGCCGGATACCCTCACTTTTACCGTCATCGCCCAGCAGCACAATGCCACTGGCCAGCTGACGTGCAGCAAATGTCATGTCACTGACAATCACATGGTCCAGTATAGCACTGATATCTCGTACCTGGCTAGTGGACTGAAGCTTGCCTGTTCGCTCAAATAGTTTTTCTGGTTGTGGCATGATTAAAACCTTTGTGGACCGCGGTCTTTGACTTGTTGTTTGGCTGTACGCATGAGTTTCTGCTCTACCTTTGCCTCCGGCGCAGCAGCACCGCTCATGCTACCACGAGGATCAGCATTCACTGGAGTAGTAACTATACGTCTACTATACTCCATGTCTGCTGCCGGAGCATCATCTCTGGGTGTCAGTGCTGGCTGTGTTTCCGCTCCCACGGTGGGAGTATGCAGGTTATAGTATTCATTTACCATTTCCTGTCTGGTGGCTTCCACCACGCCGCCAGGGCCCAGTGAGTCACCGCGAGCATTGATTTTCATGTTACCCACTGCAATTACATCCTCATTTTCCAGCCGGATGCTTTCAATGGAAACTTCCTTGCCCTGTGCTGTTGTATACATTCGTTTTGACATCTATCTCTCCTTGATTTATATAATATTTACCCTGTGATTCACACCGCAGAGGGATTTCCCTGCCAGCGTTTTAATTACCTTAGGAACTCGGCTATGTCCAGATCATAGTACATGCTATCTATACGATGAACCCCTAATAGGTATAACACATATGAACTCACGCTACTACCACGACCCACTCCCCAGACAATATCCTGTTTGATAAAGGTATCCACCATGTATTTCATGTAACGCAGCAGGTTGAACAGATCACGTTCCTGAAATAATAGCAGTTCCTCCCCCACTCTCTGTAATTGTGCATCTGTGGTACATAACTGTAATATATGCCTGGCAATATCCAGTTCCAGATATTCATCAGGCATATGCCAGCGGCTTTGCATCACTGAATCAAAGGATGCTATGTCGTACCCTGCTGGCAGTGGACGATACTGTTTGACCTGGGGGAATGGTGCATAGTTACTGGTCACGTGATGGTTGTATGCATCCGCGTCAGTAACTGCAAACAGGGAAATATCCAGACTGGGATTTTGGTACAGCATGTCCACTAGGTCGTGTGTGGTAGTATGTGGCTGACCGTAATCATCGTAATTCATTGTGGCTCCGTTGGAATATCAGTATACACTGAATAATTATGAAATGTCAATGATTCCCTGATAGCCTTTACCGCTGTCCATTTTTTCTTCCATTTCAGCCATGAGTTTATCGTTACGCCGGCCCAGTTCAGCATGATATACCTGCATCATCAGCTGTATCTGAGGTATAATACTCTGTGGCCCCATGCGCTGTGACTGATTCAATCTCTTACTCAGTTGCGTATATTTTGCAGTTAGCTCGTCAGTGGAGAGCGCGCTCACATCAGGTGCTAGTGGGTGCATGTTAGTTCCTTGTTGAAGTTCATACAGTGACCTAGAGATCGCCCTGCTGACGATTTTCTGAATAATGTGCGTCAAAAGAACCACCAGGATATCGCGCCTGTAGTTTGGCCACATTTTCAGCAATAACCTCGTTTGGGTCCAGGCCCAGGCTGCGACAAGCATTGGTCCAATACCAGATTACATCGCCTAGTTCCCGCTTCATATGAAAAATATTCTCATCGTTGAGCGGCTTGCCCTGAAACATTATTTTTTTAATAATTTCATTGAACTCGCCACCCTCACTGCTGAGACCTATACCTGAATTTAGTAACATGGGTATGTTCACCTGCGGATTCTGAGCTTGCATATCAGTGGCATGCTGCATGAACTTGGAAAAAACCTTGGTCTGCTCACTGGTTACACTCTCCACAAACTCAGAATATTTGTTTAAATCAATCATTTTAACTCCTGTAATCGTTCAGTATAACATACATCAGATACAGGATCAAAGTAATTGATTAAACTACCACATTTCCAGTGGTGACATCAATCCATCTGGTATCCACTCCCGCTGCATCAGAAAAACACAGACTACCAGTACCGCCGCCCAGGCGTACTGCATTACTCACATAGATTACGTCACCAGCAGTAATACTCACTGGCAATGCTGCCTTGAGGTAAGGGCCCACACTGGTAATACCTGTGACCCGGACTCCGGTCAAATTGCCCACACTGGTGATTACTGGTTGGGCCGCGCTGGTTACTGTTGCAGCAGTGGATGCACGTCCAGTGATGTTTCCCGAAATATTACCAGTAACAGTGAGTGTACTCAGTGTGCCCACACTGGTGATTACTGGTTGGGCTGCACTGGTTACGGTTGCAGAACTACCAGCAATATTCCCAGCGATAGTAGCAGTAACCGTGAGTGCACTCAGTGTGCCCACACTAGTGATGGTGGGCTGTGCTGCGGTGGTTACTCTACCAGCAGTAGTGGCAGTGGTGGCCGTGTTTGCGCTACCAGTGACTGATCCCTGAATGGGAGCTGTCACAGTGAGTGCACTCAGTGTGCCCACACTAGTGATGGTGGGTTGTGCAGATTTGGTCACAGTGTTGGCAGTGGCCACATTATTAATTAGTGCATTTATCCACTGACCATCGGCAGTGCTGTATACCAGGCTATCACCGTCAGTGGGCCCCACTATGGTTACATCGCTGGCACCATCCAGAGTAAAGCCTTCACTGATCTTGTGGTTACGTGATAGATCCTCTACCCAGATAGTTGATCCAGCATTCACAGTGGAAATTTCAAACAAATAATCGCCAGTGCTGGCAAAAGTAGTAACGTAGTTGGTGCCATTGTAGACAGTACCTTCAAAGGCACTCAGATTACCCACTGAGTTAGCCACTGTGGGCCAGGTAACCGAGTAACTGACATCAGTGATTTTAATCCATAATCTTAGTACACCAGCCACCCCAGCAGCGGGCCATCCACCAAACACCACATTAATCGGTGCAGCCAGTGTCATACGCTGATAGTTTCCAGAACTGAACAACACCGTGGGTGCCACCCCTGGAGTAAGAATGTCCACAAATGAAATCTGATATGCTTTAAGCTGTGGGCGCTCCAGTACCACTCCATTCATATCATTTGATACTGAGGAGTTGGCCAAACTGGATTTCAATACTACTTTTAATTGTAGGTCCTCAACTTCGCTTTTGATAAAAGCGAAGTTATTACGGGTATTGGTAAAGTTATCACGGAAACCCTGGCTGTTGTTGTCCTGCCCAGCCACTGGAAATGTACCGTCGATTGAATAGGGATTGACTTGAGATGTCATGAATTGTCCTTTGTTATGTGTATAGTGTTATTTAGCGTGATCCTGTGCTAGTGAAAAACTGTCAGACATACACATTGGTCTTACCCCATTTAATATATCGATCACCAGCCTCAGGAACAGCATATATATCCTTGTTGCTAAAATATCTTGTTCCATTATTGTCAAATGTGGTATGTAGTTTGCTGGTATTCTGTACCACTACCTGAGGAGTATATTTGTAGGTATTAGCGCCCTCGTATAGTACTGGATCATATAATAGAAAGGATCCTGGAAAACTGGTTCCGCCAATAACTCGCACTGTTTGTCCCAGCATCACTTCTTGCACAAACACCAGTTTTATAATACCGGATAGATCCACTGTGATTCGCCAGATGCCGGCACGCTGATTTATTTCACCAGGATTATTTTCCTTTTCCGTGTACCCGGGTACCTGCGTGTAGTAGGGTGCAGCGATGGTCAGTGGATTATTATCATTGGGGCCAGTGATAGCCAACAGCCCACTGATCTCCACCCATTCCACCTGGTTCCATCCATCATTACTGGTACCGGCCCGCGATTCCTGTATGGTGAATAATATAGTATCACCCACTGAGTAGGAACTAATGCGATCAATATCCAGCACTCTGCTCATGTATTGCCCATCAATTGAATCAAACTGTGTACTGGTGGCATAAGTCACAGCAGCGGCACCATCTATTACAATAGAATCACCAGCTCTGAGGCTAACTGCTTGATTTAATATCAGTAGATTACCCACTACTGCCCCAGTGATGGTAACTGAGTCTGATACCTGGCTACGGTTGCTTACTTTGAATTTTCTAACTCTCCAACCATAACCCACATTACGACTCAGCGTCACTGGCACTGGACTTGCAGGATCATATTTTACAGACTGTGGATCCAGAGTCACCAGGTTGGTGTCGGTATCTTCCAGTACCGTGGCATATACCAAATCTGAGATCACACGAGCAGCGCCGTCAAATATGGTCTCTCTACCCTGATCAAAGGTATTAGTGGACAGATTAAAATTGTCGCTCATTGAATTATCCAGCTGATATCGATCAGCCACGAAATCTATGTTGTTAAAGTTAATGTTATTGTTGGCGATGCGATAGGCTATCAGCTTGCTGGCGCCAGGTACGGTGTATGCTAGCACCACTCCACGGGTTAGCCCCAGCACACGACCATTCTCCTGCTGGCTGGTCATCCATCTGGGTAACGCACCCTTGTTGGTGAAACCCACACCACTGGCCAATCTGTATTCCATGTTACCGAAACTATTGGGGTAAAGAGTATAATATGATTCGCCGTTGTAAGTGTAAAAATTTGAAATAACTGGGTCCAAACTTAGTGCTACGCCAGACTGTGGATCTTCCACCTGAATATACACCACCTCATATATGGTATTGGAGTTGTTGTCCAGTGCCCTGGCAGTGCGAACATTACCAAAGTTGATTCTCTTGTTGTAATGGTTGTTATTTACTGCACTGGCCAGTGTTTCCAGGCTGGCACTGGTAAGCCCAGGTAGGAATAGCATGCGCATGTCCTTGCTGCGTCCAAACCAGGGATCGGTGGCACGATATATTAACTCCGGCGGGAATATCTCCTGGTTGTTTACTATACTGAGGAATAACTGTCGTTGCTCCACCAGTGGCAAGGCTTTAAGATACACATTCTCATAGGGTGCCCTGTTATAGTTGTCCACAAAAATCGTGAATTCCTTCACTGCGCTTACACTCTGATCAGTTGCCTGTACACTGGCGGTAAAAGTATATGTGCTATCAAACGTGGTTGTATCGTTGTCTATACTGGTTGATGAACTCAATGATGTCACCGTGGTGACAATATTATTTGTGGTTAACAGGTCAATAAACGTGATCTGATTTCCCTCACTCACATATATTGCTGGAGTTACCTGTATCTGATTCTGCGAAACCACACTCAGCACCTTGCTGCCACTGGCTACTCCGGACCCCTCCACTGTCATTCCTACTTCCACACCAGTGGTGCTATCCACTGTGATATTACTACTGTTACCATCCAGCCTAAAAAACTGGAAACTGGCTCTGCCGGATATGTTACCATCTGGCATGAGGCGGAGTCCCTGGGGTAATTTGGATGATGGTAAATTCAATTTGGTGTATACCAGCTGTTTGTTCGCATTACTAACCGCCACCACTGCCAGATCACTGACTGTTCCATTTATAATGGTACCCAATTTTGCAGCAGATGACCAGGTCACGTAATTGTTTGCGTCCTTGAGAACTGTAACCTGTACGGACAGTATCCCACTGAGATATCTGGGATCATCTCTTTTGAATGCCTGAATACCAAAGGAATAAATCTTGGATACCTCAGTTTGTGCTGGCATGACCCCAGTCAACCAACCAGTTACTGGATTCAGTGAGAGATTACCTGGCAGCGACACCCCGGACCAACTGATGGCATCGTTGGATGGATCAATGGCCAGAAACTTGAAACTAAAATTATTACCAGCTTGTAACACTGGTATGGTGGTTAAATCAGTGATAATAACCGGTACATATTTGTTGTCTGAATCAGTGGTCAGCAGACTGTTGTCTGCACTGTATTGCAAGCTGTCAGCAGTGTAGGAAGATCTGCTGATCACATTGATATAACAGGTCACGATATCATATGCAACACCGTCGGATACCTGAATTTGAAATGCATATACCTTGTTGGTGCTGGTCGGAGCAAAATCATATGGAAATCGCTCATCTGGCTCCACATCATATCCCGGAGTACCACGACTGGCATCAATTAGTCGTGCAATATTTCCACTGAGCAGCCCGTCTTTACTCAGCGTAATGGGCACACCTGTTCTGATATCCAAGGGTAATTCACCAGATACTATACTCCAGCGTAATTGTGTACCTGGTCTCTCAGGCAGTGTGGTAAACTGACGGGAAAAGTATTTTCCATCATCGAAAATACCCAGACTGGTCACGCGTGGGAAAATACTCAGTGTGGTCTGATTTGTAATGGCCATACTAAAAGTTCGATCAGCAATAACCCCCTGCGGAGTAGTGGCCCTGACTGTGAAAGTAGAAGTGGCAGTACCACTGGAGTTCGCGCCCAGTATTTGAGGAATTCCCTGAAATATTCCTGTACTGGTTACACGCATCCCTGGTGGGACGCTTCCAGATATTACCCTAAATTCCAGTGGATTTTGGTCGCTATCCTGTGCCAGTAACAGTATATCAGCAAATTCCTGCTCCTTGATGGTACCCAGTTTTCCTGCTTTGGTTTTCCATGTAATGTAACTCATTATAGTATCACCACTTCAATAATATTTGTTCCAGGACCTGAACAGTGTGTCAACGCTTTGGCAAATACTGCTGCACCATGTGATCGATCCTGCCCCACACTCTCTGCATATCCTGCTAGGGCGCTGGTCACCAATAAATCACCCTGCTGCACTGATCCCAGCACCTGGCAGGGAACTCGTCCACGCAGTGCAATGGCCACTCCATCCTGCGCACTGTTCATCAAGTATGCTGGTAATGTGGAAACTACCCCAGCTACCCTGGTGTCGCTGGCCAGACTGGTTTGTGTGACCTCTGCCGTGCCACCAAATATTAACACTGTGCCCGGGGGATATACAGCGTCAGCCACATAATTTTCAGCCAAGTCGGCATATTTGGCACTACTGGCCACACCGTTAAAATTTGCTGCTGTCACGTTACCAGTGACTGATAAACTGGTCAGAGTGCCCACACTGGTAATATTGGGTTGATTGGATCCAGACACAGTGCTGGCGGTACCTGCTGATGCAGCACTACCACCTATGCTCAGACCACTGGCTGTACCTGATAATCCTGCACCAGACCCATTAAATGTACCAGCCGATACTCCACCAGTAACTGATAAACTGGTCAGTGTGCCCACACTGGTTATTGCTGGTTGGGCTGCACTTGTAACTGAACTTGCAGTAGTGGCAGAATTTACTGTGCCAGATACTGTGCTGGCAGCCACACTACCTCCAGTGATCTGCACATTAGCACTGCTAAAATTTGTGGCCTGCAAGGTGACCCAGTTGTTATTCACGTTTACGGTGACCATGCCAGTCCCAGCTGCTGGATTCACTGTGGTGTTAGTACCTGCTATGATCTGGCTCACACCATAATTACCCAGGCTAGCTGATGTGATAACCCTGCTACCATTATCATACACTGCCCCGCCCAGTATGTTACCAGTGACCGTGAGGTTTGCCAGAGTACCCACTGAGGTAAGTGAGCTGGACAGAACGCCAGCTGCCAGTATAGTCCCAGTGAGGGCGCTGGCCGCTGCTCCTACATTTACTGCCCCACCCAGAGCCACTGGAGTACCGTTTATAGTCAATGAACTGTTAACCAGTGCAGTATTAGGAATTCCAGTGAGTGCGCTGCCACTGCCATTGAATCCACCAGCCGTGATGCTTCCGCCCACAGTGAGTGAGCTGAGTGTCCCCAAGCTGGTGATGTTGGGCTGAGCTGAATTTGTTACTGTGGCTGCACTGCCAGCGGTGCCTGCGGATGCGGCACTGCCACCTATGCTCAGGCCACTGGCCGTGCCAGTGAGACCAGTACCAGCCCCGTTGTGTGTACCGGTAAAGCTGGCTGCCGTGATTCCTTCGGTAACTGCCAGACTGCTCAGTGTGCCCACACTGGTGATAGTGGGTTGTGCTGCGCTGGTCACAGTTCCAGCAGTACCCGCGGATGCAGCACTGCCACCTATGCTCAGGCCACTGGCCGTGCCAGTGAGACCAGTACCAGCCCCGTTGTGTATACCAGTAAATCTGGCTGCTGAAATATTACCTGTGACATTCAGTGCACTCAGTGTACCCACACTGGTTATGGCAGGCTGTGCGGCTGTGGTCACTATTCCTGCGCTACTGGCATTATTCACTGTTCCTGTTATGATTACTCCAGGTATACTACCTCCAGTGATCTGCACATTAGCACTGCTGAAGTTAGTGGCCTGCAGAGTATCCCAGTTGTTGTTTACATTGATAGTCACACTGCCAGTACCGTCGGTGGGATTAATATTGCTGTTGGTACCTGCTATTATCTGGCTCACCCCATAATTGCCCAGGCTGGCTGCGGTAATAACTCTGCTACCACTGTCATACACTGTGCTGGCAGATACATTTCCCGCCACCACCAGGCCACTGAGTGTGCCCACGCTGGTGATTGCAGGTTGTGCCGCTGAGGTCACTACCGATGCACTTCCACCCACACTCAGTCCAGTGGCCAGTCCAGTGAGCCCAGTGCCTGCACCTGTAAATCTGTTGCCAGTGACCGCGCCGCCCACGTTTAACGCACCGGATACTCCCACACCCCCAGCTACTACCAGTGCACCAGTGGAAACACTGCTGCTGATGGTTTGATTATTTGCGTATAGATTTCCACGTGTTTCCACCAAGTTGGAGAATTGTGTGTAATCTGGCACCACGCCACCGCGAAAGTTTTGTGAGGCAGTGATTACTGGATCGCCATTGATGTAAACTCTGTCTGCACCATTCAGAAACAAACTACCCTGCACGCTATCAGTGACAGTAAGTGTACCTACCCTGGCGGCACTGCCTTGTAAGTTTCCCAACAAATACCCAGTGGTGCTGATATTGCCCTGTGACACAATACTCTGGGCATTTGTGGTGAATAAACTACCAATTTTTAGATTTCCATAGGTACCAGAAAATGTATTTGCAGCAGATTCCACCCCAGCGGCATAGAATTCAAATGCCTGAGAGTCATTGGCCCATACCAGTGCAGCAGTTCGGCTGGCTCCCTGATAATAATGAAATACTACCCCAATATCCTTGCCATCATCCACTGATAGTGGCGTTTGGTTAGCAGTATTATGTAATCTAATTACTGAATCAGTTATGGACAGGTCGGCACTGTTGATACTCACTGAGTTTCCCAGCACAGTGAGATTACCAACCACCACTAGGTTTTTACCAATCAATGCAGACTGGCTTACAGTGAGACCAGCACTGGAGATATTGCCCTGTGTGCTGAATGCAGGAGTGATAATGCTACCCACAGTTAGATCACTGTTGATGCTGGCCGTCTCAAATCTGGCGGCACCGGAAAAGTTAGATACCCCAGCCACAGTGAGAACCTGAGTACTGGTTACTCCCAGGCTGATAAGATTTACATTGGCCTGTATTGTGTTGGCCGTAACTGCGCTATATACTCCAGCGTTGACTATACTAACCACATTGCTGAAATTTTCATTGACCAGCTGGAATGCGCTGCGTATGCCATCTCCAGTACCATCATTTGCACTGGAGCCTACGTTAATCTCTGTTGTTTTTAAACTCATTTTGGGTATCCATACTATTAGTAGTATTTACCCAAACCAAATGATTAACTAGTTGGGCGCGAAACTACTACCACAACCGCAGGATGAACTAGCATTGGGATTGTCAATGGCAAAGTGGCTGCCCATGGCTGTTTCCTTGTAATCCACTGTGGCATTTTGTAGATATTGGAAACTCATTGCGTCCACTAGTATAGTGGTGCCAGATGACTCCTGCACAAAGTCATCCTCATTTTGTTCATCATCAAATGTAAAACCATAGCTCATTCCGCTACAGCCGCCACCCTCTACGAATATTCTTAACTTGATCTTGGGATCGTTTTCCTGTTCCAATAGTGTGTTGATCTGTGTGCTTGCTGCGTTTGTTAATGTTAACATTGTTATAACCTATGGTTGATTTTATCCCAGTCCATGATACGCCAGATTGCGTCCATGTACTTGTCCTTGCTGCCATGATCATTCTGGTATGCATGCTCCCAGAGATCAATCAGCAGCGCTATGTCAGTCCTATGTGCATGATTTTGTATGGTCCTGATCTGTCCAGATTTGCTCAGATACAACCAACCGCTGCCATGGAAATTGTTTGCTTGCTCCTTCATGGCTTTCTTAAAAGTAAGAAAGTCACTATAGTGACGGTGTATGATATCAGCTATTTTACCACGTGGCTGGATACTGCTGCCAGGTCGTTTGAATTGTGAAAAATATATACTGTGCAGCTCAGCACCAGCAGCATTAAAACTATCAGCATGGTTTTTATTATATGTTTCCACATATTTTTTGTATAACTTACCATAGTGATTGTCCATGGTGGATCGGCTGATCACTGGGCTTAATGCGCCCATGCCATAGTCCAGTTTAACTTGTGTGATGTCGCTGCCACTGGCGGCTTCCACCAGTGTGATTATTTCTCGGATATTTTGCATTTGATATGTTCCTCACTGCACTGTGCTACACAGTGGTCAGGTATTTATGCCCTGCTATTTGTTACGATACACTATGCGTCCGCGGGTAAGATCATATGGGGATATTTCCACTTCCACTGTATCCCCCAATAGTATGCGTATGTTGTGTTTACGCAATTTTCCGCCCAGTGTGGCAGTGATGTGATGCGTATTTTCCAATTGTATCCTGAACATGGCAGCTGGAAGTACTTCGTGTACTTTGCCGGACATGCGAATTAGGTCGTCTGATTTGGCCATTCTTGTGTGTTATTGTTCCAGTAACTGGTATTTATCATAATAAAATTATCGGCGCATGCTGCTGATATCACGAGCCTGCTCATTGCTGAACACTGGCACGGCATTGCTTTTGTGCATGGTGGCTACGCCCACAATTTTATCGCCAGTGTATACCTTATCTGGTGCTCTGGTACACGCCACCCATCCAGTGTCTCTGCTGCTCAATTGCACTGCATCCCGTCCTGGCGGTGTGGTTAATTTATACACCAGTGGTTCTGCTGCCAGACCCCGTGAGCGATGTTTTTCCTCCAGTACCACGCCATGCTGTTTCTTCAGTGCTAGCCACTGCTGTTCCAACTGCTGTGATTGCGCCTTGGCTGCTGCACTGGCAAATTTTTGTTTTCCACGTTTTTTACCTGTTGTGTTCAGTGCTGGATGTGATAGGCTCATGTGTTATTCTATGTTGAAATTTATGGGAGGTCAAGTATTAGGTTTGGTGATGGGTTCCTTATCAAACACATATCCAATGGGTATCATGGTATAGTCCGGCGCGGCCATCACATGAAATCCATCCAGCTCTATAATAAACATATGCTTGGTATGCGTTATGGATAATTTAGTGGTGATATGATCTATTGAATATCCTTGTGCAAGAAATTCTCCAGTGATCTTATCGTACCAGAATAATTGCTGATCATGCTGTTCCTCCCGTACCTGGTGCAACCAGCTACGGATTGGCAGTTGATCTGAGGTAAGTTTCGTACCAGGTGTAACTACAGGGCGTACTATCCATCGTACTACTTGATACAGTAACACCAGTGACACCGCTAATACCACATAATCCCAATTCAAATTCATATTGATTTCCTAATGTTAATTAACCGTTGTATTGCTCCACCGGAGTAAAAAAATTGACACACTGTTGCCATCACGCAGACTCCAACAGTTAAAACTTAATCGATACCCCAGTTCCAATTGATTAACCCAGTGATCTATTTCCAGTGCCTGGGCATCACTGAGTCCAAATAAATCGTCACCATGGGCTGTGACCCGCGCAGGCATCACATGCCTGCCCAGCGTAGGTTATACAGCATGGCATCTCTTGAGTTACGAAAACATATATTATATTCACCAGCATGCCAGCTGGCCCAGGGATTCAGACTATCACCCAGTGGAGAGATATTCAGAATACACCACTGTCGCCGTTCTGAGCGTTGCCAGGGGGTTAACCCACTGACATCCACTTCCAGGTTAGCTGGCCAGTTTGCAGAGAATGCTAGTTTTTGTTTGCTCATGCATGTATTATACATTAAACTGAATAAGTGATCAAACTGATGTCTGTCCCCACCGGAGCAAAAAGGCTGTGACCTGGGACTCATGACGCAGCCAAATACCGCCCTGATCATAGTAAAAATTCATACCATAACTACTGCGCCCCTGCTCATATGAAAAATTATTATCCAGCCACTGCGCTATTTCTGTGCTGGCCTCCTGCTGTAGTCTGTACATGAAAATCACTGGCAATTCCTCACCAGCCCATACTTCCATCCACTGATCTCTATTTTGTAGTATGTGCATTGACTAGTTGTATTATCATGATCCAGTGTAACATGTCAGTGTGCCACTGTCAATACATCACATGTACTGCATGATAAAGAATGTTTCCAGTGCATCATCATAGAAATCCAAATGTATATTCTGCAAGTAGGACGTTGGTGCATACTGTGTACGTGTGGTAAACCCTAATTCTCTGCGACATTTATCACGTATCAGTAGTATACTGGGCGGATTCCGCGCTAATATTTTAACACGGACAGTCGACCATTGGGCCGGAGTTAGAATTATCATTGGCTAAATTTTAATAAAAATATCACATACTGAGCAGGGTCAACTATATGATATTCTGGAGTATAATATCCATCATCGCGCATCAGTGGTTTGAATCCATGTGTTAGAATACAGTATTCTATCAGACCCTCATTATCAGGCTCACCAGTTCCCAGCAGCTGACACTGATGCTGCCAGGCTGTTCTAATCAGAGTCAAATTTTTCCAGTATGCATGTCTAGCCCATAGTTGTTCTGGTCCACTAAGATCCACACGCTCAGCTGTCTGACCATTACTCATAGTATTCTCCCCAGCGTAGTCTAAAAACAAGTTCGTCTGACGGCAGGTCAAACTTAAAATAATGTTGTCTGTATCCATGTATGAATCCATTGGATAGTATGATTTGGGTATCCAAGGTGCCGTGGTCATAGGCCAATTTCAAACGATCACAAAAGTCAATCATTGGTTGCTGCTGCCCACTGACTACTATCCTAATGGGCATGACTGGTGTGCACCCTGAGTTCATGATAGTTTTAATAGAAATATGGACTGATCATTTGGATTCTTAAATTCTAATTCGCAGTTGGTGGCCAGTTGATGAGTTGTTGTTCTGGTGGCACCAAACTCCAGTTCCAACCATTCCCAAAATAACACAGCAGGTACAGTGTCTTTGAGCACTGACTGCTGATAATATCTGCCCAGTAGCCTGGGCCAATATGGTGCCAGTGCAATTGTTGTGGGTTTCATGGATAACGTACCTGTTAATTAGTGAATCTTAAAAAATACTCAGTGGCTAGATCAGCAGGTAGTGATATCACCAGATGCATGTGCTGCATGTATGTAGTAGTATCCAGGTGTGTGCGTTTGACCAATTTGCCGCCCTGCTCCAGCGCCCACTTTGCAGAAGTATCATCAGTGAACCATTTTTCACTCTCTTTGCACTTGTGCCACCAATCATGTTTTTGTATGGCTGAAGACATATCGTCAGCCATCATCATGTGTAACTCACACACTACAATCAGTTTATCCGGCGGCATGTCCTGCCCATTTTAACGCAAAAAATGCAGCTTGCTCTGAATTTTTAAAACTGAACAGATACTCTGAGCTGAATATCATCTGAGTCATACGCAGTGAGTAATCCTGAGTGGGGATTTTATGATCAGTACACCAGGCCACTGCATCAGTGGCCTGATTGGCTCCCTGTACCTTTACATGATGAGAAAGAGCTGGCATCACTGACTCGCACATCTGATTATTTTGCATGCAGTAATTTCCAGGTTCGACTTTTAGCCAAGCACTTTTGTTCCATGGCACGATACTGGTTGCCCAAATCTGCCAGTTGACTCCACTCTTCCTCCAAATCTGGGTTGGGTATGACCAGCGCCAGCCTCTCAGTGATTTGTCCTAGTAGGTCAGTCAATGATCCGTTGGTTACCCTGACGCCGCCGCCAACCACCAGGTCACCATTCACCGACATGGGTGAAGATTGAGTGGTGCTATTACCTATATTTACACTACCAGTAATAATTGATGATGAACTGGTTAATAAGTGACCAGTTTGTGTTCCGGTACTAATCATACCCTGAGATACTGAACTAGTTGCTATCATGCGTTTACCTCAAATGTTATGGGTTGATAGTTATTGGCCCTGGCCTCATATTTCAAGTAACCACGTGGGCTGCACAAAACTCGAGTATCACCCAGAGTATAATCAAAATCATCATGCACATGCCCATGACACCACACTTGAATCTCTGGATTGTCCAAAATAAATTCACTGAGGTCACTGTGATAGGCACCGTTCATTATGATGTCATCACTGTATTTCATATCCTGGCTCAGGTGGCTTGGGGTATGATGTGTGATTACCACAAACTTTTTATTCTGACCAGTGGCACGATTTTCTTCCAGCATCAGTTTAAAATACTGCAATGTTGCATGATGCTCTGACACTGTCCATTCAGGAGTAAGTCGTTGTGTTCCTGAGGCAGCATGCATGTCAATGAATTCATAATCCTTCATCACGCTGCGCATGTGGAACAGTGTGAGTGCGTCCTCACGATTCATATCAGTCCACATGGTGGCACCCATGAATATGACTCCGTCAATTTCCAGTGTCTGTTTTTCCAGCAGCTGAACATTGGCTGGAAGATTATCTCGCAGCAATTGTGCAGTTTTATCCACGCTGCTGCGCCAGTGTTCGTGATTTCCCATGACATACACTACCTGACGGTACTTGCTGCATTCTTCATGGAAAAATCTGGCATACCTGTCACTGCGCATAATATCACCAGGCGCATTCATTAAATGGTTTACGTCATACTTGTGACGGTCCAGTCTCCCAGCCTCACATGCATCACCCGCGATGATTAATACATCACCACCAGCCAGAGTTAAATCTCCATGTTCCAGGTGTAGGTCACTGACAAGAGTACATTTCATAATATGATCCAAATAAAAAGGCACCAGGTGCCTTTTTATTTATTATAGGCGTAAAATTAAATTCCGGCAGCTAGTGCCCGATAACCGGCAGCAATTAGTGCCTTGCTGGGCTTACCGTGGCGATAGGTGGTCACAGCTACTCCGTTACCGGCCACTGTGCGATCAGCGTATACTGCAAAACCAGTATGACGGATACGAGAAACTTCGGCACGGAGATTCTTCACACCCATTTTACGGGCCTGAGCTTCAGTGAGAGTATCACCCTGCATGACTAATTTGGTAAATACTTTGCCTGTTTTGGTTTCTGGATTGATATGTTTTGTCATTTGAGTTCCTTAAAAATATATTACTAACGGCTAATCACTATTATATGCTAAAAACACAGGCCACGCAAGCCTGTGTTTCACCATAATTTACTGGTCTCCTGCTACACTACTACGGGTAAGTACAAACGATCCTGGGCAAGAGTTAGCATCCCAGTGCAGAGTGTCACCCAGATTCCATCCCATGCTGAGCATCAGTGTATCAGGAAAGGGCATAACCAACTCACCAGTCACTGGATCTTCACCCAGGGTAACAGTCCAACTGGTACCACTGGTCTGCTCCACTGACCCAGCACCAGTATCTGGCTCAATCTGACTCTGTGTGAGTATAATCACTTCAGTGACTCTCATGGTTTTAAAGGATCGCCAGGCCTGCTGTGTCAGATCATAGGCACTGATGGTGCCAGGATCCACAGCTCGGATTCGATGATTTTCCTTCACAGGAGCAGCGGGTGGCAGTGTACTGGGCATGAGTGTGCAGGTCATCACCCGCTGCTCACCATCCAATTTGGTAAAAGTTACCTCGCATACATGGTTGCGTAACATATCCTGGATTTGATCATGTTGTTGCTGCACCTGCTCAGCGCTGGGAGTTTCAGTAACAGTTTGAATTATCATTTATTTTTCCTTGATGTTTGATTAATTTATCTACCAGGCCGACTGGCCATTATCATGCCCTGCTGATTCCCACACCGCACCACTATGTCATAGAACTCATGATCGTTGATGTCCTGATCAGTTAGGCTGGGCGTACACTGCACTGCCTCGATACCGCGCCCCTGATATCTGCTGCTAACGCCGTGGCCCAGGGGTTTATCGTAACGAAATTCCATGTTACTGCCCATCAGATGCACCTGATACAAGTTTAGTGCATGTTTGTACAGATGAAAGTTAATCATCAGTTCTGATATATAATCCAGTCCCTGATACTTGACTAGATACTGGCGGTCACGGTATCTGAACTGAGGCCAATGCGCTGTATCCAATTCAGGATAGCTGCGTTTAAGCTCCAGGGTCACTGCACTGATGTCCACTGCCGTGGGACTGATCATGCATATGTTGGGGAATTCTATAGCCAGTGATTTCCACCGGTTGTTGATCAGCAGGTCAGAAAAAATATCATTGGCAGCTGTCACTGCATTCAGTGCAATGGGTAATTTGTTTACAATACTGGATACACGTGGATTCAGCAGTGAATAGTATTCACCAGTGGCTACACTTTTCACCAGATAAATCATGCGTTCAGCATGCATACTGTATGCATGGATATTGTTTAACTTACCACCAACCAGTGCATCCTTGATGGTGCGCACGTGACTGAGTATGTGCATTTTTCCATAAAATATAAACTCTCGCTCTAATCTGGGCAGCTGGCTATTTATAAGTTCCACTGTATCGCCACATTGTACCTGACTCAAAGGTATTTTGGTATTTTCTTTGATGGTTTGACGGGTAGCTTCCAAAAAAGGTGTACTACTCACTGGCAACAAAATATTCCTAGCGCCATCACGGCCCCACGCACACTTACCCTGGATTAGTCCTTTGGTCAGATCAGCACAGTCCACCAAGCTGGCAAAATTTTCACTGGATATTTCCAAATCAAATCCACGAGGATCAGTAATACGCCATTTTACATTTCCGCCGCCGCTCCAACCACTGCGCCGTACTGTTTTACCAATTTCAAATCCCTCCAGTGGAACATTATCAATAATCCTTGGGTAGCAATTGCTGATAAACAGCATGCCAGCATCCCAGTATTTGGAGTTACTACCACTGGCGTAGGTCTGTTGCTGCACTACATCCGAGGTAACCAGTGTTATATCCTGATTCTCATGTATGGTCACCTGAGTTGCGCGACCATATGCCCAGGTATCCTGGGTGACTTTGCGTTTAGCAAACCCAGCATCCTGTGTGTATGGACCTGCGAAACCCAGCTGACTGGTTTTAGAGGTGGTCTGATCATCATACTGTATGGTGACATATAGTTGTGTGGGTATGGTGGTTGCCATGCTATTATTTTCCTATTATACCAATAGTGCCAGTGACACATGTGCACGTATTATTTTTTCCATGTGTGCTGACATGCTAAATGTTACTCTCTGGTAAAATGCCTGCTCACTCAAACTACTGACCACTGTCGGGGCCAGTAATCCAGCGAAAAAACAATTACCCATGACATGGATGTCCTTGGGTATCAGTAATACCAATGCGGTGTTGATCTGATCAGCGTGATCCAAACATAATTGTTCACGTATGGCTGTCCCAAATCTATACCCAATCAGTGGTCTGTCAGAGTATTCTGATAGATTAATCATCAGTGGCACTGCCCTGGGTTGCGCTGGTATGCATGCATATAGTGTGGTCAAATGAGCATAATAATCTTGCTCTGGCCAGCAATGCAAGGTGTCCACTCCCAGTGACCGGTAGTTATCACAACTGGTCACCAGTGCTTGCACTTCCTGTGCATTTGCATACCCTACTGCACGAAATTTGGATAGCTGCGCCCTGAGGCTGATAATCTCAGCCGCAGCCAGTTCACAGGTTATAGCAATGCGATCCTCCTGACCGTCAGCCTTGCGGCCTATGGCGCGGCGAATGCTGGCTCGGTGCAATAATTTATCCAATATCTCCTGCTGATCAAAGGGTGTATCAATCATTGTACACTCACAGTCATTGAGCTAACAGCTGGTAGTTGCATGGGGTAGTACTTGTATTCAAATATGCCAGAGGTTTTTATAATTTTTCTCCCAGTGCAGTACCACGGAATGTTTTAAAACGCGGAAATCGCATGCTCCAGCTGTCACCATCCTGTGACTTGGTCAGTGCGTCAGCACGTACTTCAGCCAGTAAACCCACTGGGTTTGTTTGTGGATACTCAGTGTGGGTTACCCATTTGCCAGCTGTTTTTTTCTTCCATTCCACTGGCTGACCCGTGTAGCTGGCCCACAGCTGGGCCCTCAACTGGATACTGTATCCTCCACCGCAATTCACTCGCACCAGACGATCGCCAACCATGCCTTCGCACACCAGTGCACCCAGTGTACCCACGAATTTGGAATCTGCTTTACCCTCCTCGCATGCCACCACAGTGAGAGTTTCCTCAATGAATGGTTTCATTTTTAACCAGGCCGTGCTGCGTTTGCATTCATACAGGGCCAGCGGATCCTTGATCATGATACCCTCAGCTTGCACTGACAATGCCAGGGCATTGATTGCATATAGTCTATCTCGGCCAGCTGCGGTGTCCAGATTCACCAGCTCATTACCCAGCACTGTGACATTGGGCATGTGGTCAGCAATTAACGCATACCAGCGCTTTAACTCCAGTGTACGCTCCAGTTGATTTTTACTGCTGACGCCATCCTGGAACTCGCTCAGTGGTAATATGTCAAACAGGTTTAATACTGCATCATTGGTTTGCACATCAGTCTTGCGACGCGCCTGTTTCATCAGATCCTGGAAGCTCTTGGACATGACTTCACCATCCAGCACCATGGGCACTGAGAAAAATACCGCATGCTTGCTCAGCTGTGTACGTATCAGCTCAAAATTAACCAGCTCCTTGCCATTGCGTGAATATTGACGTACTGTACCATCAGGGTACACAATACTCATGCATCGCATACCATCTAGTTTGGTGTCAACGAATCGCTGACCTCTGAGGAATTTTGCATCCACATCTCCAGTCTCTTCATCCACTGAATCAGTGGCCAGCTGTACTGCAAACACTGGGATCTGGTATTCACTGTGTGATGCCGAAACAGCCTTGTTTACGGTGGTTTCACTGAAGCCAGCTTTGAGATCCTTGATCAGTATCAGACGATACCAGCCGTTCCATTCTGACATGGTGGCACGATTTCGCAAATAGGAAATAGCAATTAGTGCAGCATTGCCAGTGAGTAGTCGCTGCGATAGCTGTTCAGCCAGAATCCAAAAAGCGTCTGGTGGTATACCTGGGCCATCCACTGTGGCCACTGGCACTTGTTGAACCCCATATGTAATCATTGGGTCCAGTGCAGCTTTGAGCCCGCGGAAGAACTGCTGATTACCCGCCACTGCCTGCTCCTGAATCAGTGACTGTTTGAGATTTTTACTATCAGTGGCTGCGATACTGGCTAAAATGTCCTGGGGCATGATCATATTGTTCCTTGGTGTCTAGTCATTATTATATATTAAACCCATTAAACAGTCAACTCACTCAGGCAATCACTGATCAGTGGAGGGTAGCCCATCTGCACTGATGGAGTCATCGGACCCTGGCGCATATACCCTGGTGCGCTGGCTCAGTGCATCTGTTTTGGTATAGGAATAAATCTCACCATCAGGAGTGAGCCCCTGCTCCACCCCATCAGCTCCGGCTGCACCCACCAGCTGAGCATGCTCACTGACCAGAGTTACAAAACGATGTCCTTGTTTTCTAGTGGACTCGATCATGGCCAGGGCCTGAGATAGGGTGTTGGCTATTTGGCCAGATACCTGACCTGTGGAAATATTGGTATGATAAATCATGTATTCAATTTGTTGCATGTATGTTCCCTGAGTTAATTTTATGGTGCAACTGCGCCAAGAGTTTCCCAGGTTTTTTGCTTTTCCCAGGAAATAATCACAGCATCTGACCAATTGCTACGAATATTATGAGTGTTTTGGCACCACTGCTGCACCAGGAGCTTGCTGCCATAACTACCCATTGGGGCTGATTCCACTACCCACTTGGCCATGCCCCAGATGGATTTACGTGATGCAATATCTGCGCAATACACTGCCGAAAATAAATCATTACATAGCATGGTGTAAACGAAACTACCTGGCTCCAATCCATATAAGAAATAGTTTTGCATACTGATTTTCACATCCTCACTCACATGTGCATGTGCATCATCAGATATCAATCCAGCAAAATTTAATATGTATTCGGCCTGTCCTGCTGCATTGTATCCAAAATATTTTTTCATTGCGTTGCCTGTTCATAGGGAATTATATGCACACTGACCCCAGGCATATGACTGATTTTTTCTTGTATGTTGTGATAGATTCCGCTGGTAAATCCCGACATACCATAGTATTCTGGGCCCACTGGGCAATGATATATACTACCACTGATTTGCGGCAGGATCCAGTGATTGCTCTCCAGGGTAATACCCTGCATGCCACTGCTCAGTTTCCAGCTATCCCCACTGGAAAATCCACCATGCCAACTGGCTAAAATTTTACGGGTACGGCCGTGATCATCACTGTTGAATTCCAGCACCATCCACAGATCAGGGATATATATACTCATTTTGGTACACTTTCTAGATGTTTACATTTTCCACGGAAACTGAATCCACTACAGGTGCAGGTCCAGGATTTTCCCTGCTCAGTGAGGGTGTATGATTTACCAGTACTACCCTGAACCATTATGGTACGAGCAGTACTGGTGGCCGCCAGGGCAGTGCTATCAGTTGTTTTTGCGATACTGGGCATCACATACCCAAAGCTGTTGTCAATCTTTTGAAATTTGCGGCCACGAGTGCTGAATTTAATTGGAGTTTTAAATGTAAAAACCTGTGTCTTGCCCAGGGGAATATATGCTACCATTCTGCTTTTATCATCAGTGAGTAAATAGGTATGATTAGGTATCGCTGCATTATCCCACAGTGTGGTCTCAAGGAAAAAATTCATGTTACACCTTCTGTGGCAAGTTAATTCAATAGTTTACATTAAACCAATTACACAGTCAAACCGTTTTTGACTTGTATAATTATGTGGTTACCAGGCCAACAGTTTGGCCTTTATCTCAGTGTAAAACAAATGGTACCTGGCCATGCGAGCAATATCTTTTTCAGTGACTTTCTTGAGTCTGCGTAGATCAGTGTTGTGGCGCAGGTCACAAATCTTAACCTTCATTGCATCCATGTTGGAGAACACTGCTTCTTTATATTCCTCCAATGTTTTCCCAGGAATTTTGGTCAGTGCACGTATGCCCGTAATCACCCGATCGCTAAAACCAGCACTGTTCAGGTCTTCATAGGTTATACTGGTATCCTCAATTAAATCATGCATCACTGCAATCATCTTTAATTCTTCATCATCATCCTCAAGAAAACTCATCACCTGCAGGGGATGCAAGATATAGGGATGGCCGCCACGATCAGTCTGCCCAGTGTGACCCTTGGTGGCCAGCATAATGGCCAGTGATATTCCCTCACCTTTTTTCATATATTTCCTCTGTTAAATACAGTATATATTAAGTGAATTAAATAGTCAACTTTAGGTAAAATAATTGTATTTTATACGTATAAATGTGGTTTTTGCTGTCGACGCTGTGTGATTCTATGCAAAATTATGTCTCGTGCTGCTGGGGTTTCCTGCCAATCACCATAAAATATAGTGGGAAATCCATCAAAGGTTAAGACTCTGCTGGGGTCAGTTTTATACCCCCTGCTGGTCATTTCATCCATGATCCTCACCAGTCGCTGCCGTACATAGTGCAGTTTGTTATAGAAAAATGTTACATGCCCTGCATTGAGTGTGAATAATTGCGGAACCCCTGCCAGAACTGCTGCCTGATCTCGTGCTTTGAGTGAACGACGTAAAGCTGCTGGTATCATGGTTATTTCACGATATTCAGCTATTAAATGCAGACGATGTAACTCAGATGGGCTCATGCCAGCGTTTATTCTTGTCATGCGTAATTGTACAATAACTAAATTTTATTGTCAAACCACTTGTAAATGCGCATTGACTGTGTAACAATACACTGGTAGATAGATTATTACTTACCCACTTGTTTGATTAGCGCTGGCTAATTCCCATTGAGTCTGCGTTGAAAGTTACACGCCGTCAGAACTTGGGTGGGGTACGTGAGTGACCAACGTCAGGTCACAAAAGATAGCAGCTCTGTGAAAAAGATACAACTGCTGACTCAGACGATTTCGCCATTCAGGGATCGTATGGGTACCGCTAGTAGACAATGCTAGAGTAGGGGGTACCGGCTAACCGCCTCCGTCGTTTGTAAACGAATCTCTTTTGGAATGGTATGTAAAAGAACTCAGATGAGGGAAAATCATATTTTTGCCTGACCCAGGCAAATTATGACTGAATCTAGATGAATAGCTATGTTCAATACATGTTTAAGTCCGTGAAGTTTATATTGATCATGTTGTATAGGATCGGATTAAAAATGCTTCGAAGCGCAGCTGAAGAAGCAGATGAGTTTATCTCATCTCAGTGTATATACTAAGCTGATATAAAATCGTTGTTATAAATGCCATGCCACGATCGTGAGATTCAGAATTATTATTGGTTTGGTAACTGGTTAGCATAAGTAAGGTATGACTAATTTTTTCATATGGATGCAACGGGATCAGGGATGGAAATCCATGCTGGCACTGGTGTATGCAATGATATGTATATTTGATTTTGTGGTGGTTCCTATTTGGATAGGCGCTAGCCACACGAGGTTGGATCTGGCACTGATTAGGGATTCGACTATACCATTACAAATACAATTGGAGCTGATACGTGTGGTTTATCAGCAGCACCAGCCCTTCACTCTTCAGGGTGGTGGGTTGTTTCATCTAGCATTTGGTGCTTTGCTCACTGGCAGCGCTCTGAGTAAATCCAAAGATAAATCCACTGATTAAAACATAACCAGGAAACAAATCATGAAAATTAAAATGCCCAAAATAAAAATAAAAAACCCAATCAAAGTGATCACCCACGAAGTTAATCATACCATTGATAAAGTGGAACACATTGTGAGTCCAGTGGTAGACCCTGTGATCCACGTCATTGATGATCATATCCAGGATCCAGTGTCCAAATGGGGACAAACACTGGCGCAGGACACACAACTGGCAGTGTCCCACACCAAATCAGTGTGTGAGAGTCAGACAGCTGACTATGCCAAATTGGGACTGGATGTGACCTCTGATATTTGGATTCAGGGCAGCACAGAGACAGTCAGACTGAGCTCACAGGGTGTTGATGTGGTGGTTGACGCCACTGAACAAGCTATCAAATATTTAGAGGAAAATGCATGTTACATGGGGTTGAACATGGCACTGACCCTGGGATGCGTGGAATACTTCACCCCCAAACCAGCACCTGCCGATCCTGGTACTGTGGCAAGTGTGGCCATGTCGGGCACGTACCTAAGCTGGGCTGCTACCAAAGGATCACAAATGGTCCTGGCCACCACACTGGGTGCGCTGGTTACACAGGGACTCATGCTGATTCCAGGAGTTAGTGGTGCAGTGGATCGTAAATTACTTCAACGAGTGCTAACCAATGTGATTGGTACTATGAATCCCACAGTGCTCGCAGTCAGTCTGGCCACGCCAGCAGGTGCCGGGCTGTTTGTGGCGTCAGTGGTATCGCCGATTGTGGCTCAGATGGTGTGCAGTCACGTGGTTCCACGAGGCTGTAACTAGTCACAAAATGGGGACCTGGGTCCCCATTTTCTCAACACGTCAGTGAGCTGGTGGTCTCAGAGCAGCCAATATATCATTGACCATGGAATTTTCAATGATATGCTGCACCAGGATACCCAGTTTAGTACTCATGCATGTACCAGGGAAGTCCATATCCGGTAATCCCAGGTGAAAGTCACACTCATCAGGTGCAGAGAACACCTGGTTGGTATCAGCATAGGTACTGTGTGCGATGGTATCCATCCATACTACATAATCAGCTTTCAATAACTCACGCTGTAGCAGCAGTGGTGCCACCATGTCCACCAGCACCAGGTCTGCCACAGACTGGTCAGCCAGTGATCTCATTCTACTGGCTTGACGCAGGCGTCCCTGCACACTAAAATCCCAGTCATTAAACTGTTCACGAATTTTATCTGCGTTGAACCATTCCACTGTCAGTGCATGGTCAGTGGTCAGCTGTGTGTACATACTCTGTGCGCAGGTGGTTTTGCCAGAGCCAGGCAGTCCCATGATTAATATCAGCTGACTCATAATATATTAAACTGCTTCAGACTCGGACAGTGTGGCCACGATCTTGTCCATGACAGCCTGTGCCGATCGAGCTCGAATTTCTTCCAGGTTTGCCTGAGTAACTGGGGCCAGCACTGGGCCGCGTGGCAACTTGTTACTGAGTACTGGACCAGCCAGTACCTGTTTGGAAACTTTTGCCACACGTACCTTGGCCACACGGGCGACTTTTACCTGATCAGTAACTGGATCATACATCTCAGCGCGGCCGTCAATGGCTTCACGGTATTCAGCGCGGTTGTACAACTCAGTGGTCTTGAGAAAAGCAACCATTTCGGTCTTGGTCATCTCGTGTGGAGCTTCAATCAATTCAATTTCGGTGTTGCCTGCTTTGGTCAGACCCTTTACGTACATCAAATCATGTGTAAAACGGACCTTGAACTGACCATTAATTTTGGAAACGCCACCGACTTTGAACAATTTAGAATTTGACATATTTGATATTTTCATTAGTAATTGAGTTAAAACACCATGCCCACACAAGGAGCATGTTCGAATTATAGTTTAAATTAAATTAATTGTCAACCATAATTCTGCAGGGTGCACCAGTTATTTGGTGGCATCCTTCATTATGGTCTGAGTCTGGCTCACGCCCCGGTCAGCCAATTTTGCCAGTCCGCTGAATCCCACTGTGGAAACAGCGATACCAATAACGATGCCGATAAAAATTTTAATCATTTGATATCCAGGGGTTAAACCAGTGTGAGCATGTGTGCTGGGATTCTCCAGCTGCCGTGCAGTGGAGTATTCACTGATACAAATTTAACAGCAACCTTGGTTACATTTCCAGTGAGGGTTTGGTTGTTGCGGCTATTTGTCCAGCGCACCTGGCTGCCCACATGCAGCGTATTTTTCACATCTCTGACCATGAGGACACGTGCAAACTTGATGCTGGTGATAATATCATTCAGCTGAGTATTGGACAGATTACCGGCAATAATGGTACGTACAATGTCTTCTGATGTCATAAACAACTCCGTTTTATTTAACTTATGATCTAATTCTACATTAAACCAATTAATGGGTCAACTGATGATATGTTGTTTCAGTACAACAGGATCTACTCCTGTGCCACTGGCGATGAGTTCACATTGAATGATTGCTCCCAGATTTGATCTATGTTATTTTCTAAATCGCCAATCACCACTTGCAGTGGGTTGACCAATTCTAGATAATTTTGATATAAATCAGTTGGATCAAATGCCAGTTGTATTTGCACAATGGCAGATTTCAGTTGCATGATGGCCTGTGCTGCATGATGTACCAACATCTTATCAGGATTAGAGAGTTTATTTGTGTGCATTTATAATTCCCTGGGGTTTGGATGATATTATTCTACATTAACACATATTACGGGTCAATCGTGTGCAGCTGATATATACTCTCTAACCCATTCAATCCTGGTACTGGCGGGTATCCATTTTACACGTAGGCTGTTGGCTTTGCCTGGCTCAGCACATATCATAATCCACTCAGTGGCATCACTGAATCCCACCGTGTGCGCATGCCGAACAATTTCTACAATCTTATCGTCTATCTTGGCTATGGTGATCATATGTTGCCCGTTGTTGACATGATAATACAGTATATATTAAATGAATTTATCAGTCAATCAGTGGATCGAGGGCAGGCTAATTTCTTTGCACGGGCCAGTGCAGCAAAGTCCAAAGGCCATTCTTTGCCCACTGCCAACTCATGTGCACCCAGGGGCAGGGGAACGGATACATGCGACAAAGCAATCAGCGACGTGAGTAAAATCCTGCGTTGGGTTAGATCGTTACCCAGTGCGCCCTGGTTGGGAAATATCCATGCAGCATATTCCATGGTGCTCATGTTTATGGCCACCTTCCACAGGCTGTGCGGTACGATCACGCCCGATCCAATGTGGCGGTCAGTTTCAGAATAGATGTTGCCTGCAATGATATCAAAATCCTGCGACAACTGATAACTCCAGGCACCAGTGCTGGTTTCCAACAGTTTCCAGGCGCCGCGATTCACTGCTGGAGTTTGTGGGCTCATGTTGGTCATGATGAAACTTTCGTGTTCTACACTGGGACTCCAACTCTGGTGATTGTTATTGGCCAGGTGTCCCTGATCATAGCCTGATCCTGCATAGTCTGCGGGGGTGCTACTGTTGGGTACACTCTGATCAGTGCTAAACGCATTACTGCGTGGCTCACAGCCCAGTATATGTTTGGGAGTCAATCGCCAGGCTACCCAAGCTGGAATTTTTGCATGGGTATCAAACATGCTGTAGTAGCCCTCACGACAAATGCCCGTGGTCATTGGATTTGCAGCCACTGGTGTACCATATGGTACGTGTACTGCACAACTGGCCACTGGCAGTGGCTGGGCTTG